TGAATAGCTATCTGTTACTAGAGCTAATAATTTAGTACTAGCTACTGATTAGAAAGATTTAATATAGGAACTTGAGACAATGAAGACTAATGCAAAACTTATTATAGATTCTGTAGATACATAGAAAACAATATTACAAAAGGCAGATAAGCTTCTTCTAGAACTCAACCCAGTATTAAAAGAAAAATAGCAAAATGAATAGAGATTTAGTAAAATTGAAGATTCTCTTTCTTAGATAGCTAAACTAATGGAGAAGTAGCAAGAAACTATTAATAATTTTATAAATGATAAAAGTTTTAGTAAAAAGAATTGCTAAAAAACCTAATTACACCATTGGTAAGTTATTTATCAATGGTGTTTTTTTTGCAAATACATTAGAGGACACTGACAGAGGTTTAACTTAGAATATGTCAGAAGATGAGATTAAAAAGAAAAAGATCTATGGCTAGACTGCTATACCTACTGGTACTTATAAAGTAGATATGAATACAGTAAGTCCAAAATTTAAAAATCGTAGTTGGGCTAAGCCTTACGATGGTAAATTACCACGTTTAGTTAATGTTCCTGGTTTTAATGGAGTACTTACACATCCAGGAAATCAACCATCAGATACATTAGGCTGTTTATTAGTTGGAAAGAATGATGTAGTGGGTAAAGTAACTAATTCTGTACATTATTTTAATAAAATTATGACAGAATTACTAAAAGATCCTAACAACATAACAATAACAATAGAATAATATGGAAAAATTCTTTGGAAGAACTTATGAAACAGTTGGTAATGTTAGTGGAGATTTATTATTAAAAACTAGAGGAGGAATAAAAGTTTAGATAGGTTCTAGTTTTATAGACCTAGTAAAAAATGGGAAAATAAATGTTGATATTGATATTATTAAAGAAGCTTCTTCTAAAGATAATATTATTGATAATGGTTTATATTTAGTTAAAGATGTTTTATATGTAAAGTATTAGGATACTGTATTACCATTAAATAGTAGTACTGGAGAGAATCAAGTGTCTTATTTACCTTAGTTAAATATTACTTAGGAGTAGCAAATATAGGCACAAAAAAATATTGGCATATATTATGATACTTTGGAAGAGGCTTAGCAGAATGTGAGTGATGGATATGTATATATAAAAGAAAAAGGATTATACGTTATATAGTCGTCTATACCTATGTAGATTATAAATAGCAACTAGTTTTCTTCTTTAAGTATAGGTTTAGATTAGTATACTGAAAGTATAACTAATTATTCTAAAAATCATTACTTTAAAATTAATAATACAAAATTACTTAACTTATCAGAAAATTCAATATCATGTGAAAGACCTTTATACATAAATGAATTACAAGATATTAATAACTCTTTTTATATTACTAGTTCTGGAGGTAAGTCTACTTTAAAAATAAATAATATAGTTGCTGATACTATTAGTGCCAGTAGTTCCAATAATTTAGATAATTTATAGTATCATTATAATTATAATAATATTATAACAGATGTTATAGATAACTTTACAAATATAGAGGATTCTACAGGCCCAAATAATGTAAATGACTCTACAGACTCTGAAAATCTTTATACTTTATATTTAAAGTATTCTATAAATAATTATAAAGTAGGAGATTATTTGTACTTTAATATTTATGATAATGATTCTTCTTAGAATGAAGAATATTTAGTTACTATAGTAGAACTTTCAGGAACTTCTATTAAAGTATAGTGTGATAAAGATATTCCAACACTAACTTATTAGCCAATTTGTTACTATAAATATAAAGATCCTACTATTTATGGATTTACTACAGACTATAAAAAGTTTGTATATAGTAATAATACCTATTCAGTAATAATAGGAGATATAACTGAAAAATATAGTAGTGACTCTTTAACAAATGGGTTTTATTCTGATTGTGCGATAACAAAAAATCAAATTTTAATAACTCCAAATCTAGATAATCCAAATTTAATAAATACAGTATTTAAAAAATCTGATAATTTTCCTAGACTAGAAGAAGGATGGGAATTACCTAAAGAAGATAATTCTCAAAATTTAGCTACTACTAAGTGGGTAAATTCTAACAGGTATGCTTTATCTATAGCAACCTCTAGTACTTTAGGAGGAATTATGGTAGGTAATGGTTTATCTATTACTAACACCGGAGTGTTATCTGTAGTGGATAATTGGACTTATACTTTAAATACTATTTCCAGTAATGTGGGTACAAATACAAGTGATATTACTATATTAAAATCTTAGGTAGCTAACTTACAAAAAGCAGTGAAAGATTTATAGGATAAATTAAAATCTTCAACTGAGTAATTTTGTTATTTTGACTTTTATTTTTTTTAACATAGTATAATATTATTAAATAATATACAATATGGCAATAGGAATTAATGATTTAAATGACGATTTGATGGATGATGTACTGATTCCTAATAATTAGGACCCAGACAATGACTCTAATCAAGATAATAATGTCCTTAACAATGATAATGATGAGGACAAACATTAGGAAGATGAAGACGTAATCACTGCGTTACTTAAAGAACAAAACATTACTGACCGAGATAAAATTTAGTACGAAGATGAAAATGGACAGATTCAAGAATTACCTTTTGATTCTCTGCCATTAGAAGATTAGTTGAATATTTTAAAAGGAACTCGTGAAGATACTCATAATGATTCTGACGATCTTGACGAGGACGAGATACAATTAATCAATTATCTTCGTAATAACAATTTAACAACTTAGCAATATGCTGATTATATTGCTTAGGAAGCAATTAGAAATTATCAGTAGGAATAGCCAGTCTCTTATAAAGTAGATGAACTTTCTGATGATGACTTGTACTTACTCGATTTAAAGAGTCGAGTTCCAGATGTTGATGATGAGACAGCCGCTGCTGCTCTAGATTCTGCTAAACAAAACGAAAGTTTATTCTCTAAATAGGTAGAAGGTATTCGTTCAGAATATCAACAAAAAGAGAAAGAATTGGCAGAACAAGAGTAGGCTCAAAAATAGGCTCAAGATTCTGAGCAACTTTAGTAGTTTCAAGAAGCTATTATTGGTTCCATAAATAACCTAGATTAGGGTAATGACTTTGCATTTAATCTATCAAATGCTGATAAGTAGGAGTTATATAATTTTATGTTTTAGTAGGATGCTACTGGTATGAGCTATCTTAATAAAGCAATTAACGACCCACAAACTCTTACTAAAATGTCTTGGTATGCTCTTTACGGAGACGAAGCTATTGATAATATGCGGAATTACTATGAGCATTAGATAACAGAAATTCGCCGTACTTCTTATGCCAAAGGCTTAGAAGATGGTAAAAGTGGTAAGAAGACCGTAATATTCGGCCCTAAGGAAACAAGGAAGACTGGATTGGTCTCTAAACCTAATAAATATAAAAATATTTACGATTTACAAGATTAATTAAATTATGTTAGTTGCAAATTTTACTACACAAGTCCCTACTATGGGTAATACTAGAACATATGAAGATTTTTATAAGTTCTTAGGTGTAAAACCTGCTCGTTTGGGAATTGTTGCAAATCTCTATCCTTAGAACACTGCTGAGTATTTAACTACTTCACTTAAAAATGTTATTTATAATAACACTAAGAGTGGTAACAAGTTCCAGCGTTTGAACTCATTAATGTATGAATATGAGATTCAAACTAATCAAATTAAACGTATTGAATTCGCTGCCGTACCTACAGAAGATGGTGCTAATGGCGCAGAAATTACTTTCGCCTTTAAAGAAAATTACTATCAAAAGTATGACATCTTTATGATTGAAGAGTCTAGACAGCAAGTTATTTGTATTACTAGACCACAGAGACGTGCTGATAATTATTGGGAAATTCAAGGACGTTTGATTGATGATGATTACAGCTCAGTACTTGATAAGGATGCTTGTCAGATTGGTATGTTGACAAGATTCTAGAGTAACTCAATGCCAGAAATGCATGAAGAAGGTTACTGCAAATATCAGAGCAATATTTCACGTTTCCGTGGATACATTACTCAGTTCCGTAACGATGAGACCTACTCAGCATTATATGCTGCTATGGAAGATACTTTTGTAAATATCTCTCAAGGTAAGGGTAATGGAGCTATGCAGGAGACTGTTTATAAGATGGACAAGAAGGAAAAAGTTCTGCTTGAGAACTTTATGTTCGTTAAGAACAACGGTTTACTGTTTAATAAGAGTTCTATTGATAAGAATGGTAAGTCTACAATTCAAGACCCAACAACTGGTAGACCTATTTATATTGGTCCTGGCTTGATTCCACAAATTGAAGCTTATGCTGATAAGTATGCTTATAATAAGATGACAGTAGATGTTCTTAACACTATTGTTACTACAATGGCATAGAAAGCTAATAATCCTAAAGGAAATAAGTGGGTATTTGTTATGAATGAAAAAGCTGATGCCGATATTACTACAACTTTGGGAGAATACCTTCAAAGCTTCCATACAGATGGAACATTCTTATATTCTATGAAGGCTAATGGTGAAGTAGAAGTTGGTGCTAAGGGCTATACTTCTTACAATTATCTTGGTAACACATTAGTCTTTACTGTTGATAGAGCTTTCTCTCGTGAATATGGTAACGAGAAAGGATTTATTGCTTGTATTGATTTAAGCCCAGATGATTCTACTGGTAAGCCAGGTGTAGCACAATTCACTTTCAAGAATGGTGAATTCATTCAGAATAAAGTGCTTGGTGTAGGTGGCGCAGATGGTTTATCTTCTGGAGAAGTTTCTAGTGCTATTGCTGCTAGTAAACTTATTGTTTGGGGTTATGGAGGTATTGGTGTATTTAACCCATACAAATCCTTCATTGCTCGCGAAGTTTAATAATAAAGACTACGTTAGTTTTACTATAAATATAGTAAACAACAATTATTAAGATAAAAGTAGGCAGAGTAGTCTGTCTACTTATATTTTGTATTTGATAATAAGAATTAATATGACATAGGAATATAATGATAATATTGTAATTTTACGTAGTGTTTATAGTAAAGTAGGTTCTAATATTACTATAAATCCATGTAGAGATAAAGAAACAGGTTCTTTCCCTAGCTGCGTAAGAAGAGTGGATGATAGAGGAAATATGATTCTATCAGAATCTGATAAGGAGAATTTGAGTGCTGAAAAGGTTTATTTAGTAGCTGAAAATGCTAAAATTAAAATTTATGATGGCATTCAATTCAATCTTGAAAATATGAAAGATGCAGCTTTATGGGAATGTATTAAAAATTGTTCATATATTGCTCCTGACCGTTACGCTAAAGATGCTAATGGTAACTATTTAATTGATGGTACAATGGGATGGAAGAATCCTCATCCACGTTACGGTTTGGCAGAATATTATATTGAACATCCTGGACTTGATTCTGTACGTAGAGTTAAGAGGACAGAGACCTTGTCTAAGGCATTGAAATATATTATTGATGATAGTAGAGAAGGTCAAATTACTAGAGCTAAAGTTCTTGGTAAGAAGATGGATAATGTACCTAGTGCAGATATTACAGACTTCTTGATTCAAATTGCTATGAAGAATCCTGCTAAGATTATTGGTCTTTACGAAGATGCCCGTTCTAAGTTGCGTATTCTTTTAATTGACGCTCGTGAAAAGAATGTTATTATTGTAAAGGATAATTTACTTTGCTTCAATGATAATTATTTAGGTGCTACAGATGATGCAGCTATTAATTGGTTGTCAGACCCTGATAATGCTAAGTTAAAGGGATTAATTATGAGAGCCACTTATCCACAATTATATGTACAAGCTGATAACATTATAACTCCTAAAGACACAAAAGATACAAAAGATACTAAGAAAACTAAATAATAAAATTTAGTTATGACTGCAAGACAAATACTTGAATCTTGTTTAATTGAATTATCTAAATAGCACGTTCCTAGCATGCGTTTAGATGAGTTCAATTATTATATAAATAAAGCTGTTAACCAATACATAAATAAACGTTATAATATTTATGATATTAATCAGCAAACTACTGATGATTTAAGAGTATTAAAAGCTACAGCAGTTCTTACTCCTAGAGCCTCTGACATATATACTACAGCAGGTATTACTGAAGTTTAGAGTGATGCTTTATATTCAAATGCTAAAAATCCTTATGGAGCAGTGTTTGAAGTAAATCTTCCAGATGATTATCTGCATATGCTTAATTGCATTTGTATATATACTTTAAAAAAGTAGCATAAATGTTGGAATGCTAATTCTGATGTGGCTTTTGCTGCTAAAAGACTTACTTCTGATAGCTGGTCTACAATTATGAATGACTTTTATAATAGACCTCTTCCTTGGAGACCTTATTATTACATTCATAATGTAAATACTTCTGATAAGCTTCCTACAAATCCTTATACAGCTCCTGAGGATAAAGGACTTGGCACTGGAACAGATAGTTCTAAGAAATAGGATTCAACTGAAGGAGTAGCTAACTTTACTAGAACTATTAAAATTGGAACTGCTGATTAGTCAGTGGTAGAGAAAAATGCACCATTTAGATATGGTAATAGTTCTACTGTTAGATGTGAAATCAGATATGGTCATGATACTTCAGTGTTTACATTAACAAAAGTAGCAGTTGATTATATTAAAGCTCCGTAGTTTGTTAGATTAACACAAGAGCAAATGGATTTAACAGAGGATACTTCACAAATTATGGAGTTTCCAGATTATGTATGTCAAGAGATAGTAAACGAGCTGGTACATTTAGTTATGGAACACGACGGTGATCCTAGATTACAATCAAATATACCTATTTCACAATCTATTGCTTAGCCAGCTCAACAATAGGAATAGCCTCAATAGGCTCGTAGACAATAATTAAATTAATTTAAATTATGTTTTAGTTTACAACAACTACTGTAATTAACAGTACTAAGGATTATACAAATCCAAGTATGGACCTTTTTAAAGGAGACTCTAAGTACTTCGATGTAAAAAGAGTAAATAGATTTAAAGTAAAGAATATTCGTTCTGTTTACAAACAAGACCCAGTAGCTCAATCTAATGCTAAAGCTACTATAGATATGGCTAAAGTAAAAGAAACCCTTACTGCTAATAAAGCTACTAAAGGTACTTTCAGAGTAGAGATTTATGTACACTTAGCACAAAGTAATAATAACCCATTGTATTCTAATACTTGGGTTGTTAAAGGTCGTCCTTGGACTTTTGAGTTCTCAGCAACCTCTACTGAAGAAGCCGGAAATATCGTAGATAAGGTAATCAAAATGATTACTAAGTTTAAGTTGTTTACAATGGATACTGAACAGCTTAAAGCTACTAAAGAAGGTACTAAGTTGGTATTGACAGCACAGGATCCTTATCAGATTTTCTCTAAGGTAGAACTTCAATACTTTGATCCTAGTATTGGTACTACTACAGGATGCTGCACTCCTAGAGGTGAATATGCTTCAGTTGAAAACTATGGAGTAACTGATGTAGTTACTATTACTCCTGGTAATGAAGGCTTTGGAACATTCGAGTGGATTATGCGTAATCTCAGACTCCCAACTGCTGAGCAGACTAGATGGAACGCTCTTTATCAGGATGATAGACCTATGGTAGGTGCTACTTATACTCAATATACTTTAGAATACTGTGAGAATAGAGGTATTCTCGGTGGAGACGCCGTTGGCGAGGAAACTAAGAGTGTTACTACTCACGTATTCTTTGTAAATCAGGCTGTTAAGACTTAGTTTGAAGCAGCTCTTACAGCCGCTGGTATTACACCATTGGCTCCTACAGAAGATGCCGCAGAAGTTGATGCTGCTGTAAAAGCTAATCAAGTAGCAGCTGATTTAACCGCATTTAAGGCAGAAGTAGAAAAAACTTATGCTAAAAAAGTTGGTGATTAATTTTAACTAATTAAATAAGAGGCGAAGGCAGTATTGCCTCCGCCTTTTTTATTATATATGATAATGAACAATGTATACTGGGATAATTTATAAATACACTAGCCCTTCTAATAAAGTATATGTAGGGCAGACTATTAATGAATATAATAGAAAAAATGCTTTTAAAAATATAAAGCATTTATATGCAGGTGGTAAAATTGATAAAGCTAGATTAAAATATGGTCCTGATAATTTTCAATATGAAGTTTTAGAAACTATTGAGAAAAATTCTAAAAAAGAATTATTAGAAACTTTAAATAATTTAGAAGTGTAGTATATTACTAAATATGATTCTTTTAAAAGTGGATATAATTCTACTCCTGGAGGACAATACCTTTATGAGTATACTTCAATAGATAAATAGAAAATATCAGATTCTAAAGTAAAAGCAGTGGTACAATATAGTTTAGAAGGGGATTATATAGCTACTTATAAATCTTCTAAATAGGCTTAGAAATTTGTAGGAATAAACTATTCTTCTATAACTAAGTGTTGCTCGGGAAAATATACTCATGGGGGAGATTTTCTTTGGAAGTATCTAGAAGATTTTGAAGAAGGTATCCCTTAGCTAAAAATTACAGGTTTACCTGAAGATAAAATAAATACTATAAAAAGTGCTTAGCAATGTATGAATACTACAGATTCAAAAACTTATAAAAAAGTTATATAGTATTCTATAAAAGGCGATTTTATATAGATATTTGATAGTTTAACAAATGCTGCCAAATCTGTAGGATTAACTAATACTACTAGTATTACCTAGAGTTGCTCTTCTGGAAGTTGCTCCAAAGGATATTTTTGGAGATATTATACTGAAAATTATCCTAAAAATATAGATGTAAAAGTATCTAAACATTGTTTAGCTACTATAAAGCATAAAAATATTTATTAGTATACTTTAGATAAACATTTAGTAAACACTTATCATTCTTATAAAGAAGCAGCTGAATCTGTTAAGGCCCATAGCAGTGGTATTAGTTTATGCTGCAGGGGTTTACAAAAAACTTGTAAAGGATATTTATGGGAGGAAGATTATGATATTGGATAAATTAGTTTCAGCGATACATAATGATGTTGTTGCAGGATTGCGAGGTTATCATACTAATATGTCAATGTCTAGAGAGTAGACAGCCGATGATATAGTAGATATGAGACTTTAGGTAATAAAAGAGTATAGTTTAAAAGGAATATTACCTTATAAAGATTTACTTACTGAAATAAATTGCATTCCTGTAGATTGTAAAAATATAGAGAATTGTAGATGTAAAAAAGAATTTGGAACTCCTACTATGCATTTTGAAATACCTTAGTTATTAAATGACTATGGAGCATAGGCTATACAATATATAGGTTCTACAGATAAGTAGTTGCCATTCTTATGGTATACTTCTTTACCTTCATTTACTTATAGTAAATATAGAAGACGTAAAGTTACTAAGCCTATAGTTTTTATAGACACTGCTCCAAATGAGAATGGTATGTATGATTGCTGGGTATTTAATGCCCCATTATTAAAAGAAGTTTCTGTTATAGCTATATTTAAAGATCCTAGACAACTTGAAAGATATAGTTGCTGTTCTTCTGAAACATTAGAAGATGATAATTTTAATTTTATTAATAATGAAATTAAATAGAGATTAACAAAATTAAAATTATACTATTATAGACAAGTTGCTCCACCAAACTTACCAAATAATCAAGAATATGCAGCTGGTTGATTTTCATTATCCATTAGTTCTTTTATAGTAGATGTATGGCATAGAATTAACTGAAGAAGATTACGAAGAGTTAGCTTTAGTATGTTTTGAAACTATTGGAAATAAAAGAACTAGAGTTTATAAATATATAGGAAATATAGATTGTAATAATACTCTACCTCTTCCATGTAATTGTTATGAAGATGATATTGAAGCAGTATTATTCCCAGGAGAGGATTGGAATAGAACTACTAATAAAGATTCTTTTGGAGATTTAAATTCTTATTGGACTGAAGAATATATTGAAGCTTTTAAACATAATACTAATATATTATATGGATATGGACATTTTGCTAAATTTTAGTACTGGGATCATGCCTTACATTTTGAAGATGCCGTAGGAATGCCTGTACTAGTAATATATCATGGAGAAATATTAGATGATAATGGACTTCCTGAATTAACTAATGATGAAGCAATAGCAATAGCTGATTATTGTGCATATTGGACATTATTTAAACGTTCTATAAGCACTAATAATCCTAATATAATGCAAATGGCTTAGTAGATAGAACTTAAGTTAAATAAACACTTAGATGCTGCAAGAGTGCCTAGTCATATTAATCAAAATGAGATAAATGAGATACTAGATGCCAAAGTAAGTTGGCATCGACACAGCTACAACAAATCAACTAAAAGACAATGAATTATGCTTTAGGTTATGCTTTTACTTTAAGAGATTTATATACTAAATTTCCATTTTAGAAATTAAAATTTAATGGATGTTCTTTTGAAAATATATTTAAAACAGCTGATATGTGTATTATATGTTCTAGAATATTATGTTATTGTGTGTAGTTAGTAATAACTGATATTATAAGAAATAATACTACATTTGTATTACCTACTGGGAAAAAGTATGCTGAAATATATGTAAGAAGAACTTCTCAAGAAGAATTTAAATGTAGAAGATAGAAAGGTGGAGATTAGGATATTGATTTCTTAGAAACTAACTTTACTACTTATAAATTATCTTTTAGATGGATGGGAAAATACTTAATGAGATCTAAACCTTGTTATATAGGAACTTCTTTAAGAGATGAATTTATAAATAATATAAACAATGGTGTAAAATACTGTTAATGCAAGTAAAAACTTTAGATGATTATTATGAATAGGTTTATGCTAAATTTCCTTTCATTCCTCATTCTGATATATAGAGGATACTAAAATATGGATGGAGATATATTTATATAATTAATAGTAGAGGTGGAGATATACTAATTAATCGTCATGATTTTTGGTTTTATATGGGCAAAATATGTACCAATCCTCTACAACATTTTTATAAATATTATAAGAAATTAGCATTTAAGATAAGAATGTTAAGTATCTGGAATAAAAAGAAATATGATGGCTATTATTATTTTGGTATAACCAAATAGTAGTATGAGAAAATAGAATAGTCTAAAAACTCTAGAGGAAGACCTAAGACTAAGTTTAATTATGGAAATGTAATACTTTATAAATATTTTGAGGAATGCAAAGTGGCACAACCTTCTAAATCCTATTTTTATAAAATTCCTTACCCTTTAGATGTTGGTAGTACTAGATACAGAGCTAACTTTATAAGTAAAGATGCTACACTGATATATCAAAGAAATCCTTTAAAATTTGAAAATTTATCAGTTACTAATACTAAATATGAATTTGTAAATGCAAGCACAAAATACATTCAACGAAGGGATGGTATTAGATAATCATCCATTAATGACTCCTAATACGGTGTTAACAGATGCTTTAAATGCTACTTTAGTTACTATGAATGGTAATGAAATGGTATTACAAAATGATATGGGTAATGCTAGAGTAGAAAATGCTAAATTACCTCCAGGATATATTCCTATCGGAATGAAGGAATATGGAGGAATTATTTATATAGCTTGTTATAATCCTCTAACAAACAAAGGTTAGATAGGTTGTTTCCCCTCCCCTTAGAGATAGAAAACTGCTACACAAATATCAGAAATAACTCCAACTTTTAAATTCCCGGATGTTACTTATATAAAAGAAGAAAATGATGAAGAATGGTATAAAATCAATAGTCTTTTAACTAAATGTGAAATATTCCCTAAAGGAACTATTATTAGATCCGGGGATAAATTCTCTGTAGGTTTACCTATATCTAGTATGTTTGGTACAGATAATATCGATTCTACTGGAGAAAATTTTATATCTAATTATGATAATGTAGAAAATGGATTAGTAAAAACTCCAATGAATAGAATGTATACTTTTGGAGTAGCTACTTTAGATAATAATGGGCAATTACGTGATATTACTAATCAATTAAAACGTTATAAAGGAGGACAATAGGTTTAGTTTTCTAATATTGATTCTGATTTATATAAATTTAATTGTGGATATTGGTAGAATGAAATGTCTACAGAAGACAAGGATGGATTAGTATCTTCTGAATTAATGGATTAGACAAATGTTTAGAGTAAATTAAATACCTATAATAGTAAACTATTTGGTAGACTATTTTTGTATGCTAAATATAATACAGTATAGAGCATTGAAGTTAGTGTAATTGGCTATAAAAAATTAGATGATAACAACACTATCAATAATCCTATATATACAGGACATACAGATAGTGATTATTCTGATGTTGAATTACCTTTAATATAGAATTAGAAATATTTATAGATAGATTCTAAAATATTATTATTAATTTATGTAAATTACAAATATAACTGTCCTGATGGATCTAAATCTTTAAATTCTAAAAATTTAGTAGAACCTTTAGAGGGTTATAAGTATTATTTTGATAAAAGTAACCAAAATATTATTAGGGGTATTCAATTTATTATAAATAACAATTCAATTTATAATTTACCATTCTCAATTCCTAACGACTATAATAAAAATTATAATTTAGGATATGGGTATCCTTTATATGATAAAATTACTAATATTTATTCATTTTCCCAAGTGTATACTTTACCATTAAATACTACTGATAAAATTTCTTGGACAGCTTATCCAGTAACTTATTTTTATGATAATGGTTTAAAGTTTGGAGAAATTCCTGATGAAAGTGTTTCTGGAGAATTGAATCCAGATAACATAAACTCTGGAAAAATGGAATTAAATGCCTGGAGATATTATGTAAATAATGATAGAGTATTATTAACTTGGGGATTTGAGTCTTATCCTAGAGAAAATGATGTAATCTCTGAAGTTTCATTTTCTTTTTATGACGTAGCTTATAATACTTTAAAATGGAAATTCTTCACTAAAGAAAGAGTAAGTTATAATGGAGAATTTAATGAGAATTTTGATATCTCTAATTTTATTAGTGATAGTTCTAACTATAATACTTCTGTTATACCTAATAAATTATTTTATGTGGATATTTCATGGAAGTATAATTCTCAGAAAAGGCATACTTACAGATGGATGCTTATAACTGGATTATACAACCCATCATATTATGGAAATTCTGAATATCCAACGATTAAAGATTATGATTCTTTTTTAGATTGTTACTATACATTAGATAATACAAATTATATATACAATTCTAAGGCTTAGCCTGAATACTTTCCAGTATACACAGAAACTAACGTTAGTGTAGTTGATGAACAAAATACACCTATTATTGCTGAAATAATATCTGATAAAAAAGATTATAAAGGTTGGAAAGAAGCTAAAAAGTAGGATGATATAAAAGATAAATTAAGAATACCTAGTAATTATTTTAATTATAATATATCTTATAGTTTTAGTAATACCCAAATAAGTAATATTCCAGAATTAGTTTAGAAAGGCGATAGAATATTTACTAATACTGATGATAAAATTCATGAGTTGACTTAGGGTTATAACTTTAAAGATACTTCAGTAAGAGCTAATATTGACTATTTAGTAAGTCAAGATTATCCTATTAATATAAATGTGGAATCTAGTATGATAGATACAGATTCTACACATGCTGATGTGAAATCAAATACTATAAAGATTGATAGTGCCGAATCCTCTGTAAATTCTAATATAATTACTTCTACAATTACAGGAACAGCTTAGACGACTTATAAAGCTAAATTAGGAAAATCTAAAATAACTAAATTATCTCCACTAAGTTAGCATAAAAGTTTTCAAGATTTATTAATTTCGGATGGTCAATATCATATATCAAATTCTTATTCTATATATAGTAGAACTGAAACTACAGGTTATGACAATCTTGAGATATTAATTGGAGAAATTAAAGATTATGAATCTGTTGGAAACTATACAGGCTTAGTCGGAGCATAGTGTAAACATCACGATAATTATGTTTCAATTATTTGTAATTGGTCATAGTATAGTTGGTTTGGAACAACTAAAAACACTTATGGAGTAAAATTACCTGATACAATTATAAATACTTTAGATTATAGTAATAAAAATGTTATAGCTATATGTGGTTTAGATAGAAAATATGACTCTAGTTGGTAGGGATCAAATGGTTAGTATTTAAAAAAATTAAGATCCAAAGATGGGTACTACATACCTGAAACTGCATCACCAGGAGTTTACCCATATAGTCCAGTACTTCTTATAAAGGATATTACATAGGGATATGCTTTAATTAATTTATTTGGAACTAATGGGTCTTATACTAATGCAAGTGGTGATGTAAATCCTCCTGATAAATATAAATATAAAGATAAAACTAATGAAAATTTAAAAGTAATTTTTGACGCTTTAAGTGATTATTTTGTATCTTTAAGTGACGAATCCATAGTATTTATTCCTAATAGAGATATTGAAAGTGATGGGTCAATCACAGCTACTATCACTGTAAATTTATCTTTAAAATTTAAAGATAAATCTATTGATGCTAATTTTAATAAATACATATAGGATACGTTTAAGAACGATAGATTATCAGCTTTAGCTAAAACAAATATCTTCGTAAAAGATAGTAGTACTATGGAAATACCTATTATAGAAATACCTGATATAAAATAGGATATTTTAGATTTACAAAATAATACTTCAGTATGTATAATAAATGGAGACTAGATATATACTCAAACATCTTCAGGACAATCTCTTATACTTGGAAAAGTTTATAGATTAGATGCGGGCAAAATTTATCAAGACTCTAATTTTATTATGAGAGATGGTTAGATTTATGCTAATAGTATTTCTAATAACTTACCTAAACCTTTATATGGATATTGTTCTCGTGTAAATGATGATGAAACTGCAACTTTTACATTTGAAGGAATCCCATATATTAATCTTATTCGTACTCCATTAAATTCTCAAAAATTAGTATAATGAATATTACTATCAAACCTTTTTTATATCAATTAAGTAACAAAGGTTATATGGCATGGGAGTATAATCCATTCCATAATTTTAGAATTACTGATACTAAAACTACTAGTAATAATAAAGTATTAATATATAATATAAAAAATTAGTTTAATATTAGTATTAATACATTAAAGTTTAAATTAGTAAGGGCTAGTAACCAAATAGTCTATGATTTAAACTTTCATACCAAGGAAGATTTAAATTGTTAGAATATATCAGACACTTCTCAAATACATACAATAGAATCTGTTCCATGTATGAAATACACCTATTGTTATTTAGATAACACAGGAAATATAAATGAATAGATATATATTACTGAGGAAGTATTTTTTAATATAGATACTTGTTAGTATTCATTTCCTAACAGATATATTTTTAATTCCGATTCTTATATACAATCAGATGCTTCTTAGGTATTACCTACTAATGTTAATTCTATAAGTGATTTATATAATTGTAAATTCAATATAAACAAACAACATAAAGTAGATTCTAATATTTTATATACTTAGATAGATTCCGAAGAATCTAATAATATAGAAGCTGGAAGTATTGTAGACTTAGATACTCCTTTATTAAATTTTGACTTAGAACATCCAGTTACTATAGATATATAGCCATCTTATGATGGTACTGTAAATGTTATTTTTAATGATAATAAAAATGTTCCGAGATTAATTAATTCTAGATTTTCTACTACAGAATTAAATACTTATGAATTAGTTGATAGAGTTGGAGATAATGATACTAATATTTATGATTAGGATTCCTTTGATTTAGACTCTTCTTTATATAAACGAATAAATAGTATTCCTACAGTTAAGTTTATAGGAGTAAATTCTTCAGGATAGTTGAAAGTTGGTAACTATAACTTTTATTTTAAATACTCTGACGCAGATGGTAATGAAACTGACTTTGTTGCTGATTCTGGAGTAGTAGCAATATTTAAAGGTAATGATTGTGATCCATTCTCTATTGATGGGGGAATTAGTGATGAAAATGCTTTTAAAGCAGTATCATTTCAGTTAAATAATATAGATTATAGTTATAACTATATAACAGTTTACTATACTAGAAATACTGGAGATAGCTATTAGACTAGAAGTATTAAAGCTTATAAAATAAATGATAAGTATATAGTTAAACATTAGATTTGTACTATTAATGTAACTGGTTTAGAAGATTCTACTGAAATACCTATTTCAGAAATTAATAATTAGTTCTTTTAGGCTAGTAAAGCTAAAACTAGTGCTCAATGCCAGAATAGATTATTTTTAGGTAATGTAGCTAAACCAGATATTTCATATAAAGATTTAACAGATTTAAGTTTACGAATGCTTCCTACTTTAGAGAAACAGGATTCTAAAAATATAATAGGGTAGGTAGATTACAATTACCAAGATGATAGTAGTATTACTAATAGTTATGAATATTATAATACTAAAAATATATACTATAACGTAGGCTATTGGGACAATGAAATATATAGACTTGGAGTAGTATATATAATGTCAGATAACTCTTTATCAGAAGTATTTAATATTAGAGGCGGTAATAATATTTATGATATTAGTAATTACACTACTGCAAGTAATTCTGAAATAAATCCTGAAAATTTATATGATGATACTGGGCAAAGATAGTATATAACTATTGACGAGGATACAAATTGTATACACGGAGGAAAAGATCTAGAAAATGCTAAAGGAGTTGTAAAATTTAAATCTATAAATGAGAATAATACCGATGAATATTTATACTTTATAAAAGTTTTAGTACCTACAGTAGTACTTAAATATTTAAAAGATACTTATGATATCAAAGGATTGTTCTTTGTAAGATAGAAAAGAAATCCAACATTATTAGCTTAGGCTTTTACTATGCCTTATGATTAGGAAGCCCAATGCCCGGCTATCAAAGCTGAAAATGTTTATATAGAGTCTTTTTTAAATTAGCAAACGCCACAATCTCTTAGACCTTCAAGTTTAGCAGATTTTTTGAAAAAAACTATAAATAACAATTATTCCAGAAAATTATCTAATGAATATGATAAACATTTATATTTAACTAATAATTATAATAGCTCTTCTAATATATTAACTGCCATATGTCCTGAATTTATGTTAAATTAGTCTAGATTTAATTCATTATTTACTGGAACTAATTATGTAATAAAAGGTGATAATCATGCTTATGATGATTTATAGTGGAAAACTACTAATCATAGATTATATTATCCTAAAACTGCATCTAATAAACAAAAATCTTTAAAAATTTCTGCTAAGATTATATCTGTAACTGATGATGTGCCTTCAGTAGCTATAGATGAAACTATTTTTAGAAGTAAATTAGGAGATGCTGAAGAGGCATATTAGTTTAGATATATTGAATCTAATAAAAGGTATGATACTAATGCCACAAATTTAGTAAGAGGAATTTATTCTCCTTATATAGGAATAAAATCTAATGGAAATATTTTATATAATTCCATAATAAATATTTATATTCCAGGATATTCTGAATCATAGATGACTAATTATTTCGCCATACGTTATGATGATAATACTGCTTATTACTCCATAGGAGATAGGATTGATATAAACACTGCTATACATGATTGGAGACATTTAGATGATAAAGATAACCCTTATTAGTACACTACTTTAGCTAGAGGAGATTGTTATTTATGTACGTTTACACATAGATTAAATCGTAATTTTGCTGATTCTTCTAATCCTTATAATGATGAGATATTAGATGAAGATACTTGGAGAAATAATTATGATGCCAATAATTCTGAAAAATTATAGAGAATAAATAGAGGAGATGTAAATGCTGTATAGCTTGGTAGTTGGATTACCTTTAAGTTAAGAAGTTCTACTAACTTATCAATACGTTCTATTGATGAGAGTAATATTAATGAAAAAGGTATATTTGGTAGACCTAGAGCTTGGTATCCATATTAGTAGGATTTAATTTCAGGTAATAATAAAATACCAGAATCTTATTTATATAATGATGGTTTAAGGAGTACTTTAAATGAGAAATATTATTTTAATGTTCCTGAAGTACCATATATAAAGAATATTTATTAGAATCGTATTATATATTCTGATATATCAATAAATGATGCTTATAGAAATGGTTATAGAGTATTTAAATCTACTAACTATGTAGACTACACTAAAGAATATGGTTCTATTATAAAATTAGTACCTATGGGATCTAGTCTTATATGTGTATTTGAACATGGTGTGGTACTTTTACCAGTAAATGAGCGAATACAAACTGGAGAAGGAGATGGTGGAGCAATTTTTATTAATACTAAAAATGTTCTTCCTGAAAATCCGTAGATAGTACTTTCAGATATGATAGGTTCTTAGTGGGCTGAGAGCGTCGTGAAAACTCCATATGCAGTATATGGGGTAGATACTGTAGCCAAGAAAATTTGGAGGACTGACGGAAAGAATTTAGAAACAATTTCTGATTTTAAAGTAAACAAATTTTTAGTAGATAATTTATTATTATCTGAACGTGAAACAACCCCTATTATAGGAATTAGAAATGTAAAGACTCATTATAATGCTAATAAAAATGATGTAATGTTTACCTTCTATGATTAGAAATATGGATTTGAAGATAAAGCTTGGAATTTATGTTATAATGAAATTACAAAATCATTTGTAACATTTTATTCATGGTTGCCATCTTATTCTGCCAATATAGATAATATTTTCTTTACCTTTGATAGAAGTGTATCTAAATATATAGCAAAATTAGGATTAAATGATATGATGAGTAATAGCAAAAGTGGTTTAGTTGTTAGTACTAATATCTTACCAGTTAATTCTTTAGAAAATAATATGAATGTAATAATGTCTATAAAAGGTATATATGATAGATATATACCAGAAAATATAGGTTAGACAAAAATTACCTTAGAAATTTTACCTGGACTAAATCATTCTGAGAAGTATGTGCAATTTTAGTATTTTACTCAAGAAGGAGATTCAGTAGTAAGTAAATCATCTATGATATTATCAAATATAAACATTGATTCTAGTGGTAATATTGAAGAAGGAAAAGCTTATATAGAAGTTAAAATATCTGATATATTAGCAGAATGGGATAAACGATAGTCAGAGGAAGAAAAAAATAACGTAGCAACAGATAAACGAGAATATTTAGTTCCTTAGGATATTTCTTAGGCTGGGTTAAGTAGCTATTACAAAATATATAAAATCTTAAATGATAAATTATTAGCTATTAATATAAGAGCTACTTTAGGTACTGAAGAATCAGGTTCTACAAATACCTTTAATAAACCTACTTTAATTAATAGCGGTTATTATGATTTTACTTTGTATTTTACATTCTCAGAGTTTTTCTATAATAAATAGGAGACAGAAGTTACTAAAAAACTTCCAGCATTTTTAACTAATTTTTGGAAACATGGATAGGCTGGCATAATTGATACTCAAGAGCATATTAAACCTTGTTATTGGTATAATAAACAACATCCATTTGAATTTGAATTTGTTGTAAAAGATAATTCTGTAAAATAGAAAATTTGGGATAACTTACAGATTATATCTAATAAAGCTGAACCTGAATCTTTCCATTTTGAAATTAATGGAGATAGCTATGAATTTAGTAAAGATAAACCTAATATGTGGTATAGATAGGAATTAACTAAAAATACTTATCAAAAACTAGGTTCAGATATTACTTATGATCATTTATATAATGATTCTAAAAGAGGAGTAACTCCTTAGTAGTATTTTAAATCTACTATATTCCCATTATATTATAATAGATTAGATTCTGTTAATGAAATAGAAGATTATTATCATTCTATGCGTTCTCCTTCAGATAGGGATTATTCTAGACTTTCAGGTTCTGAAATAGTTAGATATGAGGATTTAAATTAGTATAATATTGCTACTCATGTTAAAAATTTACCTATTCCTAGACATGGAGTAATAAAAGGTAATTCTTATTATTAGGAAGATGAATGGTATATTTAGATACCTTCTATTAATATTGCTCAAAAGAACGAAACTACTTGGAAAGATGGTAAACCACCTATTGTATTAAATTGGATTCCTAACGATTTGGATAAAACTGAAATTAGTGATGAAGATTTACCTAATACTTATAACTTAGGAAATGTAGATACTACAGGATGGACTTATCGTTAGTAGATTCCTATGAAAGATAAATATATAAAAATAAAGATAAGATATACAGGAAATGACTTAGCTATCATTACTGGAATATTAACAACATATAGACTAAGTTATGTATAAAAAAATTAAAAAATTTGAATTAGGGGGAGGTACTGGATAGTCCCTCCCTAATCCTAATTCTTCTTTTAGTCCTAATATTGCCTCTATCACTGCCTAGTAGAATTTATAGTTTAGTACTTCTGATATAGGTTCAATGGCTAGTAATTAGTTTTCTAACTTTTCTTCTAATATTACTGGCTATAGTAATGTCCCTTAGACAATAACATCAGAGTCTGGATTTACTAGACCTGATATGAAAAACATGAATCTTCAGTAGATGGAAACTTATACAACTCCATCATTTAGGTAGCAATTAGGATCTAATATATAGAATTACGCAACTTCTTATGCTATTAATAAATTAGGAAATTCTATTGGCTTAGAAAGCTCTATTAATGGTCTAACTAGTGGACTTATTAATTCTAATGGAGTTGCTACTAGAATGATTGGTGGAGCAGCTAATTCTGCCTTAAAAAATGTTGCTGTAGGAGCAATTGCAGGTGCTGCAAAAGCTACTGGTAAATCTCTAACTACAGCAGCTATAGGCTCAGGATTGAAAGCAGGAGCTAAAGGAGCTTTATCTTCTATGGGAAGTGCTTCTGGTATTGCAGGATTAGCTAATGCTGGTATTTAGGTTGCATTCGGTAATTAGAGAAAAGCAGGTTGGGAAAATGCAGTAAATACGGTAGGAGGTATAGCTTCTATGATTCCTGGAGTAGGATGGGGATTAGGTGCAGGTTTAGCTGCCTTTAAGCTTATTGGAGGTCTTACAGGAAAGAAAACTATAGCTGCTACTGGTAAAGATTGGCAATCTAGACAAGCTCAAAGTTCTGTAGCAGGAGGTTATAGTGGGGCAATGGAAGATATTGCAGATGCTGAATCTAGAGAAGGTTCTTATAGTGGATGGAATTCAGGTGCTAGAAGAAGAGCTAATAGACTTATTGCCAAAACTAATAATTGGAAAGATACTATGTGGGATTGGGCTCAAAGAAATGATTTAAATGATATTAGAAGTAATCAAATGAATTCTATTAATAATAATTAGTACTAGACTAATATAAGTGGAGGTTATAATTTATCTAACTCAGGTAGAATGTTAGTCGCTAAAGAAGGAACTAAATTATTTGATTCTTATAAATCTATAAAAGAATACACTAAAAGAATAAAGTCAGCAAAACAAGGTTCTAAATTAGTAAAAGAAGAATCTAAGGTAGAAGAACCTATTATAGATAAAGAATTAGAAAGATATTATGATGATCCATTATTCTCTACCAAATCTAAATATAATGATGATTTTCATTAGGGAGGAAGTTGGTCTGAAGATGGTAAAACATTTACTCCTTCTGAATTTTCTTTATTTAATTTCACATAGGAATAGATTGCTGAAGCATTATCTAAAGAATTTCCAGAAGCTTCTTTAAATATTACAGATGAGGTAAGAGCCTTTAAAGAAGGAGGAAAAGTTAATTCTAGAGATATGAATGTTATTCCTGAGGGAGCTTTACATGCTAGATTAAATCATATGGATAATAAAGATTTTACTAAAAAGGGTATTCCAGTTGTTGCTAAAGACGGTGATAAGTTAGAATAGACCGCAGAGATAGAAAGAAACGAGATAATTTTTAATTTATCAGTGACTAATAAACTAGAAGAGCTAATGAAAGATGGTTCTGCAAAAGCTGCATTAGAAGCAGGTAAATTATTAGCTGAAGAAATTCTTCATAATACTATAGATAACACTGGACTAATAAAGGAGGTAGAATAATGGCAGAAATAAATGATAAAGAATCTAACTTAGTAGATATTACTATAGGAGATAAAAAATATAAAGTAGAGATTGCTGATACTCCTGAAAAATAGGAAAAAGGTTTAATGGGTCGAAAATCTTTACCTGAAGATTAGGGGATGTTATTTATATATGATGAACCTCAAGACTTATCTTACTGGATGAAGGATACTCTCATTTCATTAGATATAATTTTTATAGACGATGATATGGAAGTAGTATCAGTTAAATAGGGACAGCCAATGTCCGAAGAGCCTATTACTGAGGATGACGTTCAGTATGTTCTTGAAGTAAATAGTAATTCAGGTATTGAAGAAGGAGATTAGCTAGTAGTAGAAGATTCTGATGATAAAGAATATTCTATGCACGTTCTTTTCCCTGACGGATCCACTCAAATGAATTTAAAAGGAGGAGAACGTATTGTAAGTAGGAGAGAAACTAAAATTCTTATAAAGAAAGCTAAAAAAGCAGAAGCATCTAAGACTGATGGAGCCTATCGAGCACTTGGTCGATACATCTTTAAAGTTTTAAAACGTCAAGATTCTAGAGAACCTGAATATGTGGATAGCCCAAAAGATAAAGATAACACTGATGAATAATTTAACGTTATAATTATATAATAATAGTTTTAGTTATTATTATTTTGTACGAATAAAACTGTGTATATAATTATAAAAATGAAGTTTAATCAATAATTAATTATGGAATATAAGTTTATTAAAAAGTTTTAGGAAGGTGGAGCAATGCCTCCACAAGGTGCACCTCAGGGTGCAGAACAAGGTGCTCCAGAGGAATAGGGCGCTGGTGCAGAACAAGATCCAATGGCTATGTTGTTGCAAGCAGCAGCTTAGGCTTTGTAGAATCAAGATTGTAATATGGCTATGCAAGTGTGTCAGGCTTTGGTACAGATGGCTCAACAAGGTCAAGGTGGTGCTCCAGAAGAAGCAGGTCAGCCAGTATACCGTAAGGGAGGAAGACTTGTACGCAGAATTAAGAAATAATTTAATGTAAAAAATTAATAGGGGAGCATCTTTTGGTGTTCCCCTTTTTTAATTTATGGCAGAAAAGAATATAAAAATTTCGGGAATAGGTGATGTAACTCGTGCAGATTTTGTTAGAGCAATTACTGACCCAGATAAATTTAAAGAATTTGCTGACTAGTAGGGATGGGGTAATAAACGTCGTTAGCTAGCTTGGAATTCTTTACATAACTATGCTCAAGGAGTATAGAATGGTGAAATAAATGAGATAAATGATATGCACTAGATAGTTGATGATACTGGTGCTAGAACTAACAAACAAGAAAAATATAATTGGATAGGAAGTAAGTTTGATGCTAATGGAGCAACTGCTGCTTTTATGAATTAGATAGCTAAAGGTATGCAGACTGCTACTAAACCTACTGATAAGTCCTTAAAGAGTATACCTAGTGTTACTTCATATTTAAATCAATAGTGGTTTGGTAGTAATAATCCTGATTGGGAATTATTTTAGAAAAATGATGCTTTGACAAATGGAGTATATGGCATTGCTAATAGAAGTGCTAAAATAAAAGAAGGATTAACTAAATATAAAAATGAATTAACTACTAATGGCGCTTAGTATAATTGGGATGGAATTGATAAAGATGCTCTTTATAAAAATCTCGATGCTGCTATAGCTTCTTCTAATGTGGCTACTTATGCTCCATTAGGTATTACTTCTGATTATATTAATAATGCTTTAGCTACTAGAGATTTAAGTACTACAGTTTCTGATACTGATAGTACTTAGACATAGACAACAGAGGATGATCCTACTAGAGGATTTTCAGAGGAAGAATTAGCTCGATATAATACTATGACTCCTGAATAGCAATAGTAGTATTTAGCTTAGAGACAGTAGATTATTAATTTAAATAATGAAGAAGCTTTAGCTAAAAATTAGGCAGAAATAGATGCAGCTAGTAAAAGAAGAGAAGATGAAGCTTTTGAGAATTGGTTAAAAACTAACGGTTATTATTCTCCAAAGGCTTAGGCTTCTTCTTATGTTCCTTCTAGATTAGCATAGTCTTCTATGGTAGATTCTAAAGGAAAAAAAATAGAAGGACCTGCTGTTAAAAGCGGTAAAGAATTTGATAAAGCTACTAATATAAATAAATTTAGTGATCAAGAATGGGATAATTTTATACATGGAGATTTAACTTCTGATATTCATGAAGCATATTCTCTAAAAAATGCTGATAGACATACTACTAGTGGTATTGTTCCTATAAAATCTAAATTAGACTGGATCAACTATAATTACGAATGGTTATTAAATACAGGAAAGTTAAATAATATAGGTGATGATGTATCATCTTATGTAGGAGCATCTAAAGGTACTGTATGGAGATTGAAGAACTCTAAAAGAAACTCTGATGGTACCTATATGTATATGCGTAAAAGAGGTAATAACTTAGAGTTTTACAGAAGTAAATCTTGGGGTGATTTACGAAATAATGAATATAAGAAATATATAAGTAAACATTAGTGGGGGGGTATCTTTGGTAATTAGGCAAAATTAAGAGAACAATACTCAAAAGATTTAAAAGCTCGTTAGGACGCTATTAAAGAATAGAAAATTCAATCTTAGCCACAACAAGCTCCTTTTGGTAGGTCTTCAGTAAAAAGTATGGGTAAAAATACTAATACTCTCACTACTGCTGATAAAGTAGCTGTTATAGCAGCAGCTACAGATTTTTTAGCTTCTTTTACTGCTAATCCTATAGCTAATGGTACTGGAACTATCTTAACTACAGGAGCTGATTTGGCTAGTGATATTAGTCATGGAGCATCTTTTGGACAAGCTGCTGGAAATGCTGCTATGAATTTAGGAATGGGCTTAATAGGATTTATTCCTGGATTAGGAACTGTCACTAAAGCTAAAAAATTAAAGAAAATATTATAGGTTTCTTCAGGAGCTATTCAAGCTTATTTTATTGCTAATAACTTTAAAGAAGGAATTAAATCTTTAGATAAACTACGAGATGGCTCTGCTACAGTACAAGATTATAAAAACCTTATTTATGGATTGTAGGGAGCTAAGGGTGCTGTTAGTTCTATGGCAAATACAATTAAGCGTAGAGGAGCAGCTAAAGCAATAAAAGAGTTACCTGATAAATTTAATGCAGGAGAAGCTAGATATACATTTAAAAGTAACGGAAAAGAAACTCAAAGATTAACACAAGCTCAAGTAAAAGAACTTTAGGAAAAAGGTTCTGAAGAAGTTTCTAATGAAATTAAATAGTTACTTAACGGGATAGTTGTAAAACCTTCTAAAACAATAGAAACTAAATTAGGAAGTATTACTTGGACTAAGAAATAGAAACCTATTGAATATCAATACAAACCTAAAGAAGAAATATAGAAATTACTAGATGATTTATAGATATAGTCATAGAAATCTAGCATGTGGAATCCCGGCAGATAGGACTATTTATCTATGACTTCTGAACATAATTGGTCTTTACCTAGTATATCTATAGATCTTGGTAAAAATAGTGTTAAAGAAGTAATTAAAAGAGGTAAACAACTTTCTAAACCAAATATTGTTGAAGGAACTCCTCAGGCTAGTCCAGTTGCTAATAGCCATTCTAAACCTGAAATTACTCCAACAGTTGTTAATCCTGTTGCTATTACTAGAACTCCTCAATATTCATATACCCCAGGTAATATTTAGCCTTCTTTTACCCCATATCTTTCAAAAGGGAAAACTTACTTATTTGAACCTAGTACTAAACCTTAGAGTACCTCTGTTAATAACTTTAATAAACCAATTTAGAGAAATAATAAAAATAATAAGAAAAAATCTAAAAAGAAACGTAAACATTTAGATGGAGGAGTATTATATGACTACGAATTCTTAAAATCTGTTCATGCTTTTAAACAAGGCGGTATTATTAAAGCCCAAAGTGGAATAAAAACTGGAGTAAAAGTAAACCCTAAAACTACTTGGTTTGATGCAGTATGGTCTTAGAATGTAAATCATATATTAAGAGGTTTATCTGATAATAACTATTATACTTGGCTTAATAGTATGTAGGATAAACACGGTGATTTACATAAGAATGCCGGAACTAATTTTTAGACTACACCATATAATGATAAATCTGTAGGAGATTATCAAAATTTATATAAAACTGGATATAATGGAGAGTGGAAGGATAATAATGTAGGATACAATTCTTTAGGTATTATGCACGCTCAAAATTTAGGTAGATATGATTTATATGGCAATACTAAAAGAACTTCTGGAGACTGGAATATTGATGCCAATCACCAATATAAAACAGATAGCTCTTATAGCCAAATAACTGATGATAGACGTTTATTAGGTAGAAAGGGAGATTTTACAGATGAGTAGTTAGCATCTGTAACAGAAGCTTTTAAAAATAAAGGTTATAATTTTGCTTTAGGAAAAAATGATTACTATTATTTATCTCCTATAGAAAAATCTGAATAGAATCAAAATATTCCTAAAAAAGATGGTTCAGTAACTAATCCTGATATTGGTAAAAAATCTATATTTGATAAGGGTAAAGAATACTTGGCTAAATTAACAAGTAATCCAGGTAATCTTTATAACGCAGTTGAGACTGGTAAATATTTATTAGCTAATAAAGCTACTAATGATATATTTAAAATAAAAGCTCCAAATTATGTTATTTCTCCTAAGTATACTAGTTATCAAGTAATGGATAATTTAGCTTAGCAGAATGCTTATCATAATAAAGCTGCTGAAACAGTGAATTAGACTTCTAGACCACTTACTTCTAGTGGTTAGTTGTAGACTGCCGCTTAGCAAGAAAGTATGAATAATGCTAATAAGTTATATTTATAGGGTAACGCTGAGAGAAATACTTGGTTAGAAGGATAGAAGCAGTAGTCTTATAAAGCAGGACTTTACAATATGGAAAGTGCTGTTGATACTGCTAATGCTAATGCTCAATAGGCATATAAAACTAGAATGCTTAATGAGTATCAAGATCCTAGAGATAGGGCTAGAGCACTCGCTACTAATAGACAAAATTGGATTAATGCTTTAGAGAAATTTAATGTTATTGATCCATATGTTGAACGAAAGAATGCTTAGTAGCAATATGGTTTAGCTAAAGCTTAGTGGGATTATCAAAATGATGCTAAGGTTTTATTAGCTCAACAAAAATACTAGTAGTTATTACGCTAGCATTAGAATGATTTGAACTTTAATGCATATGATACTGATGAATATAGAAATTTAATTAATGCATAGAAAGAGGCTGGAGCAAGATATTATAATAATATGTATTAGGTATATGGTATTAGTAATCCTGGATTTAGGTACAAAAAAGGAGGTAAATTTGAAGATATATCAAAGTTTAATACCAAAGAATTTTATAATACTATAAGACATAGTATTAATACTGCTACTAAATAGAGCGGAGATTTAAGTAAACTCATTAATACTTTATTTAAAAAGAGTAATAAGAAATGAATTTAAAAATACAAAAATTTGCAGAAGGGGGAACATCCTCCTCTGCATTTTTTTATTAGCCTTTAGCTATGGCTACGACTGGAGTAGAAGCTGAATCAGACACTGCTAAGTTGATAAAAGCTATGACTGCTGCTAATAAAAAATCATCTAATGATGAGGATAAAGGAAAGATAACAGATAAAGATTTTCTAGGATTATTAAAAGATATAAATGGTCTTCCTAGTGATATCTTAAAACTATATACACAAGCTCAAAACTTTTGGGCTGACCCAACAAATACAGGAGATACTAATTATTCAAACTTTGCTTAGATGTTAACTAGAATATCTTTATAGGCTAAGATAGCTAAGTTTAATAAAGAAGTTTGGGATAAATCTAGAGATACTATGTTTACCAATCATTCAGAAAATGAGATGGCTATTACTGATTAGGGAGGAGTTGTAATACAAACTAGTGATGGAGGAATAGATACTATTTCTGTTGAGAAATGGAAACAAAATCCTTATGTTTATAAAACTCTCACTAATGCAGATATAATGGAATTAAGAGCTTAGAAATTACCAGGAGATAACTCTATTCTTAATATAGTAAATGGTAGTACTAGTGTAGAAGCTATCACTAATAAACTATAGAAGATATTAAGTAATGCTCAATCTAGTAGTGTTTCTTCATATATTAGTACTGATGGTTTTAATACTAAATCTGGATTAACAGTACTTAAAGGGTTATTATAGAGAGGGTTAGATCCAACTACATTAACTATGCCAGGAGTATATAAATATACTACTAAAGAAAACGCTGATTAGGTAGCTAATTTATTACAGTATGCTTGGGCATCTTTATCTACTAAAGAGTAGACCTTACTAACAGCTAGAGCAGGAAAAAATAAAAAAGGAGTAGATTATTTATTAAAATTACTAGCTACTGGCAATACTTCATTTAATACCAATATGGAATATTAGGATTAGTTAAATCCTGATGGCACTAAAAAAGAAACCCCAGATAAATCTAAATCTTCTAAAAGTGATGGAGAAGATGATTATGGAAAAAATGCTGTAGCTAATTAGGCTTATATGATGTAGACTGGTAGAGGAGGAACTCCTCAAACTTATACTTTTTAGCCTACAAATGGTGGAGCATCTATGACTTTATATGGAAGATTCTATGGAGGTTTACAAACTCCTAAAGGAGAAATAGTAGGAGAATCTTCTTTGTCTAAGTTACTTTAGACTACTGGAATATAGGCTCTTACAAATCCTAGATCTATATACTTCGGAGATTAGAAAATAAACGATTTAAATTCTGTGGCTTATTTAAATGATGGCGGTATGCAAGTAATACTTCCTGCTATAAAGGATGGTTCAGGAAATGTGATGCCAAATTTTGCAGTATTGGATGATTATCAAAAAGCTAAGAAAGAGATTGAAAATAATTTAGATCCTAAAGATCCTATGTATATGAAAAAATAGGCAGCTATATTATCTAAATATCCAAATCTTAGGAGTTTATTAATAGATGGTCAACCTGATCCTAGTAAATGGTCATCTTTTATAGTTGTAAATGGAGAAACTTCTGAAAAAGTAGTAGGAGGAGATGTCAAATATGCTAAGGAATTAGAATCAGATAATGCTGGATATGACCAATTATCTAATATATTATTTCCTGATGGTAAAGGCGGGCACCAAATGGATGCTCCAGGATATGGAACCCTATGGAATGATAATTTATATGAAGCTCCAGTATTTATACCAGTTGTTTCTTAGAATCCTGGAGATACTCTTATTCTTAGCAGTAAATTTAATAAAGAAGATACTTAGTAGATTAACGATTTAGTAGCTGCTAAATCTATACCATACTAGAATAGTTCTTCCAACTTATTATAGAATTAATTAATATGTTAAATAACGATTGGATAGTAGCCAATATACAAAATCCAGACTATACTACTGGAATGTTTTCAAAAGCTGGATTAGATACTGAAAATACTTAGATGTTATCTGAAGATTCTTATTTAAAATCTAACTTTATTATTAAGAATCCATACTTTGCTGATAAGAATGGTAATTTTGATAAGGATAAATTTCATGATTTTTATAAAGAGGCTGCAACTGGATGGAAGTAGATATAGACTAAAAAGAATTTAGAACATGTCTATGATTTCTTTGATCCAGAAGCTCCTGAAGGGGCTAAAAAAATAAATCCTTTAACAGGAAATACTAAAGATTTATAGACATCAGCTAGTAAACCTTTTGGGGATTTTCTAAAAATAGTTCCTTATAGTGATAAAGTAGGTACTATTGGTGTAGGAGGATTTAATGCTATAGAAGCTCCTACTAAAAGTGCTAGAGAAGAAGCTTAGGAACAAAATATATTTGATTTCTCCGATAAAAAAACACTTGACATTACTCCTGATAGTTAGTCTTTATTTTCCAACCCATTTAAATTTATTAAGTCCATATTTAGTGACCCATTAGTATTGGCTACTTATGATGAGGATACTAAAGAATTAGATAAGTTTACTGGGGAAATGGTTACACATAAAAAAGGAGACTTAAAATTAAATTCTAATGGTAAGCCTTACTATGAGACGTTAGCTGGCAGAAATCCTTATTCTAAATAGGTATTATCTACTTTTGATAATTTAACATCAGAGTCTTCTCCTATTAATAAATATGACTTTTTTGATTCCGATGACTTAGAAAAAAGTATTTCTGGGTCTCTTGCTAAAAACTTAATGGGAGTAGCTCCTATGCTAATGGGACCTGAAGTAGCAGCCATATATTCAGGAGCATTAGTTGCTAGAGAATTATTAAAAACTGCCCCTATGGTTTGGGGAATGGTTAATTCTTTATGGTCTAACCAACTTCCACAAAATCCCATTTTAAATGGGTTAGAAGCTAAAATGATGTAGGCTACTGGAAGTTCTTCTGATCATGCTAATGCTAATATGGGATTCACCACTGAGACTGTATTAAATTTAATGGGAGATGTAGCTCTACAATGGGGATAGCAATAGCAAGTTGCGGGTTGGACTAGAAGATTATTAGGAGGAAAAAAGGATTTAAGTAAAGTTATTGATGATGAAGCCAAAGTTTTATATGATAAAAAGATAGCTTCAATATTTGAAAGTGCTTCTACTGATGCTAAAAAATAGGAAGCTTTATTAAATTTTGGATTTGATGAGGCGCAAATTGCTAACTTATTGAAAAATTCAGGAAAAGATGCTACTGATGCTTGGAAAATGACTTCAATAGGTCAAGCCGCATTAAAGAAAGCCTCTACTAAATTATAGCCTAAAATAGACAAATTAAATAGATTAGGTGCTAATGCTTCATTAGCTTACATGGCATTAGTTTCTAATACTGACGTATATTAGTCTGCTTTAGATAACGGAGCTTCTGCTAGAGAAGCTGCATCTTTAGCAGCAGGAGCGACTTTAGGTATGTATACAGTAGATAGATTAGGTATTGGAGAAATGTTCTTTGATGAATTAGCTAAGCAGTCAGCTAGAGAAATAAACACTGCTATAATGGCTAATAAAGATGAGTGGATACGTACTTTTTTAAAATAGGTTAGAGAATCTATAGGAAATGCCAATAAATTCAAACAATTAATAATTGATAGTAGAAATAAAGTAGCCAAACTTTTAGGAGACTATAAAGACGATATAAAGTATCATACTACAGGTGCTATAGGTAAAGCTGTAGGTGAAGGTCTCGAAGAAGTTTCTGAAGATGTAGTAACTGATTTAGCTAACTCTACTTATGCTATGTTACATGAACTAGGTATTACCTAGTCTAATGATATCATGGGTTTTGGGTATGATAAAGAACTCAATGATGGAAAAGGAGGTTATGATATTGCTAGATTATTAGCTAAATATGGAATGTCCTTTACTGGAGGTACTCTTGGTGGAGGTTTATTTTATGGAGTAAATGCTATTAAGTCAGGAACTGTACATGCTCCTAAAAATTCTTAGGATATGTTGTATTTAGTAAATCAAGGCAAAGGTAAAGACATTATTGATAGAATAGAACAATATCGTAAAAGAGGCGCTTTTGGAAGTACTACTATTTCAGCTAGTAAAAGTGTGCAAGATTCTTAGGGAGATAATGTTAATATTACTATTGATGGTGATTTATCTGTTAATGACTATATAGCTAAACAATTAACTAATTAGGTACGCTCTTATTAGACTATTATTGATGATAATAATTTAAATAAATCTGAAGATGAATTATTCGATCACATGATAATGTAGGATAAAGTATTTAGAAATTTATCTTCATATTTACAAAAAGATTCTTATGTAACTAGGTATTAGTAGTCTTGGTTAGGGTTAGCTAATGATGTGTTAATTGCATAGAAGGGATTAGAAGTAGCAGCTGCTGCTCGTAATGGTGAAATACCTAAAGAAATTTTAGAGTAGTTAGGTTCTTCAAAAAGTTCTAAATAGTTAATTGATGAATTAGGTGAGGCTAGACTACCTGATTCAGAAGCTAGACATAATCCTTCTGAAGAATCTAAGCGTAATGTAATGGTATAGTCTTGGTAGAAATATTTACAAGATAAGAAAGACGCTTTAAAACAATTTGAATCTCCTGAAAACTCTGCTTATTATACTGAAATGTTAATGTTTGGATTAGATGATAATCTTTCATCAACTTTTGGAGTATATAATTTTACTAATTGGCTATATTATAATCATGGAGGTTTAACTGAAGATTAGCTTACTAAAGAGTAGTTAGCATAGTATAAATTAGACTATGAATCTTATTTAAGAACTAAAAAACCTTTAGATTTACAAAAGTCATTTGAAGGATATAAACATTTTCAAAAATTAGTAGATCCTGAGTTACAAATGATGGCTCAAGAAGCTTAGAATTTCGAAAGTTATCAATAGAAAGTAGCCGATTTAATTAAGACTCCTACTTGGTGGCTAAAATTATCTAATCCTAAATTACGTCAAGATTGGGAATCTGAAGAATAGTTTAAAGATAGTACTACTAAAAAAGAAAATGAATCTGACGCTGAGTTTGCGGCACGATTAAATGAAAGAGAAGTTAAAATAAAAACTGAACAAAATAAAAAATTAAACGAAATATTAGATTTTGTAAGAACTACTCCTTTAGATAGTTTAACTGCTAGATAGTTAAAAATATCTTTTGCACAAAGTGCTAAATCTATTAAAGCTGAATTAGTAAAATCATCTACATCGCAAAGTACACGAACTAATTATTCTTATCTATGGGATATTATAAAAAAGACTGTAGATAACTACGAAGGCGGTGATACCAAATAGTTAAGAGATGATTTAAATAATAACGTTGTTTCTTATATTTCTGGTGGAAGTAACTTAATATTTAATAATGCCTATTTCATGGGCACTTAGATTACCTCACTATTTGGTAATGATGATGATAATACTAAATTTGGATAGGTTGTTAAAGATTATTTAATGTCTAAAGGAGATACTTCATAGCTTCCAGAAAAATATACTAAAGATTCTGAAGGTAATAATATAGACTCTCTTACTGCTTTTAATAACTTATTTAAGGATGCTGATGAAGGACTATATAGAACAGAAGACTCTTCTGGTAAAACATATGCTCAAATATTTAAAGATGTATTTGGAGAGGATGAATTAACTAAACTATAGAATAGTATAAAGACTACTTCGTATTCTTACAAAGATTACGAAGGAGATGATGTAAATGTTACTATTGAAAAAATAGATCCTATTAAGTGGTTAGGACCTGATGCACTTAACACCTTAGAATCTCTAACTACTAATAATGCTGCTACTACTTATTTAAGAGAATTATTAGCTAAAGTTCCTCAAAATGGTGATTACGATACTATTACTCAAAGCTTTATGCGTAATTCTTATAATGCTATTGATGGTATAGTTTCATAGGCAGAGTAGGATTTGAATAATGATTAGCCATATTAGATACTAACTAATATATCTGATTAGATGAGGCCAAATCCTGTAACTCAATTAATGAAAAAGTTACCTTTATATGATTCTAGTGTAGAGAAATTATTAAATAAATTATAGGATTAGTTTGATTAGGGTTTAGATCCTACAGAGTTTGTTATTGACCCAGAAGACGAATCTTATATTCCACAAGCTTAGCAATTATTAGCCATTACTAGTGCTTATATAAAAGCAGCTTCTTCAGATTAGGATTTAAGTAACATATACGGTCATAATAAAACTATAAATCGATTTAATTAGTAGCATGGTATAAAAGTAGACCCTTTAGCAGAAATAGACGAAAACTATGCTAATATTTATCAAATAGAACTTCAAAAATACTAGGATGCTTTAAATGATGATAAATGGTCATTGCCATATATTTCTAAAAAGAATCTAGGAAATAGTTTATTATAGTTTGATTAGTCTAAAAAAGCTTTAAATAAAGTTCATAAAGCATTTTGGGATAGTGTTAGAAATGCTTTTGTTATTGATGGTAAAAATATTTTAGATAAATATGTCTCTACTGGTGATGATGAAGAAGATGTTAGAAATGCTAGTAATATATTTTATGATGTTATATAGGAACATCCAGAATATTTAAATCAAGTATTAGAATAGTTTACTACTAACTTAAATAAACAAGAAACTGCTAATGTTAATCCTAAACTAACTGAAGCAGGATTTTCTAATTTTGATAAAGCTATATATTTAATAGCTGCTGCTGGCATTAAGCAAGATGATGCTTTAGCATTTACTAAATCTTTTGTTCAAAATCATCCTGATATTGTACCTTTAGATGCTTAGTTCCAAATAGCTAAATTAGGAATGGCTATGGTAAATAACCCTAAGCTAATACAAGAAGCTATTTCTAATTTATCATCAAAAGCAGGTATTGAACTACCAACTTTATCTAGTACTATTTTTATTCCTGGTATTGGAGGTTCAGGTAAGACTTCAGTAGTAGCTAAAATGATAGCTGAATATGCCAAAGATAAGAAATTATATATGGCAGCTCCTGGAGAATCTTAGGCAAAAAATCTAGAATTATCTTTAGGACAAACTGGAGCATTAACTGAATCATAGTTAATGGCTTTAGTAACTGATGATACTTCTATAAAAAATAGCATAGATGGCATAAAAAATATGTCTGAGTTTAAAAACTTAGATAAAATTGCTGATAAAATTCCTTTAAAAGACGCAGAATCTGGAGTTTTAATTATAGATGAGTATACTCACTTTAACACTTTATCAGAATTAGTTTTAGACAAGTGGGCTAAGAAAAATGGTATAGTAATTATTGGATTTGGGGATAATTCTTAGAAAGGATATATAAATCCTAATCAAGTAATTTGTAGTAATGACTCAGATACAGTATTTATGTTAAGGTCTTCTAGATTGGGAGTATCTTTACGTAATGGTAATATATAGTAGGTATCTTCTACTTAGTAGTTAGATAATATTACTTAGTAGATTTATGGATATTCTTATAATATTACTCCTGAAACTGTTCGTACTGCTTATGACACTTTAAAATCATGGTAGCCTAGATATTATAATCAAGATACTTTTAATGGTACTTATATAGGAAAGGATTTTAAGGAATGGACTAAAATATTTAATGGAGCTTCTCAAAATTCTATAGCATTTATAGGCAGTGACGCTGCTTATAATAAACTTGGTGCTCCTGCTGGCATTATAAAAAGATTTTCTAATATAAAAGAGGTTTAGGGTAGTGAATTTAACTATATTATTTATGAAGGAGATATAGCTAAAATCCCTTCTATAAATCCTGATCCTAATAATGCTATGGGTAATGCTCTTATATTTGCTAGAGATTTATATACTGTAATTAGTAGAGGTAAAAAGGGTGCTATTATATTAAGTGATAATTCTTCTTTTAATAGTAGACAAGATACTAGTACTGCAACTACTACAGATTTGAAAGCTAAAGCTTCTGAAGAATAGAAAAAATTCTTAGAATATTTAAATGGTTTAACTTTAAATCCAACCATACCTAGCGCAGCTAGTACAACTCCTCCTAATGCAGTAACTTCTGAAGCTGTAGTAAATGCTGCTTCAGGTGTTTTATTAAGTGCAAGTTTAGATCCTAAACATACTGTAACAGAGGATTCTAAAATTACAAAATAGGATAAAGTAGAACCAAATATAGAAAATTAGGATAGAATTTATGGTAATTTCTCAATGTTAGGACTAACTAGAGATTCTAATAAAAATTGGATAATACCTTAGAATGTAGATAAATATGAAGATGTGGGAGTAATTACTAATTTATGGACTATGACAAAAAAATCTGCTCCTAAAATAATAACTTCTGGTAAAGATAAAAACGATTTAGTAAAATAGTTATTATTATTAAAAGATTCTCTTATGAGGATAAAACTTATTGGAGGATAGGTTAAAAATTATGATGAGTTTATAAATGATTTAATGATAGAAAATGGGGATTATTTATTTTCTAGAGAAGCATATAATACTTTAAAGTACCAAGTTCATATACGTCGCAGATAGAGTATTGATAAATTAGTAGGATATAGTAAATTAAATGACTCTAAAATAGAATTTGAAATTGATGGAGAAAAATATATAGCTACTGTAGAAGCAACTTGGGTTAATAATGGAGTTACTAATACTATAACTTTAGGAGCTATTCCAGCTTTAAATACTTATAAAAAAGCTGTAGAAAATGCTGAGGGTACTACTTATGGAGAAACCTTAAAGAAAAATTATATTAGATATAACCAAGCTTTGCATGATATTCTTTATAAAGAACATGGAGTTAGAGAAATTAAAGCTCCTAATAATGTTATAACTGAATTGAAAGATATAGGAGATCCTATTCCTTTTGCTTTAGTTCCAAAAGTTATATATGATGAGAATGGTAAACCTAAATTTCAATCTAGAGAAGGTGACTATGATCCAGCTTTTGGAGACCCTATTCCTGAATTATTAAGACTTCCATATGCCTCAATATCTAGTCCATTAACATATTTTGGAGGACTTCCTGGAGTTAGTCCTACAATAACTGGTAGAACTATATACTTAGTATCTTCTAAACCAGGACTAAGTGATAAAGAATTAGTTGATGCTTACTACGCTCAAAAGTTTGCGGTAGATAGAAGTGATGAAGTAATGAATAAATTAGATGTAAGAATGATAGTTCCTACCGAAAGAGGTATATCTTTTACTGGTATGGCTAATGCAATATGGAGAGATAGATTCTCTTTACCTGCTGATAAAACTCATCAAACTGCATCAAGTTTTCCTGCTAATGCTGGCATATTAGGAATGAAACTATTTGCATAGGCTTGGAATACCAGGGCTAACGCTTTAATGGTATTAGATTAGTTAGAGTAGGATCATGATATTGAAGAGACTAATAAAAACTTAGGAGGAGTTCAATAGTTTAGATTATTGCCATCTAGTTATATGACTAGAAAAAATGATTTTTATGAAGCTAAAGAAACTTTCTATAAAATTAGTTGGGATTTTAATGAAGTGCAACCTGCTTATGAAAAATGGTTAAAATCTAAAGGAAAACCTGCAGAGTAGTGGATTCGTGATTACGAAGGTGAAAAACCTTAGAATCAAAAAGATTTTGAAGATTGGCAAAAAAGTCTACGATACGATGATAAGGATAAATTAAAAAATTATATTTATATAACTCCAGAGTATTTATAGTATTTGTATAATGTTACTAATGCTTTACTAGATCCATTTAAAGATTTTATAAATATATAGGGAGATCCTAGATAGATATTGGATATTAAATCTCTTTATAAAAATTGTTAGGATTTTAATATAGAAACTGGAGAAGCTATTTTTCCATTAGAAACTGGAGGTAATACTAAAGTAACTTTTGATTATTAGAATATTTAGTATGAATCTTAGCTGTCCGCTGAACAGGAAACTTTATAGACTACTAACTTTTTTAAAGTAATACCATTATTCTTCACTAAAGGTTACAAGTTTGCTTTGTTAGGTCCTGAATCTGAAAAAGCACACCCTAAAAATGGTAAAAAATTAATAGGTACTAATTACTATATTAAATATAAATTATATGGTACTAGAATAGATTAGTAGGGTAATAAAGTTAAAATAGGTAATAGTAAAGTATATAAAACATTTAGTGAATAGAAACTTATTGAAGAAGCTAAAGCTATAAATAATAATACTGAGTTTTCTAATATATTTAACCTTATATTCCACGGAACTTCTGATCCTACTGGAAATATTTCAGGGAAACATAATTTTACTGAATCTTCCGCATATTTTAAAAATGGTATATATTATTATCCATATACAGATTATGCAAGTGGAACAAATTATGAATATGGTAATTCTAATTAGTCTTACTTTAGAAAAGTTCGGGGAGATATAAATAATATATCGGCATTCTATTAGACTAATGTAATACCTATTCCTATAGCTGATTTTGATATAGAAGGTAAAATATCTAGCGAACCTATTTCTACTAATATTTCTAAAAAACAAGTTACGCCTTCTGAACTTATTACTGCTCTTAGGAATTATTAGATTGAAGATACAGGAGATATTGAGTAGAATATTAAAAATTATATGACTAATTCAACTATATAGCAAGAAATATCTTTAGGAAATCTTCCAGTCTTTACGTATATAAATGGTAAGTGTAAATCTTGTCAAACTATACCATTAGAGGATAATGAAGGACGTTTTGGTATACGTAATACACAAACTGCTACAAGCAGTAAATTAGTAAAAATAACTCCTGATGATTATGAAACTTTATTTGGAGAATCTTTAAATACCTAGGATGTTGAAATTATGATGTATATAGATAATGATGGTTAGCTTAAAAAAGTAGAAGAATCTTTTGAGAATACTGAAAATCATTCTTTGAGTTCTGAAGAATTTTAGATAATGAAAGCTAAAATACAAAATAACAGTGAAAATTTTATTGAAGAAGGTTTAGGAATAACTCCTGAAGCTGAAGAATATTCAGATGCTAAAGAAATGTTTAATGCTGTGCTAAAAGCAGATAATGAATCAGATTTTATTGCTGCCCTAAATGACTTTAGAGATAATCTTTTAGGAGGAGCATTTGCAGAGATAAGCGATACTGATTTAGCGAAGTATTTAGATGATATATATGATACTTATGATTCAGATGGTAATTTACGAAATGTATGTAATATAATAACAGTGTTAAAATGATGAATTGTGCAGGAATTAATTTAAATCCATAGAATTTTACTACTGGAATTAATAGTGCCCCATTACAAATAGTTACTGAAGCATAGCAACTTATTGTGGATGGAAAAAATGGTTTTGGAATTATAAAACCTTTATTAATTAAGAGAATTAAGGATTTCCCTTCTTTTATTAGAGAACGTTTTGAAAAAATATTAGGACATCCTATTCCTGATAATTCCAAAGAAAATTTATCTATTGAAGAAAAGACCGAATTAGCTAATTTAAAAGAAGCTATGCGGATAATACTTGCTAATAACTCTGATAAAATGCAAATTTTTAAAAATGAAGAAGCTTTAAAGGCTTTATGGCAAGTATTAACAGTAGAAGATTCATAGAATGAAAATATAGAACAAGAAAATACTGATAATGTAATTTAGGAAGATGCTGATGTTGAATAGACAGATGAATTAGATGAAGCAACCAAGCTAGTATTAAACTAGCTTGGTATGTTTCCTTCAGATTTTAAAAAGATAATTTATACAGGAGCTACTGAAGAAGATTCTTTTAGAAAAGCTAATTTAAAACAACAAATTGCTTCTAATGTAGTAAGAAATGGTATATATATTAATGATGATCCTTGGAGACTTAACACATCTATAGTTAAATTAAAAAATAAATGGTTTAATCAGATATGTGATTATCTAGGAGAATCATAGACTGAATTATTTACTAGAGACCCAAATCGTAATAAATATATATATAATAAATTTGCTACTGGAGTATTAAATAGATTTAAAATCTTAGCGCTTAATTCTTAGCTATCTATTAAAACTAGTGAAGATTTTAAGGAAGCTGTTAATGCCTTTGTAAATTTAATAAGTTTTGATGACGAAATTAAAGATTATATGGGTAAAGATATTTCTGTAAATAGAAATACTAGCTCTAATTTTTCAGAATCTAATTTACCTTATGGCATAAGTTCTCATAGTTCTTTACGTTCAGGATGGTCTAATGATGAATTGTCTGATGGAATGAAAAATATTCCACATATGACCAAATTATTATTTAATACTATTCCAGAATATAAAGATGGGAGATATACAGGATTATATCTTGATGATTTGCATACTATTGCTTCAGTAAAAAAACTCTTTCTTAAATGTTTAAAAAGTAGCAATATACCTGCATATTTAAAGAATAGTATAAGAGTTCTTAGAATTAGTGGTAATGCTAAAGAACTCTTTAATGATATGTTTGGAATAAATGGTAGGTATAATTCAATAGTATCTGCGGTTGTAAGAGAAATGAGTCCTAAAGAATAGGTAATCATTAACTCCTTTTTTAAAGAATTATATGGAGAAAAAGGGTTATATAACCAAGAGTTATCTACGAACAGAGATAATAGTAAAGCCACTATATTAGATACTTTTATTCACGCCATTACTTAGGTAGATATGATGTCTTATCAATCAGTAGATTTAAAAGAAGATGGTGAAGAAATATCAGCTAATTAGTATCTTAGAGAAAGTGTATCTACAGATAATGAAACTTTAGACTTAGCTTAGGTTATAAATCAGAGTCCTCATTCTAATTCTAATAATCATATTATTGCTAAAGAAGGATAGTGGGAACTGACTCCTATAAATAGTTCGCATTTTAAAATATTAATATCTCCTAAAGAAGGTTCTAAATATGGGTATACTACTACTGCAAATTAGTAGTTAGAAATTCATATATTAAGAGATGGGGTGGAAGTTACTAGTAGATATTTAAATTAGGATACTAATAGCAATAGTTCTTCTGATTTTAATAATAATGCTATTACAGAAGACGGCTAGATAAAAGATGAGTATAAAGATATAATAGAGTTTATAACAGAAACTTTGGGATTACAGACTACTCAAAATATATCTTTAAATGAACTTCTTTATACTATGCAAGGGGAGTTTTCTACTGGTAAATATGCTGGATTTAGTGGTATGTTAATGTCAGCTATTCGTTCTGAAATAGTTAAACATATTGTAGACCATTATAATCATGCTGATACAAATTTAAGTATTTAGAAATATTATTCTAGAGATAATATTAATTTACCTTCTGAATATAAAAATGTAACAATATTTCCTTCTAGAACTATTATTTCTGGAGATGCTTATGGTATAAATTATAAAATAGTAGGTGCATAGCGAGATCCATGGATGAGTGCTTATGGTTCTGCTAAATAGATACTTGAAGGAACTAATATTTCTTCAACTGTAACAAGTTCTGATAATAAAAAATAGCCAGTTATTCGATCATTTGCTTATGGATTAAATCCTAGAGAAAGAATTAGAGAATAGTTAAATGCTGAAGGAGAAGGTATTTCAAGAAATACTACTAATGCAACTACCTCATTATTATTTGCACATAATATTAGCTCAGGAAATGCTGACTTACTTGCTAATGTTGCAGCTCATGTAGATTTAGAGGTTACAGATACTTAGGGTAATACTAAGTAGATTAAAGCCATGAACACTAATGAAATGATGCATCATGCAATATTTGATAATTTCTATAATCATTTTTGGGAAGATGGTAATATAACCTTTTAGCCAATGGATTATTCCGATAAAGGTATATAGATAGTATATACTGCTAGAGGAACCATTCAAATAGTATATGACAATGGTGATAATGTAGATTTAAGACATGCTACTCCTTTATAGATTCAATAGTTATATAAACAAACTATTGGAGGATTTTATACTAAATCTTTTAGAAATTCTTTAATAGATATATCTAATTCTATTGATAGAAATACTTATCCTACATATCCAGTAAGTACTAACCCTGGAGATACGGCTTCTATACATATTAATTAGTCTTCTACTACATAGGAATTATTAGTAGCTGCGAAAGCTATTGATAATTGGATGTAGAAAGTTCCAACTAGTAAGACTATAACAGTATAGAGCCTAAATACTTAGGGAGAAGAAATCTCTATAAAACTATCTACCCAATCTATTTTTTAGTAGTATTCTAATAATATAGCAGCAAATTATCAAAGAACTTTGGTAGGAGAAACCAATGTAACTCCAGAAGTTATTAATCCTATAACTAAAGTTCCATATACTACTGCGGAATTATATTAGTTAGCTATTGAAGAAGGAACTGGTTTAACAGAACAATAGTTAACCGATTATGCTTTTGCTAAGGGAATTAATCTATACTAGAATATTTCTTATATGAAGTATAAAGGAAAGGTTAGATTAAATCCTGCTATGGTTTATATGGGAACTATATAGTTCTAGGGAAATAATCTGGAATCTAGATAGAATAGAGATAAAATTAATTTTGTCGATGACTTATTAAAACATTAGGTATCTTTTAGAGCTTATCGTTCATATAGTAATGAATATGGCTAGGAAACTTCTAAAAATACTGATGTGTATAATATATTAGATAAGTTTCTTAGTGATGAGGATTTAAAATCTTGGAGAACAAAAGGTGATAAATTTTGGACTGTTGGAGAATGGGTTAAAGGAGACTATATGGTCATAGCTAAAGTTTAGCATGGAGATGGCTCTATTACTGATTTAATATTTTAGCCTGAATTATAGCTAACTGAGGGTGATACTTTAATACTTAATCCATTACTTGACCATTATTTTTAGGTAGATAATTTACTATCTAATAATATGCGCTTTACAATAACAGGTACTGAATTTAGTGACCCATTGAAATTCAATAATTATATCGAACCTTTCAATACTCTAATCAGTAATATTGAAAATGTAAACCCATAGTAGTTTGAATTAATGGAATCTAATCTTTGGAATACTAGTAACAAACGTGCTAATATTTCCACAGCTACTATGACTCCTTTTGCTATTGGTACTAAGTAGGGAGTTTCTAGAATGGTAAATTTAGCTACAATTGAAGATATCCCTGCAAGTGTATATAACTTTATGGGTTAGTAGGGAAAAGATGTAGATTCTATGGATGGTTCTACTTTTACTGATGGTATTTAGGCTACTTGGGAATCGTGGTCAATGCCAGGTTAGACTCTTGGTATGGATAAAAAAACTATTGCACATGGTTATGATAACAGAACTGGGGGTACTATTCTTTTAAAACACGCTCAATATGCTATTAATAATGAACGTATGTTAATGGCTAGAAATTCTGAAATTGATTTAGAAAGTGTTTTTAAAAGGATGAATGATAGTAAGTTTTCTGAAATGAAATGGGGAGAATTAGTACCAACTACATTACATTCTACTATTTTTAAAAATTTATATCATCAGATAGATGATGGTAAATGGAGATTTATATATTAGTTAGCTTATGATAAGACTGAATAGGCTTATTACACTATCGAATATGAAGTAGATGAACATTATAATAAAGTACCGAATACTGGTAAACGTTATTATTATTAGTTTGATCCTAAGAGTTAGCAACTTATTGGAGAAAATGGTGAGGGTGAAACTATTAATTCTATTTATGAATTATGGCAAGCTTTAGGTGGTATAGATACTTTTGAAAAACAAGGTAATTAGCTAGTTAGAAGTGAAGGTTCATAGGTAGCTGTAGCTAAAGTTATAAACAATAGTATTACAGTTAAATAGAGTTCTATTAAATCTGATGGTACTATAGAGAATGGAGCTAAAGAATATTAGCCATATAAAACTTATAAAATACATTATTTAGCAAACCGTTCAGGAAGTAAACGAATTTAGGGTAATGTAAATGGAGTAGATAGATGGTTTAATAATGCACCTTTTAAGTATTCTCCAATGCAAATGACTAGATTTGGGTCTTAGTTAGATGCTGACCATGAAGTTGAAGACTCCTCAATTACTTTACCTACACAAGCTATGGCTGCCTTAGTGTAGGGAGGAGTAAACCAAGCTTATGCCAGAGAAGTATATAATATAATGGGAAGTCTCGCTTTAGAAACTAGTAAAGTAAGTGCTGATTTAGTATATGACTTCATGAAATCCTATAATGAAGGTAAAGAATTATCTGCCAATTAGGTATAGCAATTCCATGAAACTATTGGATATTTATTGGCATTAAACTATAGTAAATAGAACGATGCAGAACTTGGAGATATTATTCTAGAAGGTATGGCTAAAGTTTTAAGAACTGGAAAACCTGAATTAAAACAAAAATTTAAAATACCTTTTAGTGATTCTTCTCTATATAGTTCATTATTGCCAGTTATTACTTCTGCTATAAATAAAGTAAGTATTAAAGCTAAATTAGCGGGTAGTGCTTTAGTCTTAACTCCTGGATATAAAATAGCTTAGTATTTTAATTATGGAAGTATTAACTAGGATGGGATTTATGATGATACTACTAAGATTAGCAGAATGTCTTAGGATGTATATAATGAAGCTAGAGATGCTTACAATAATAATTAGGAAGTAAAAACTTATATCGATGAATACCTAGCTTTAGGTAAAGAATCTTTAAATTTATATAATTATAGTGTTCGATAGAAATAGTTAAGTAGAGGATATTTGCATTATTTATAGGATTTACATGAAAGAACTAATCCTCCTAAATAGGCGGGAGAATTTTTACCTAACGAAGTGGTTAGAGTAAAATATACTTTACCTAATGGTACAGAAATTGCTTAGGATATAAGATTTGATTTTAATATTGAGGATTATTATAACTTTGTAGATGCTTATGATACTAATACTTTAGGAGAATATTTACGTTCTAAAGGAATAACTGTAGATGCTAATGCTACTAATTTTAGATTATATGATTCTATAATTTCTCCTAGAGATTTAGCTCCACTACGTTATGTCTTTGATTACGTTGATAAAGAAGGTATTTTAAGAAAATCTAATATATACTTATTAGATGGTATTAGAAAAAATGCTAATAATGCCAAATTAAGAGGATTAGAATTTAGAAAAGCTTTAATTAATCTTGATAAAGGTTTTGCTACTATTGGAGGTAATACTTACTAGATTACCAATGTAAAAAAGATGGCAGCAGAAGAAATAGCCCCTAATTCTTATGCCCAAAGATTTGGAGTAGAAGGAAAAACTATACTAGAAGCTAGAAAAATATTATAGGATAGATTAAGTGATCCTAATAAAATTAGAACTAATTTTGGAATTCCTTATTTATGTACTTTTACTTTAGCTAGTAATAAACATACTATAATATCTCTTTCAGAGCCTAGAAGTACCGATAAAGCTTCTTTTCAAGAATTTAATCCGGAATTAAATACTATTATAAAATAGGAAAATGGAATTGATTGGATTTATAAAATTGATAGAGATAGGTAGTTATTATATAAAGTAGGAGTACGTTAGGGAGAAGATGCTTAGTATTTTATAAAACCTTACCGTTTTGAAAAAGAGTCACGTTCCGGTAAATTAGAATCTTATAATTATTTCTATATTGATTAGGACGTATTAACTGCGTTAAATTTAAATAAGGATGAAATAATACCTGATGTAATAAGAGGTATTTATAATACTGATGATTTTATTGGGGTAGAAGTTAGTCCATATGTTATAAAATAGTTTAAAGAACATAATTATCAACAGCATAGTAATTGGTTAGCTAGTGCTTTTAAGGGGTATGACGTATATTCTTTTATAAATCAACAATTTAGTTATGAAGGACTTCCTGAGTTACGATAGAATTGGTATAAAGACAAACAATATCAAATTATAGCATCTTTTGAGAAAACATTAGAAAATATGATTACTCGTATTCCTACTGCTACTAAATAGTCATTTATGTCAATGAATATTGTAGGATTTACAGGAGGAACAGATAACAGAATTTATGTTTCTCACTTCCAAGCATGGCTTTAGGGTTCTGACTATTGACTAAAATATCGTTATTTTAGTGACAATCTCCTTTTATGTGAATTATTTTTACATAATAAATATTGTAGTCGTTAAATCTTGTGAATTGACGGGGAAATCCTTAGAGTTTATTTCACTAACTTATACTAGAAATAGATATAAGGGCTTTAATTAACTATTAAAGATATAGTAAAAGAAAATAAAATTGGACAATCCGCAGCCAAGCGTCTTAGATAAGTTTACTTAACTTATAAGATGAAGGTTCACAGACTATCTCGGAAGAGAGTAGGAATTATAAATTCCGAAGAGCAAGACAATCATCTTTTAGGTGATTGATGATATAGTCGGTCTTATATTGAAAGATATGAGGTATAACGGATATAGATAAAGGTTATGCACTTGGTTATAATTTTGATAATAATGGTATATTTATAGGATGGAGTAACTTATTTGATTATAGAACTAAAGAATCTTTAGAGAGTTCTTGCTATCTTCCAATACCAAAACATACTACTTGGATTGCAGTGGATGCTGATGAAGATATAGATATTTTAAATATGAAATTATCTGATGGAACTTTCTTAAAAGATAGGATAGAAGAAGTATATAATGAAGAAGGAAATGCTACACCTGTTGATAGAAATCCTTTAATAGGAACTTTCCTACGAAGATTACGAATTACTCCTTATCAATCTATTAAAGTAAAATATGATACTTCTAATATTAAATAGCAAGCATTTATTAATGATATAATGTAGCATGAGAGTACTGACTTAGTAGACGGTAGAAAAATAAAAGCTTACTAGAATGCATTATCTTGGAATGCTTAGCATATTATTAATGATATAAAAGAAGTTGCAGATTCATATGTTCCTACATCTGTAGATAATATGAAAGACGCTGTTAAAGAGTTAGGATTATCCGGAGATAGTGAAAGATATAATATGATGAATCCTGTTAATAAGTATATTTTAATAGAAGAAAATTTAACAGGTAAAAATGTAATTTCTGTGGGAGCAAATGTTCAGAAAAGCTATTTTAATTTATATAATTATTTTTAGGATGTTATAACTTATCCAAAAGATTATAATCCTAAATATTATAAATTTATTAAATAGTTTAGTAAAATAGGTAGAAAAGCTGTTATTAAAAGTACTTTAGGAAACTTAAACTTTGAAGCTATACCAGAGTTTGCTAATCTTTCTAAAATATTATTTATGACAGATCCTAATATAAAAGCTACTTTAAAAGAACATCAATAGAGATATTATATAAATGATGGAGCTTTTCAATTTGATTTTATTAAAGCTTACCGTTATGGAAATATTAGTGATACTTTTAGTAGATTTTTATAGGATGTAAATGATATTTTAGCAACTTATTCTCCAAGTACTGAAACAGTAGCTAAATATGGCGATGCCTACACGTTATTAAATAATTCTGAAAATCCAGAATCCAATATTTCAGAGTTACTTAATGCCGCAGCCGATAATGCTAAGGAGTTGATTCTTAATAAAATAAATGCAGGTATGAATTTAGCAGGAATGCATGGATATTTAATGTCTATGGGATTTAATCTAAAAGATATTATTAAATTCATGACTTCTGATGCTGCTAATGTTATAAATATTTTAACTAAAGAGGATATTTATAATAAGACCTATTATAAAAGTAGAAAAGTAGATTCTTTAATAAAAGATATTTTACTTAAAGAGAACAACTTAGAATATTGGAGTAAAGTGGTGCTAAATCCAACATTAATATCAGAAATTAGTGATAATATAACTGATGTTGTAGCTAGATAGTTAATTAGAAATATATATAAATCTATTAATAATAATTATGACGAAAATTTTCAGTTAAATAATATTACTGGAGAAGTTACTTACAAAGGTAAAAAATATCAAAGTATATTAAAACTTTAGGGAACTTTAGCTGAAGATACCCAAGATAGATAGTTTATAGATAATGTAATTAACTAGATTTAGAAAGCTTATGATAATTTTATTGATGGCGTAAAAGAGTTTGATAATGTTTATCGAGGCACTAAAGAAATGACTGCACTATCTTAGTTATTTTTAAGTCTAAATTAGGGTATTAAGTCTGTCCAAGCAGACTAGTTGTATTTTGAATCCAGGGTATATCAATATATTGATTCTATGTAGGAAGTTCTTCCTGATGAAATAAATGGTTTATAGGAATTCATTCAAACTGGAACTATGAACGATAAACTTTAGGAATCTTTATAGGAAGTATCTCATTTACGTCAAGAATTATCAGTAGAAGAAATTGCTAATGATATATATGATTGTATGTAGGCAGGAATTTATAAAAATTTTAATTATAAAAGTTATTTATTGGATTCTGCAGTTTCGTACATAGATCATAATGGAGTACAATAGAATATATCTTATAGAAATTTAGCGATTAAATACTATAACTTATTTAAAGACTCTTTTAATATTTTTGATGTAATATAGCATTCTCCATAGTATTCTGAATATTTAAATAGATTAAGAGATGCTGTAGTATAGTCTGATACTGCTAGTGTAAAGTCTACATTAGTACGATAGTTCTTTGATGAACTTCGTGAAAACGATGTCTATATGTCAGATAACTTAATTAAATAGATATAGGCTTATATAGATGATGCTTATATTCAAAAATATTTAAATAGCCTAAATACTTAGTTTATGGTTATAAATGATGATAATGGATATATCTTTGATAAGTTAAGATTATCCAAATTATTAGCTAATAGAACCCTAGATTTGCATAATAGTGATAATATAGCTTCCTTTAAGTATTGGGTAGAGAATTAGTTAGTAAAACATTTATAGAATGGTTATTATTATGATGTAGATGGTTCTAAGCATACTTTAACTAGTCCTAATTCATTTGCAAGAGGACTAAGAATGTTAATGACTAAAGGTAGACCATATTTAGCATTAGATATTGATATGCTAAATAAAACTAACTCTACTACTACTATGAAAAAATATTCTGAGTATCTTCAAGGATTTACTGAATTAAGTGCCTATAAATATGATGACGGTACTTTATAGGATATATTTATGTTATATAACTTATTAGTTAATAACAATAAATATGGTAGACATAGAATTACATCTATCTTTTAGGAGCGTTATAAATAGGATATAAATAATTTAGATAATGAAAATTACAAATAGAGTTCTTTAAGTAATTGGTATCAATTTATAGGTTTATAGGACAGTGAAAATATTTAGGAGACTATAAGTTCTCATAAATTAGAGGGAGATCCTAATTATAGAAAACAAGTTTTAGATAAATATGGAGTATCTATTACTGGATTCTTAAAATTTACTGCCCCTTTTGTGTAGAATACTAGAGACTCTATGGCTCCTATAGTAAAAATGGTATCTTACGATTCTTTAACTCCTTATTATTATGATAAAAGAACTAGACAAATAATAGATTACTTAGAAGGTATAGATACTACTAATATTTCTTCTAAAGAATAGTAGAGTTTCTTAAGTAATCTTATAAGATATTATCCTACTCAAGTAGATTCTTCTATAATAAGAGCTTCTTACGAAGCTATGTTTAATGATGCTTCTGCTGCTGAAAATGGCATTTATTCTATGACTAATTCAGGAGCATTGAAAATTTTAGTAAATTGTGAATAATGAATTGTAGTATAACATTACGTTTTAATAAATTAGATTAGAATAAAAATCCTTATTAGATAGTTTTGGATGGAATCTCAGAAGATTCCATCCAAGATTATTTAAATGATTATAGTAAACTACTAGCTTTAGTAAAAGCCTAGGGAAAGTTAGAGGAATTTTTAGATTATTCTACCATAACAGGTACTAAAGGTAGTATATATACTAGTAAAGATATGGAAGGTTTAAAAGATACTAATAACTTCTTTGCTCCCAATATTACTTATGATAAATTAAGGAAAAAATATGGATGGCTTCCAGAGTTAACTCCAGATGAGAAGGCTAATATGAATATATTGTTTGTAAAAAATTTAGTTATAAATGGAGTTCCGGCTCCTTATGTATTTCAAACTAAAGATTTAAAAGGTAATCCTATTTACGTAGTTTAGGCTAAAGGATTGTTAGATTTTTCTAGATTTATTACTAAATATAAAGCCGTTACTGATTATGACCCTGAAAAATAGGGTATACCAAAAGCTTTAAATATTTTATTAAGTAATATATAGAGTTGGCAGGCTTTTGAGGGTAGTTTTTTAAGAAAATTTGCAGACTATAACACTACTAACTTTTAGCGTAATAAAACCCGCACTATGGTAGTTACGGATTCTCCAATGACTATAGCTAAATAGTTAATGCTTAGTTATCTTAGAGATCCAGATAAAATGTATTTTTATGGAACTTCAGATAAAAAATCTGGAAAAAATTTATTGAGTAAAAATATTCATAAAATACAATTAATTAGAAATGCTATAAGTTCTATTAGAGGTTTTAATAATAAAATAGTTACTACTAATTCTACTCTAGCTAATGCTGTACTTTCAAAATTAACTTATGGAGATTCTAAGGGTGCTAAAATATCTATTAAGGATTTTAAAAAGTTAGTAGAGGTAATAGTACCTAAAGATTAGTATAGAGATTATTTTAGGGCTAATATGAGAAGTACTGAATATGCTCAAGCAATTAATACAGTGCTTAATGATTTATTTTATAAAAATGATGATGGGACTACTAACTTTGATACTAAGAGTTATCAAGTAAATACTATAAAGAACGATTACATATATTTTTAGAAAAGTTTTGATACCCTAGAAAATCATTATTCTAAAATAAATATTGAGGCTCTTCCATCATTAGCTTAGGAAATGGAAGACTATAAAGGGTATAAAATTTATAAATACTTAGATGATAATAATCAAACTAAATATACTTTTATTAGAGGCTTATTAACTCCACAAACTTATGATTATAGAATAACCCCTGGTAGAGGTGACGAATTATCTACAGTAAAAGATAAAATAAATAGTATGCTCTCTCCTAATAGTAGAATACATAGTAGAATTTATAATGATTTATATTCTGACGAGCCAAATTAGGGAATTACTTTATAGATAAAAACTTATATGGGGTAGTTAGTCCCTGGATAGATTATTAGAGTTCTAGATTATAGACTTCCTAAAAAATCTATGTAGGGATTTAAAGATGCTGTTAGAGGAGATACTATAAATGCCATAGAGTCCTATTTAAAATAGGTAGATTTATTGGATTGGTTTGAGTCACAGAGTAGACTTGCTATTAGATAGTCTCCTTTATTAGATGATAATGAAAAAGTATTTTTAACAATAGCTACTTTAAATAGTTTAGAAGGAGCTACATAGGAATAGGTTAAAAGTAAATTACAAGAATTAATTAATTCTTATGGAACTTATAGATATTATAGAGTTACTAATGTATAGGATAATGGAATTGCTAATTTAGTATTAATGTCAGATACTAATACTCATATGACAGGTGAAGGCTCTTATCTCTCAGTTCATAATGAATTAATGAATTTTGCTGCTAAAATTTAGGATAGATTTAATATTGATACTAGAGTTTTGAATACTGAAGCCATAAAAAGTTTTATTAGAAATAATACTTCTTATACTAAAGATACAGAAGTAAATTTATTGGCTTCTTAGAGAGCTTTTGTTGTTAATGATAAATTTGGAGATCCTATTATTCTTATTAATAGTGATAATGCTAGATAGTCTGATATTGCTCATGAGTATATGCATATATTTATGGGAATTGTTAGAGCAAATCCCAATCTGTAGGAATAGTATACCTAGTTATTAACTGATTTAATAAATACTAAAGAAGGATAGGATTAGTTATAGTAGTATTAGGGATTATCTGTATATAAGGGATTAGCTCAGATAGACCTTATGGAAGAAGTTGCTGCTAATGTTATGGGTAAATATTTGGTAAATCCTGAAAAATATCCAGATAATGAAACTTTTGAAGCATTTAGAGCATTTCTAGAAAAAAATACTTTCCATCAGGATTTATCTGAAAATATTATAGATTTTTCAGATTCTATTAGTATGTATGATGAAAATTCTAAATTAAAATAGTATGAAATAAAAAAAGCTAATAAAACTAATACAGAAAGACTTTTAACTAATTATATATAGCGTAATATGGGTAAACAAATTATGGAGGATTGTAAATGAATTGTAAATATACTTATAAAGGTGTTTAGTATAATAGCTATTGGGGATTGCGAGAAGCTATTTTAAATGAAGAATCTTAGGATTATAGAAAGACTACTGGTTTACTAGCTTCCGCAGATACTAGATAGTCAGATGTGAGAGAGGCTATAGAATTAGTTAAATTAGATTTTAATTTATCACAAGATGATGGAGAATTAATTGTTACTGATTCTACTATTAGTGGTAAATATGATATATAGCACTATATAGATAGTGAATACTTTGAACCTGAATAGAAATTTTATAAAAAGAAAAATAGAGAAGAATATAAAAGAGTATGTTTAGAAAAAGGTATGACTGAAGAATAGATAGAACTTCAGTTTAAAAATGAAAAAACTATTGGTGCTGACGCCTATGCTATACATGACATTATTAATAATTTAATTTTAAATAGTGATACTGAAGAAGCTTGGCAATATGCTACTGTTAGTTTTATTAATAAAAGAATACAAGAAGCTAATACTGGTACTGGTAGATTTATGTCTATCTCTGATTTAGAATTTAAATAGAATATTATATAGGCATATAAAAGACTGAAACCTTTTGCTGCATAGATTGCAAAACAGATTAGAGAATCTAGACATTAGGCTTTTCTTAATAATAAAATTGATAAAGTTACTTCTAAAATAATTAAAAATATAGGACTATCTGAAAAATTACCTAATGGTATTACTTTATTGGGACATATTGATAGTGTAATTATTGATAAAGATGGTAATATAGATATATATCAATATAAACCTTCTGCTGATATGCATGAAGTATGGGCAGAAATGAAGTAGAAAAAATTTAATTTAGAAATGGCATTTTTAAGAAGAATGCTTATTTCTAAATTATAGGCTAGAGGTATGAAAACTAGTGATATTCATATTAATATGCATTTAGTACCTATATTTATGAATTATGATGCTAATATGGATCTTAAAGATACCACCTTTAGATAGCCTATAGATGTGATGGTTAAGTTTGGTAAATATGACTTAGCTCAAGAAGATGATATAATTAACTAGGAAATTCCTATAAAAAATATGTTTATAGGAGATGTTAGCGATGAAGTAGACAAAGGAAAATCTCATACAGATATAATGTTCAATATAGAACATTTATACAAGCATAAAATTGAGGATACTGTTAATAGTTTTATTAAATATTAGTATAAAGAAAATGGGGAAGGTAGAATAAAAAAGTGTCCTTCTGATTCAGAATATTCTTATGAAATAAGATTAAATGGTAAGGCTGTAAAATATATTAAAGAATCTACTTCTCCTCTTAGACATAACGAAGAAATAGATGAATATCTAACTAACTATTTTAATTCAGAAGAATATCAAGCTGATTAGGTACTTAGAACGTTAATAAAAGAAATCAAGGTAGCTAGACAAACTAATACCATGGATTTTTCATCTTTTAAAAATGCTTAGCCTATAATAATGCAAGCATTATTTAAATATTTATTACCTAAAGGGTTCTTAGAATCTTAGAATTATGAATGGGATATAGTTGAAAATGAGGATTTAATTAATCAACATATATTACTCTTTAGAAGTAAGAACGGACAAGTAGATGCTTTAGTTTTATCTACATCTGATTTATATAAAGTAAATGAAGTTAATGGTAGTACTAATATAATGAATAGTTATTTATCTGATGCTTAGTCTGGAGAACTATTTAATTATGATTGTTCTTATGGGCATATTGAATAGATAAATGCTTTAAATATATTAAATCAAGTGTTACCTCAAATAGGTGAAGATTATAAATTAGGTAACATACAAGTTATTTCAGCCTTCCGAGGAGGTCAATAGATGTCTTCTACTTTTTCTAATTTAATTACTAAGTACTATAATCCTATAGTTGATTTAGTAAATGCTAATAATGAAGGACTAAATATGCAAAGTAATTTTGGTAATTTTTAGTATGTAGATGACTATTAGCTAATCTTAGATTATGCTAATGACTTACTTCAGGAATCTACTTATGCTGATTAGTCTGCTATTAAAATTAAAACTAAAGAAGCTTTAGAAAATCTTTCTCAAGCAAATACTGACGCTGCAAGACGTGCTGCTCTTAAATCTTTCTTAGAATTTTTATAGAATGAATATCAAATAAAAAATATAGCTAAGACTAATAATTTCAGTAGTTTAGATTATAACTAGAAATTCTTATATGAATTATATAATTAGGCTTGCTATGTTTATAATACCTTAAATGGAGTATATACAGAAACTCAATTTAAACCTCTTAGTTCTCTAGAATCTTGGTTTGTAAGTCCTACTGATATCTCTGATAGCAATTATCGTGCAATTACTAGAATAGTTAATAAAACTAATAATTTAGCTAATGAGGAAATAATGAAATAGTGCTTACCTATTTAGAACTTTGTTAGAGAGTATTTTAAAGCATGTGGTTATTCAGAATTAGAAGGTTCTTTAATAGGTGATGAGAATAAATATTTTCTCCCTTTATTTGAGCAAGATTCTTATGGTAATCCTACTATGATATTTAAAAATCCTTTTACTAGTGTAGAGTTAAAGGAGCATGAAAGGTTGTTTTTGAAGAAAGCATTATTTCATTTTGCTAAAATAACCAATAAAATGCATAATAAAGAGTTTACTTATTCTAGTTATGAAGATCCTAATTTTAAAAAATTATTAGATACAGATCCTGTATATTTAAGGGCGCCTCTTATGAGAGGTTCTGGAACTTTATCAGTACGTTCTTTAAAAGATAAATGGAATCATTTAAAAGAACTAGTATAGAACCCTCTTGATACTTTTACAAAATATTAGATGGATTTAGACAAATAGTCTGAATAGAATGCTACGTTAGAATATCTTATGTCTTAGGGAGTAAAAAATCCATTTTCCTCTAGTATGAGTAGTGATGATACTCTTCGGTAGGAAATGTTAGATACTCATGATTCTTCATTTTGGGAAATAAACATACCTGCATTATTATATAGTTACGTTGCTTAGGAAGAGAGAACTAAATAGTTTAATAATGCTTTAGTATTGATCTAGTCTATATTATTTCATACAAGAGCTTTATCTATTAACGCCAACAATAAGGCATATTTAAATTGGTTTGAAAAAGAAGTTGGAAAATATTTAAAAGTTAATATCTTTAGAGAATTACTTCTAGAAGATACTTCTAAAAAGATATTTTCAGTAGTTAGTCCTTTAAAATCATTAATATCCAAAATATTTTTAGGATTTAATTTTAAGTCTATGGTACGTGATACTTTAGAAGGATTTTAGTAGAATTATATAAAAATTGCCACTAAATAGACAGATTTAACAACTGCTAACTTAACTAAAGCTTATAGTTATGTATTTAAAGGAAGTTTTACTAATGTTAGAAGTGTTACTTTATTAAATTAGTTATGTATTTAGTATGGTTTATCTAATTTGGACTTTGCTAACATAGCCACAGGCTTAAGAACCGATAGAAGTGGTGTTAGTCATATAGGGGATATTATGTATAATACAATGAAACGTCCTGATTTCTTAAATAGAATGTCCTTGTTTGTAGCAAGAGCTTTATAGGATGGAGTAATAGATATTGATAGTACAGGCAATCTCACTAAAGATAGTGCTTTAAATATAACTAAAGATGGTGAACTTACATATGACGCTACTCTAGATAAAAGGTTTATAGACTATTTTAAAGGAACTAAAGGTTCTGAAAAATATTTATAGGCTAAAGCAAGATATTATGCATCAGTACGAGGATATAATAAAGATCATATAGAAAGCCCTATTGAATATATGGGTAATAAATTACCAATGCCTTATTCTCTAACTGAAATTGATAGAATTAAAGATTTTGCAAATCATATTTATGCAAATTATGATTTGAATGGTAAAGCTATGTGGGAAAATATGGCTATAGGTATGGGATTTGGACAATTTACTACTTATCTAAATGCTACTATTGGAAATTATTTTTCTAAAAAGAGATTAGTAGAATCAGATAAATTTGAGTAGGAAACTGTAAATGGTAGACCTTTATTTATAAAATCTGATGGTACTTTAACTTTTGAACAATCTGAGGACTCTGTTCCTGCTATAAAAAATATTCCTATAGTAGTTCAAGGTATTATGGGAACTTATGGAACTTTATTTAAAACTCTAATTAATAAACGTTCTTTAACAGAGTGCCATAAATATTTGCAAGCTAATCCTTAGGAATTTAAAAATTTTATTAAAGGATTATCAGATTTAATTTATTTTGCATTTATGACGATTTTGTTTAAGTCAGTATTAGTTCCAGGATTTGATGCTTGGTATAAAGATGAGGCTAAGAAAAATATAGTATTAGCAGGACTTAGTAAAGGAATATTTAAAGGCGCATAGCAGTCTCCTAGTAATTTCTGTGGACCTTTTAGTGTAGTATCAGCTTCAGGAGATATAAGTGTGCCAGTATACACTTATCCTGTTACTGAATTAAAAAATATGTTTACTATGGCAACTAATCCAAACTTCTTAGATGATCCTGTTAAGTAGCTCTCTATATTCACATTATCAAGTATTCCAGCAACTAGTATGTTCGCTTAGGCTTTAAAAGTAAATAATAATAGTAATACTTAATTAAAAAAAATAAGGGGCGTAACCCAGGATTTCTCCTGAGCTACGCCCCTTTAAATGTTTAATACCAATATAAGGTATTAATTAAATTATTTTCTTCTACTAAATCTTGTAATATACTGATATCTATTTTTCCCACCATAGTAATTTTAGCATGTGGATTATTAAACAACTCCGGATATATTTCTTCTGTATAAACATATCCTTGATCAAAATAATCACAGCACTTTTGTGCTTCTACTACATTTACGTCTAATAAATTTATTTTAAACATTAGTCTGTTACTTCTTCAGATTCTTCAACATAAGTATCTCCTGATGATTCATACCATTCATCTGCCATTTCTCCTCTCCACCAATTTTCTTCAGCTTCTTCTTGGGAGTTGGCTTCTACAACATAAGATATATATCTAATTACATCTTTACTAGTAGTTACTAAATACTTAGGCATTTAATTTTATTTTGTAAATCAGTTATAGTTCCATTATTTTGAATAATCTTATCAAAAGTATAATCATCTAATGCTGTCTCACTAATATGGTCCATTAATGTAATATTAGGTCTTTCTACTCTCCATACTTCTCCTCCTAAATCTTTTATCATTTTAAATTCATTAGGATAGCGGACATCTGGAATTAAGATAGTATCTATAGATCCATTCTTTTTAATAGCTGCAATCTTACCAATCATAATATTTACCCAAAAATCTTCAGTAATACTTTGTCTAAAAGCATTGCCAACATCTTGCAGTAAATTTCTGACAGTATAACCTTTACCCATCCAAGGAATAGTTAACTTCTTAGTCTCTTGTAGAGACATATCATAAGTACCAAATGGTATAAGTAATCCTTGACAGCAATCTTTTAAAGAATCTGCAAAATGTAAAGTAGTACAATGTGCTTTACTAAATCTACTATAATAATTAGCTACAGTGTCTTTACCTGAAGTAGCTTTTCCAGAAATTCCTATTATTACCATGTATCAATATCAGTTATATTTTTTTCATTCTTACAAACATTACATCTTATTCTTACAAAAGTACCTAGTCCAAAAGGTGAGAATATATAGCTAAATTTTGGACAACCATTAGCTCCTGAATAAGGAGTGTCACACTGCTTATTATGTTCTTTTATAAACTCTTCAGCTGCTTGACACTCCTTATCTGATAATTTAAAAACCAATCTTTCTTTGTTCCTTTTTATTAAAATCTATTTTATCTCTATTATAAATTTCTGCTAAAGTTTCAGCTTTATCATCCCCACATATAGCTTTAGTTTTATCTTTATTTAGAGCTTTAAACTCATATTTTACTTTGAGTCTTCCAGGTCTTAATAAAGCTTCATCTATATCTGTTAATGCTGCATTAAAAGTACATAAAAATCGTATGTTTAAAGCATCCCCAACTAATCCATCTGTAATATTTAGAAGAGAATTAATCAGCGGATTTTCATGAGTATCTCTACGTTTTAATACATATTCACAATCTTCCATTATAATTACAGCATTCTTTAATCCTAAGAGAAAAGATAAAAATTGTCCTGAAATTATATTTTGTAACATAGAAAAATCCATTATATAAAAATTAGTATCAGAACAATCATAAATAAGCTTTTTTATGAGGCTCGTCTTTCCACTTCCAGGAATTCCGAACATTAGCGCTAAACCAGAACCGTCTTTTTCACAAAACTCCTTATATTTATCATAAGGTAAATCATCATTGTAGTTCTTTTTTACATCAATATCAATATTTCTAGAACTTGTACATTCCGTAGTACTGAATCCTGTATTAGTAGATACTACTAAATCATAAGTTACAATTTTATCAGTATCCTCAGGTAGTGGTTTTACAAATTCTAAAAGTTTTTCAGCTTGCTTATAATCGTTATAATTTACTTGAATATAAGTACTAAATATTTGAACTTCTCCATATGCTGTAAAATAATGACCTATTTCATCTTCATCAATATAAATTCCATAATCTACATTATCAGAAAATTCCTTTATGAAGTACTCTTGATAAATACGAGGACTATCAGTTACACTATCTAATTCTAATTTATCTTTATGTTCTACTACTCTAGGATTAAAAGCATTTAAAAGTTGTGCTTTATTATCCTTATTTAATATTATAAAATAAGCACGAATGTTACTATACATAGTATACATCACTGCTGGTTTAAATACAGTATCATGTACTTTATATAATTCTTTTAATGTTGCCTCTATTCTAGCTTGTATTGTATTACTGTACATTAATATAAAATATTGTTAAAGATTTATCGAAGCTATTTTTATTAGCTCCTAAAATATCTATATTAGTCTTTCTATTAGAGTATACCGCAGTAACTCCATTGAATTCTGGCATAGTATTATAGGATGCACTTGAGGATAATCCATCCATAGCATCAAAAGGTTTTCTTTTATATGATAAACTAATAGGAATTGATTGATTCATTATTTTCGTCCTAACCTAATTAATTTATAAAATTTTTTATCTAAATTCAGATGTATAACTATATCCAATAATAATGATAGTTGGATGATTAATTCTAGTATAGATAGACCTGTATTAACTACTGGACAAAATACTAAAAATAATGTCCAAGGCTTTTCGTCGAAAAAGTCATCATCGTATCTAATACTTAATATAGCTCCTATAATTGATGCTATGTATATTATAATTAAAGTAATCATTTCATTTCAGTTAATTCAATGAATTTTTGGTGCATTGGTTTAGCTATTTCTTGAGCCATTGGGTGTGCATCAGGAGCATCTCTACGGTAAAAGAAATTAGTCCAAACATCTTCAAATCCACAAGAGATAAGTTCTGACTTAATACTTAGAGGAAGTACAGAACGAGCTTGCTGAGGTGTCCATCCTTCAGATAAAAGAAAGAAATAGTAATATTCTGCATATTGAAGAGCGTCAATAAGTCCTGATTCTGCTGCTCCTATACGAGGTAGCCTATCAGGAGTATAATCTGGCGTATCATAGTCTCCTTCAGGAATATTACACCAGCATGGTTTAATAAAGGTAATCTCATTGCCAAATTTATCCTTGGAGTAATTACAATAACGAGTACTTTCAGCCAAATGAGACAATCCTACATGAGTTCTAAACTCATCCATAACTCCGCGATCAAGAATCATGTGAATTGTATATCTTTTATAATGATATTCAGTAGGCTCACAAAGATATTGTAAGTCATCCTCCCAATGATGCTCTTTAATCACTCTGTAATTAGTAGTCACATAAACAGTATTTCTAAGTTCTCCATTTATTCTAGTACTACCATTTCCAAAACTAAATTTACTCCAAGGATTATAAGCATATTTGTCAAGCCATTCCATATTATCCTCTTTTTGAGAAGTTCTAGATAAATACACAGTGCCAAACTCAAGAGGTCTATCATGCCCTCTAGACTCTAGCATATTTACAAACTTCTCATAAGAGGTATCTGTAATCTTATCTTCGCTTTTATAACTAACTCGTGCACATCTTTCAATATGCTTTTTAATTCCCACTAAAGAGAAATCTGTTTGATTGATAAATTCAAATGACTGTTTAATTAACTTCATGTTACTTAACTATTTTTACATATAATGTATCATGAGGAACTGTTTTATTAGTTCCCTTTACAATATCTCCAATTTTTGAGAAGTTCTTATCAAGAATAATTACATCATCTACAAAATAATCACTTTCTCCTCTATTTTTAAATACATTTTTACATCCCCAAACTTGGTGATATTTAATTTTAATTTTCCAACCCTCTACTTGGGCTTTAACTAATGTATCAATAAGTTTTTGCTGATCATTACGATCATTATCCATTGAAAAAGCAAATGGTTCTCCACTAGAATTCATACCAGTCTGGGTAACATTAAGTAACCCATCCCATGAATCCCAGAAAACTCCTGCTTTACTAAATTTAGTTACAGTACCAACACGCTCTCCATTAGAAAACTGTTCTTTACAAGACGTTAAGCACGCCATAGCTACTAGAAAAATAAAAATTTTTTTCATTCTTTGTTGTTTTAAAAAATTGTCTAGCATTTTTTATATATCTTTGTAATTCTTCTCCACATAATGCCTCATAATAAGGGTATTGGGAAGAGGTTACAAATTTTATATACCAAGGATTATCTTTATCTCTTATAATTAAATGAATATTAAATGGATTATATCTTGGATAGTCTTCAATTTCTACAGTAATGTCAGGATATTTGCAATCTTTTATTTGTTTAAATATATTAGAATATTTTTTTTAAAGATTCATTCATATTAATATAGTTATTGATTGATTATACATATATAACTGTAGTTACTTCTTTTGGAAATACTTCTGTTAAATCTGTGTCTTCATCTACTGTGTCTTTAAAATCCCAATATGGACTTTGATAATAATCAAAAGAATAATACTTATTATTGACTTTTATAATTGCCTTGTATTCAACATAACCTTTCTCTGAATCAATATCAAGAATAGTATATTCGAGGTTTATTACCTGTATATATGAATATAATCTTTTTAAATAATCATATATTTCATCTGAGTTATGGGATTCACAAAATTCTAGATATTTGTCTGCAATATCATCAGGCATATAGTCTTCTATTTCTTCCCATCCATAATTTATGTTAAGTATGTAATAATATTCGTCCAGTCTTAATTTCATAATTCTAAAAAGTCTCTAACGTCAATATAATCTATACCAAAATTCTCAGCACATTTCTTATCTGAATCTGAAAAATCTCCTTCTTTACCAGAAGCATCTCCTATCATTAGCATTTCATGTTTATTTTGAACCTCCCAAATATAGCACATATTCTCTAACATTCCTGTATTTGGTTTTCTAAGAGGATCATTGCTATTATTAGATGGACAATATTTAGAATCCCCCACTTCGCAAAGCAAATAGTTAACACAAAAACTTGTGATACCTAATATTTTAGCATCAAAATCTTCCTTAGATATAAATCTACCAATACCTCCCTGGTTAGTTACAACAAAGAACCAATTTAAATTAGGTATTTTCTTTTTAATCTTGTCCAATACAGGAAGCTGTATTCTAAAATCTGTAATATCTTCAGGAAATGTTTTACCTGAAATAGTCTTAATTAAAGTACCGTCCAAATCAATGAACAGTACTTTTTTATTTTCAAAATCAATCATTTAAATATTGTTTAAGTAACACTTCATCAGATGAATCATCTAAATATTGCATGGCTTCACCATAATTTATCCAATTATCTACTCCACACTCTTCTAATGTTAATAATTTCTCAGAGTTTCTAATTAATTTTAAAAGAGTATCCTTATCAATTTTTATAATATTACCTATATCAGTAATAGATACTTCACTATTACCCCATGGGATAGATTCTTCTTCTCCTTTTTCATTTACAGGAACTTTACTTCCCTCCCAACAAGGACAAGGCATACTTGTATCCATTTCTAAGGCATCATGTACTGAGCAAAAGTTATTTGGATCGTTTACAAGATACTCGAAAGTTTCTTTTACCTTATACATTAAGCAAGAATATTTTTAAGATTAGTTACAAAATTATCTGCCTGAGCTTTGATACTCTCAATCTCTTTAATTTCATACTGTAACTCTTTAATAGAATTTTCTTTAGATGTGATTTCAGTATTCATTCGCTCTATAAGGGAAGCGGTTTTATCGTGAGTAGACTGAAAAGCAGATTTAATACTAGAAAGTTCGTCAGTAAAAGTTTTATTAAAAAACATAACAAATATTATTAAAATTATAAACAATTTATCTAAGGATATAGATATACTATCCCATTTACTATAGTAGCTGCTATACAATATATTGCAGTAGCTGTTATAATTTCATCGGAAGAAGCTTTTGTAATTAACATAACTATTAAAGCTATACCATAGATAATTACAATAATTATATCAATTATTAGAAGCTCTAACATCATCATAATAAAGTACTGATGGATTATCTCTGTGTATATCTATATTATCTAATTTAGCTATAGCTACCTTCTGCTTAAATTGTCCTAAGTCAAATCCCAGAGTAATTACATGAATGCCATTTACTGTAGGAACATAATATAATATTATATTTGTGTAAGGTCTACATTCCCTAATTAAATCTAAATATTTATTTATAAGACTCCAATCTTTAGTATCAAAATCTAATATCCATTTAGATTTATAATCAGTATTTCTTCTTTGACCTATTGCTTTAGAAACACATTTAAATAACTTCTTAGAATTACATTCTATAGCTTCTAGAGCCTCTCTAATTATCTCGTATTGTACTTGTTTACAATTTCTAGGATTTACCCAAAAATAGGCACGAGCATTAAAAGTTTTACATAATGTAACTATTTCTTCTTTTTTATTTAAAAAAGATTTTTTATCAAAGAAATGATAATCTTTAATTACATTGTTATTACTACCTATATTACATTCTTTTTTCCTTTGTATTACTTGTACAAAGTAAAAATCTCCTTGGTCTGAGAGATTATCAAACCAAGGAGCAAATATATTAAAATTATCTACCATTTAAAGGATACATATAATTAATTTACTCATTCTTCTTCTAAATCAAAATCATCAATGCTCCATCCTTCATCTAAAAAACGATTTTGCAAAGATTTACTAATATCTTCAATATTAGTTGTAGAAATTTGTTTACTTATACAAAAACATATTGTATAATCTTCTTCTTTTAAAGGAATATCTGTATTAAGATTATCTAAAAATCTCTCTTCAGATTGCATCAACGTTGGTGAATTACTAGCCATAATTAAAATTGCTCAATATAATCAGCTTCAGGGAATTTTGCATATACATCATCCCATGCTGCATCTACTTCAATTTCATCATCTTCGTCATAATGGTTAGAATACTGAGTTCTAGAACCATCTTTATTAGTTATAATAAATGTCATATATTTATTACGTATTTATCAACAAATTCTCCATGAGTTTCACAATAATCTAATTGTTCATACTCGCCCATTCCAATACAAGCAACTTCTACAAATCTTTGTAAAACTCCTTCGGAAACTTTATCTACTAATTTATGACAAATTTCTTTTTGTTTGTCGTAATCTATATCAACGAATTCTTTGCCGTCGATATATAATGAATAGTCGTTACCAATGTAAGTTATTTCCATTTTAATGAATCCAGTAATTAGGTAATGTCCCATCTTTACATCTAGAGATATCTGCATCTAACTTACATCTAGTACAAAATATTTCTCCTGCTCTAACCATAATAGCATGAAGTCTAATAGCTACTTTTTCAGCTATTTTTATAGGTGCTTCACAATTAATCTCGTCGTACGGCGTGACAGTAATTAAAACCTTATTAAAAAGATTATTTTCTACTATCCATTTAAAGAAATAAATCATACTTACTTTATAACATAAAGCTCCAGTATGTTGTATTCTATAATTTATACTATTCCTTTCACACTCACCTTTTTTCTTAAAGAAATCTCGTACTTCTTGTACTGTATCACAGTTAGGAGATTCTCGCTTCATTTCTCTATAATACTTCCAAAATTCCCTATCTTGCATTTTTTCTTGCATTGAACGTAGAGATTCAAAATCATATATATGTGCTCTATATTTACTTATAGGATTTAGAAGTATATAGCCTTTTTCCATTACTATCTTTCTACAATACTCTTGGTACTTAGCTAATCCTGAGAAACCCGACATATAATTTTCATATATTTTTTTAGCTTCTTCTATAGAGATACCTTTGTTTCGATGAATAGTGTTAAAATCACCACCGTAATTTCGCTTGTATTAACTCTCAGCTCTTTATCTGAGACTCTATATGTTACCATATAGGCTAGACTATTTCATCACCTTACTTTATAGTTTAGGTGTTGGGCGCTCGTGTCTCTATTATATTCTTCTTGTGAAGTTTCAAGAGTTAGTCGTTGAACCTTCCAACTTTGTTAAAGGTTGGCTTGGCTGCAGATTTTCCTTAAGTTCCTGCAATTCACCCAATTTTTCATTCTCTATGTTTCCATAGAGTGCCACAAAGTTTTTCAATTTTCTTGATAAACAAACTACTGCATCTTTGTATAAAAAATGATAAAATTTTTCAGATTCACTTTTTCTATCTATTCTAATTTTGTAAGCATTACAATCAGTATGTTGATAAATAATAGAGTAAATATCATTTTTATCAAGTATAGTTTTTATTTTATCTAAAAATATTTTACTAGCACAAGTAATATTACACTCGTATCTAATTTGTTTTTCTGAACTGTTTCTAATGCTTCCGTCTCCATCAAAATAGCCTAAAATAAAATTGTTAGTATACTCAATATTAGGATTTAATGTAAGGGACTTATTAGGAGTAATATTTAATATATTAATAAAATATTCACAAAGTTCTTTAGAGCATATATAAGCTTCTTTTATACCTGTAGGTCTGTCACTTCTACAAACTGTATTTTCTCCAAAATATTTTATAAATTTAATTATGACTTCTTCATCCTTACTAAATAGAGAAACTTTATAAGCCCTCTTTTCTGGATTATAATTTATATTGCCATCAGCACATATAAATCCTATCCAATATTGAGTTTCTGGAGAAGTTAAATCCATAAATTTACTTAAATCCTTATTAGGTTTTTTATTTATTCTCTGAGAACGTTTAGGAATATTATATTTATCTAATATTGATGAGACAGTGTTGGTACTGCAATGACAAGTTTTTGTAATTTCAGTTAATATTACTCCTTCGGTATATAATTTTACTACTAAAGATTCATTTATAGGAATCTTTGAGGAGGAATTCCTTCTTTTCGGTAAATTATATTTTTCTCTTACTTTATTTACTGTAGCACTACTACATTTACAAATCTGTAAAATTTCGCTAATCTTTGTATCTTTTTCATACAAGTTTTTGATTTTTAATTCTTTTTCTATATCCATATTACTAAAATATTTATTAATAGTAATATAGTTTATAGCGAATTATATCAAAATAAAAATTGCAATAATTTAAGGATTAATGGCAAATTCTATGCCTTTGGCTTCTTGTCTAAGATGGTGATACTTTTCTTTAATTTCTGTTATTTTTGTATCTCTTGGTATTTGATCAGGATAACTCATATAAGCAGTTAGAGAATGCAAATCCCCACTTCCTTCCATTAATTCATGTATTAAAGCTTTATCATTAGAGATAGAAGCCATAATGAAACTTTCTTGCTACGTAAACACGCTGGACTATACCTCAGCCATGATAAATTTAATTATTTATTTTAGGCTCCTCGTTTCTAGTCTCTGCACCTTCCTTTATTATAAGGCTTGGCTCAGTCTTTGATAATGCTCGTTCATTAACTGAATTTACGAGGTTTTCACCTGTAAGTTTCCTTACAAGGGGGCCAAATTTTTCATATTTTCTTTTTAGAAAATAATGAGCATTATGATATAAACTAAAACATTTTTAATATATCCTTAGATTTATTTACAGATAGATTATCCAAAGTATATTATGTTAAAAAATGTTATAGTTTATATGTTTATTTTTTACCCGAGTAGTCTATGGAAATCCAAGAGTTACCTTTCTCTGCAATAAAACAACTTCTAGTTTCTGGGTCTGCTGGAAGATTAAGAAAATTTACATATTCTATTTTAGCATTCTTATCTTTTCCACCACTAGATATTCTGGCAGTATTAGTACCTAGTTGATTAAACTTAGTATATACTCTACCAGTTTCAGGATTTATTTGGTCTAACCAGTTTTGTCCATAAGTAGAACATACTTTTTGAGCTTCCTTATAATCTAGATAAATAGGAAGAATTTCAAAATCCTTAGATTGAGGCTCTAATAATTTAGCATCTACAGAATCTTTTAATTTCTTTGTTTTACTATCTATAGTAGAAGTATTTATTCCAATAGCTTTAAATAATGGAATTACTTGAGCTGCGCTATTCCAATTTATAGTACACTGTGGGTCAGTATTAAATCCTGAAAATAAATCCCCTTGTAAATCTACCTTAGTAAATCTAGAATCATTTCCATAGTGTTTTACTACCCAATCATTTAATTTAGTTAGAGCAATTTTTAAACGTTTAGCATCTTTTACCATTTTAGCTTTCCATTTTTCTACGTCTAATTTTACTCCACACCATTCCATATAAGCCAATGGAAGGACAAATCTATTCTCTAATTGTACTGCCTTTACTAAATCTTCTTTTTCTAGTGCTTTTATTTGGGCATTCATTAAATCTTCCAAATCTACTACATCATTAGCTGCATAAACTATTACTTCCTCAGTTAGACCAACTTTAGTAATTTTACCTCGAACAGTTTTATCCATATATTTATTAAGATACTTGTATTCAAGAGTCTTTAAGTCAGCATGGAAACTACCTTTAGGATATCCCAAATATCTAATCTTTTCAGCTAACATTACATCCCATACTTTAGATAATATAATGTTATGTTTAAAGAAGAATTGAATATCAAATTTAGCATTAGCTAAAATATATAGAATAGTAGAATCTTCTAATATATCTTTATATTCCCAAATGTTTATAGTAGTACAATCAATTACTACTTGATTTTCTTTAGTACCTATCTGAACTGTTAATAATGCTTTAGTATGGGGATTTAGTCCCATAGTCTCAGTATCTAATCCTCTAATTTTTTTCATAGAATTAATAATTTCCTTACTTCTTTCTATGGAAATACATTCATATTTAGAAGATTTGAATAAAGCTTTAACCTTGGTAACTAAATAAATCATTTAAATGTTTTTAAGAATTTTTCTTTTTCTAAGTTTCTTGATTGCTTCTTTCCTAATTTGTCTGATACGTTCTGGTGTACATCCAAATAAAGGAGATATAAGTTCAGGAGTATATTCTTGCCCAGTAAATCCATAGCATAAAATTATTATGTCATGTTCTTTATTAGAAAGTCCATTTAAAACTTTGTTAATAACATTAGTCTTATAAGACTGTTCTATATTATTATCTGCTAGAGGACTATTATTGTTTTTAACAATGTCTACTAAAGTAGAGTCTCCGTCATCATCATTACTACCTAATGGAGTGTCTAAAGACATACATACTTTTTTAGCATTTATAGCTCCATTAATTTGTTTCATAGTTTTACCAGTAGCTTCTTCCAACTCTTCATCTGATGGAGGTCTATCTTCAGTTTGCCAATATTTATTTATAACTTTAGCAGCCTTATTATAAGTAAGTTTTTGACTTACAGGAACTCTAACAGTATCTGCTTTATAATGAATAGCTCTACGAATAGCTTCACTTATATGCCATACAGCATAAGTTATAAATTTAACATTATATTCACTTTTATATAAGTGGCTAGCATGAATAAGACCTACATTTCCTTCAGCTATTAAATCCGATAAAGGTAGTCCTTTATTCTGAAACTTTTTAGCTACAGTTACTACAAACTTTAAATTAGCATTTACTAATTTCTCCCAATCTCCAGTGTCAGCACATTCTTTCTCTTCCTCTAAAGATAATGGGGTAGAATGAGTAATGTTATTTAGATAAGCTTGTAGTGCTTCACTATCGTCTGTAATTAAATTATACCCAGCCATCTTTATGCCATGTTGAAGTTAGTAAACCTTTTGTGTAAGTTCTATAATAAGTACACATATATTCATTTGGATCTAATTCTTCTGGCAAATCTTCATCACATTCATAGAAGTTATTACGATATAAATAACAATTAGTTATTTCAGTACCATCATAAGGTTTATATGGCATATTAGAATAATCTATTATATTATATAAAGTATCATCTACATTCATATAATCTGTAGTATAAATTACTTTATCAGGAAAATTTTCCCTCAATTTATTAAAATCAGTAGATATTTGTTCTACATGAGAGCCAAAATGAGAATCCTCTATAATAAAATAAATCATTAGTCTTCTTTTATTAAAGTTTGATCAAATTTTATATTATCTACAGAAACTACTTCTGTGCAGAAAGAGCATGATGATTTAATAGCTTCTGATATAATCTTAGATAATTGATTAATAACTTCTTCAGGAAGTTTTCCAATGAAGTTTCTTTTATCAGTCCTAATCTTAGCAGGTATTATTGGTTGAAGACTTGTTTGTCTAATTTTAATAACTGCATCATAGGATACTGAATAATCTTTAATAGGAGAAACATATTTAACTTTAGGTTTACTCTCTACCACTGGAATTGATACCTTCTTTCTTGGCATATTTCTTAGTTGTTTCATATTCACACATTAACATTGCAAAAGTACTAGCAAGCGATTCATCGCCTCCAGTATTCCACAGATAGTTAAAGGCGTGGAAAAGCTCATGATAATATGTGTTAAGAATACATTCTTTGGATAAAGGCTCACCATTATGTTTAAATATTTTGATTCTGATGATCTGCTCATCATAATCAAATTGTCCATATAATGGGTCGTTGTCGTCGTATAATTCTTCGTATAATTGTACTTTGAAGGTGTGACATCCGAGAGTAAAGGTCTCCGGAATGTATGGTAATTTTTCATTAGCTATTACGTCTTTCATTTTAAATGTCCAAGTATAATGGTTTATAAATCTCTTTATAGTTATTATCTAATATAGATACGTTATATATTTCAGTATTATCTAATTTTAAATATTTGTCTTTGCAAGTATGTAAATGCCCACAAAATACATATCTAGGTTGTACTCTACAAATAGCATCTGCTAAAGATTTACCTCCAGCGTGAATAGCTTTTGGGTTCCATTGACTAGGAGGTAATAAATCTAAATCCCCTAACATTGGAGTGTCGTGAGTTAAAATTATATCAGTATCTTCTGGAATATTATCATAATAATCTTTTAACCATTCTTCACTTTGCATAAATGACCAGTTACCGAACTTATGGCAGAAAGGAGAGCCATATATTTTATAATGTTTAAGACTCCTAGCTATATATTCATAAGTAGTTCCTGACAAATATGTAAGTTTAAAATCAGTTTTAGATTCTACTGCATGAATTATAAAAGAAGCTCTTTCTATAAGTTTATCGTGATTGCCTGCAACCATAATAACTTCATCACAAGGAAGAGAATCAATCCATTTTGTAAATTCATCTAAAAACCATAAGGTAGATTCAGCATTATCAAATTGAATATTTAAAGGAACAATATCTCCTGCTAATAATACTAACTCACAAGGCTCAATTCTTGGTAAATGACCATGGAGGTCACTTAGTACGCAAATTTTCGTCATTATAATAAAGAATTTTTTATTTCATTATATAGGTAATTATCATATTCACTTAATACTTCTGAATTTATTTCTTTTATAATAGGATATAAGATATACCAATAATATTTAATATCTAAAATATCTATAAAAGCATTTATTTGAGCTCCATATCGAGGGCAATTAAGTGAAAATAATTTATAAATACTGGGAAATCTTTGTCTATCTGCTATTTGCCAATCTTCTATAAGAATTTTAGCTAATTTATGTAAGGATATATTAGCATATATATAATTCTTAAGTATTATTCCATTACTTCTGTCAGCTGCAGAACTCATTAATATAATTGTTTAATAGAATCATCTAAATCATCTCTTCTAGCTTTGAAACTAGGTTGCAATGGAATACCATCTTCAGAATAGTAGAAAAATTTACATTCTCCAAAATGTCCTTTATATTCGGTATCAAAATTTTCTACATAATATTCTTTTAAAGCTCTATCTCCCCAAGGCTTAGCTTTAAAAGTTCTACCATCAGGTAATTCCATTATAAATACCATATCTTCAGAACCTCTTAGTCCTAACTCATAATCTACAATCTTAAAGCAGTCATCTTTGTAATTTTTGAATTTGAGCATAATGTTCTTCCTAGACCCGAACTCATACATGCCTTCAGGATCTCTACAAACAACTCCTTCCCAACCTTCAGCTACATATTTATCATGTAATTTCATAATATTATCATATCCAGTAACTTTTACTTGAGGTAATATTTGCAAATGTAATTCAGAATCACTAAAATCTTTATTAGGATTAAATCCAAGTTTAAGATATTTAGCTATTCCAATTAACATTTTTAACCTAGTTTTAAAAGGTATGTTCGGAACCATTATATCATATATAAAATACTGTAGTTTATCACAATCTACAGCATTCTTTTCCATTCTAGCAGCACTATTTATTTTAGCCAGACTCCAACCATGTTTATAAAGCTCACCATCAAGTTTAATTGATGGATGCTCTTTAAAGAATTGAATTAATAGTGGATGTTTTCTTATGTGAGTAGTGCCAAAATCATAATCTCCACCTCCTCTAGAAGCAGATTTTATTTCTTTACCATTCCAATAAAAAGAACATCTAAGTCCATCCACTTTTCTACTAGCATAATAGTAAGGAGTGTTATCAATAGTTTTCCTAGCCACTTTACTAGCTTGTTTAGCTAACATATGTTTAGGAAAACCATTACCATCAGTATTATACTCAGGAAGAAAGTTTAAAATTATTTTCTCATCTTTATTATCAGGATCTTCTTCAACTTCTTTATAACCTTTATCCTTATATTCTTTAAGTTTGGAGTTAAACTGAAGTTGAGTTTGTTCCCTAAGAGTTCTACTAACTAATCCTTTCTTTATAGGAATATCTGGATGGTCCAGTCTTTTACCATTTAATTGCCAAGACTGTCTTTTAATAAGATAGGCATGAGCGGAATCACTCCACTCATACCATAGTCTTACACATCTAACTTTACCTTTAGCATCCTTAGACACTAAATAAGCATTTGTTTGAAATTCTTTTTCAAATAAGTCAGACACGATTCAATTTCTTTAAAGCATCATAAAATTGTTCAGGAGTTTCTACTTTTACAAGTTCTCCATCTATAATCCATTCTTTTTCTACATCTTCATATAACCACCATTCTATATCATTTATAGTTTCAACATCATTATTAGCTAAAGCTCTTACTAAATCAGTTATAATAAATGTTGTAGATTCCCCTATAGGAGATTCTCTTAATACACAATTTAAAATATCTTCAAGCTCCTCTAATTTCTTATAATAATTTAAAATATTACGTAAAGAATCACAGAATCTTTCTTTATCGTAAGTTCTGAAAGTATCATAAGAATCTTCTGCTCCTTGTAAATAGTCTGATACTACAGCTTCTACAGCATCTTGATGATCTTTTGAATCTAGTATTGTCTTATTAGCATACTGCTTGCCTAATACTCTTAATTTCTTTAAAAAAGATTCTTTACTTATCATTTTACTCCGGATTTACCATAACCACTATCAGATCTATCTGTTTCATCCAAAGAATCTGTCTCTATAAGATTAGCTTCTTCTACTTTATTGAGCACTCCCTGGGCAATTCTATCACCTTGTTCAATTATAAAAGGTTTAGTACCATCATTCTTAAGAATAACTCCAATATTACCTCTATAAATTGCATCAATTGTTCCTGGAGTATTCAATACGGTAATGCCATGCTTCAAAGCCAAACCACTACGAGGACGAATCTGAAGTTCATAACCTTCAGGAATTGCCATATATAAACCTGTTGGAATAAGTACTCTACCTCCAGGATTAAGAATTATTGTAGTATCATTAAGCTTAATAGCATTAAACAAATAATTACTATTTTCAATTTCTTCTACATTAGCTCTGAGATCAAAACCTGCATCACCTTTATGTGCATACTCAGGAAGTTTATTACTAGATTTATTAATTACTAGAATATTAATAGTTGTGCTCATTTAAATAAGATATTAATTTAGAAATTACATTGTCTTTATCTTCTGCATAAAAGGCTTTAATAACCTTATCATCTTTTTTCACTAATGCAAATGGGGTTTGATTACTACCCCATTCTTGCTGTATCTTATAAGCTTTACTACGTTCTACTTTAGAACCTCTATCTAAGAATTGTAAAAAAGCTTCTCCATTATAGGAGTTTTTAAACAATTCTACTAATGCCGGATTATTATGAATCAATAATACATCAATCATAATAGCATAGTTATATCGCTTCTAGTTCTAGACATACTTACATATTGTAATTGTCTAAGAGTCTCTTTATCTTTAGCTCTAAAGATATCTTTCATATCTATAAATACATTATCATAAGAAGACCCTTGAGAACGATGAGTAGTAATAGCATACCCATATTTAAAAGTAGCTTTTCTTATACATCTGCCATCAGTAAATAAATCTTTAGATGTGCAAAAACTTCCCATTAAAGCATAATATATTCCCCACTTCTTTTTTCTATCGTATCCTTGAGAATTTATTGCTTCAGTTCTTATAGTTTCTATAACTATAGCTAAATCTTCATTACATTCTTCTGGAGCTAATAGTGGAATTTCAAAAGAGGCATTGTTATATTCGTCATATAGTTTAACTATATATCCTTTACACTTAGTATAATATGGAACATCAATAATAGTAGAAGTAAATTCTTCCACTATGTAATCCATAGAATTAGTTACTTCATAACCATCTTTTTTGAAATTCTCATAAGCCATTAAAATTTCTCCTTTATGAAGAAAATTATTATCATTCCATAAAAGTTTATGAATAGCTTTATTATAGTTATTTACACGAGCATTAGTATAAGCTAGAATTTTAGTATGTAATATATCCTTAGCTTCTATTTCGTGTTTAAATTCCGAAACTGCTTTTCTGCAAAAATTTTCTAATTTAGACTCTATAAAGAGACTTCCATCTTCACCTTCACAGTTGTCCCACTGTTGTATTGGAGACTCTCTAAGTGTCTGTAAAATGCCTTTAAGACCACTTTTTTCAGATTGTCTGTATATTTTAGTCAATCTAAATTGATGTTTACATCTAAAGACTTTTGATTGTTCATCTTCTTTTACTGGATTTAACTGAGCATAATCATCACAAAAGATAATCATAGTGCCCATTAAGCTACATTTTTCTACTAATAAATCATATAAATCACTACTTACCATAGATGCTTCATCGCAAATGACAATTCCATCATATGGTATAGACATTTTTTTATCATTAGTAGCAAAGAATCTTAATTCTCTGATGTCCAGTTTAAGAATATCTACTTTAGGAGATAACGCTAACATACTATGAAGAGTAGTTGCATCATAATCATTATACTTTTTAAGTACTAAAGCTGCTTTATGAGTAGGAGCACATAACTTAACTGGGAACCCTTTAGTGTTTATCCACTCTAAAAGAAAGCTAGTGCAGAGCGACTTGCCACAACCAGCAGCGCCTCCTAAATTGATAGGATTTAAAAAGTCTTTTTGTTTGAAATTATCTAATATAATATCAATTATATCGTGCAATACTTGTAATTGCTCTTCTCCTAATGTTATTTGTTTTTCTTCTTCAATAAATCTTAACCAATTATTTCCTTTTACAAAAGGATTATCTATCATACTAGGTCTTTCTGGAGACCCGTCGAAATTATCTATATAAATTAATTCATCACTCATATAAATATACTCTTTCTCCTTTAGGAGTAAGAAATCCCTCAGTAAAAGCGTTTATTTTTTCTTTATTACAATTCTCCCAAGTATTTCTATTTATAGCTTCTTTAAGGGATTTATTATAATAAATTATATCTAAGATTGTCTCCCAATATACATCGTTATTATTAGTTTGAAAAGTTAATAATAATTGATATTTCTTAAATAATTCTAAATTTATTTGAGGAGTAAATTCAAATCTAGGACTATTATATTTATCTTTCCAAGTAACGTCATAACTATGTAACTCAATCCATTTATTAGGAAGTCTACAAGGTAATCCTGATATTATGGGTCCAAAATAAATGGAAGGTTTAGGAATTCTAAACCATTTTCTAACCTTCCACCATGTTCTAAGAGGGTTCTCCATCAGCACGTCTTAAATAAGGTATTAACTTTTCTTCTATTGTTCTATAAAAAGACGGACTAACATCGTCATATACCAGAGTCCCATATAAAGCTTGAATAATTTCTTCTTTATTTAATTGCCACTCTTCCACATAAGATAAAGTGGACTTAATAGACATATCAGAATCAGTATGTAAGAATTTTATATAATCAAATATATCTTTAATACTTACATCTAATTCATCTGTTGTGAGATATTGATATGAAATTTTCATGATTCTAAAGATAATTTAGTTATATATTGTGTAACATCGTCTATAACTTCTCTTAGACCAGAATCTGAGGGGTTATTATTTTTATAACCCCGTAATTTTAAAAATCTATAAGTATAAATGCGAGCTTCTGGCATCCATTTATTAAATACTTCTACATTAGATAATGTTGGAGGGAATAAACTTCTAATCCAATCCCAATATTCAGAAGTATCTATCTTTAAAGTTCCTATGAATTTAATTTCCATTCTTTTAATTCATTATTTTCAGTATCTAACACAAATGGTTTACAACAATCTAGCATTGCATATTTATCTGTGATTACAGGTTCAGTTCTTCCTCCCCAAGAGTGCCCAAATATTTGATAATAACCTTTATATGGAGTTTGCAGTTGAAAATCTTCTAAATCATTCCAGACACAAGAGCCATATTTATTATACCCTCCTCTAGAATAAGGGATATGATCAAGAGCACTAAGATTAGTTATATCTATATTATTTAAGTCTTTTAATTCTAGATTATTATAGTCTATCCAATCTTTAGTAATACCTGCATGAGAGAATAAATATTTATGAGGCTCTTTAGTAGTTAAATCTTCATATATGTAATATAATTGAGGATTTAAACTGCTAATTAACTCTTTTACTTCTTTTTGTTCCCAATAATCAAATCTGCATTTACCATTTCCATTGAAATATGGAAGCTCATGATTACCTAATAGGCATATAACATCAGAAATCTTACGTCTATTCTCTACAAAAGCAACTAATTCTTTAAGATTAGTTAAAGATTCTACTTTATCAGGTTCTTCTACTATATATTCTCCATAAGGGTCGTGATAATCCCCTAAGAATATAATTTTACCTGTCCAATTATTGCATGGTTCTTTCCAAAAACTACGACCGTGAATATCCCCTAAAATTAATATTTCACTCATTCAAATACCATTCTTTAAATTTTTCTAAAAACTTATCTCCAGTAACTAATTCTGTAATATCTTCGCAATCTATATCTCCATTAGAATAATCATAAGGGGAAGCTTCTTCAATTAATTCTTCTATATAATTTTCTATATTGTCTTGAATGCCTTCAATAATCTCGTCAATATTCTGTTCTAATTCTGTCTTATTTTCTTTCATCATTAATCGTGATATTTTTATTAACCATCCAGTTTATATTGCTTAGATCAAAACTCATAGAATCTAACCAATCTTCTATCTCACTATCATACATTTGTAATCTAGGTAAGGTATAAATATAAACTTTACCATTGGAATAATCTAACACAATTATGTTATCCATTATTTTTGTTTTCGAAGCGCATTACTAGTGTTAAATAGTTAATGGCTTCTAGTTCATCATTAGATAAAGATATTAATTTACCATTAATATCAATATCATATCCTTCTCCATTAGCCCATTCCGTAAGAGTTATATAGTCGGAATCTTTGCCTCCATATGTGTATTTCTTAAGATCATCAGTAATCTGACTCACCTTCGTCACTTCCATGATTTAACTTATTAAAACCATAAATAATTAATTCTTTAAAATCTTTTTCTTCTTGTTCTGTTAAATCTAAAGGTCTTTCACCTACCCACATAAATTCATAAACTCCTTCATGTTTATTATACTCAAAACTTGCTATAGCATAACAAGTTTCAGAATTTTTAAAGCAGCTTTTATGTATTTTATGCCAGGAAAAGTTTGGGTCTCTATACCAATCATTATCTATTTTTATAAAATCAGACTCATGACCATAATAACAATTAGGCATATATCTATTTATATGGTAGGCTTTAATTTCAGGAGGATTTTTTAAAAGATAGGTAGCGACCTTAAATTCTAAATTATTTATTCGTTTAGTCTCTATCATCTTCTACATTAATTTTACCCTCTTTAATCATAAATTCTATTTCATCTTCTCTGTAACCAAGAACATCACATAAATAAACTTCTACATCATTAATATCATCTGGAACTGTTACTAAGTCAACACTTCCTACACCGTAATTTAAAATTGCACACTCCATAAAAACTAAAAAAGGAGGCTTATTCAGCCTCCTTCCAAAATATATTCGTACACCATATCATTATATGGGCATTTCTATCTATCTTATAAAATTTTTGATTAGTATTCGGATTATTTAATGGTCCAAATTGTTTCATATAAGGACCAAGTTTAAGATAATCAAAATTATCAATATCTATAACACTATCAGCTAATTCTTGTTTACCACTATACCATCCAATATGTAATTCGGGATAATTTTCTCTAACCCATTTAGCTAATTTATTTATTTCTTTTGGATCAGAATCTCCTCCCATAAATCCTACTAATGTAATTCCTTTATTAGATTCAATTAATCCTTGGAGTCGTTCCAATGATAGTACTTCTCCAATATCTTTTGACAAATAAGGTGAGTGGCAACCATCGCAGAAACAAGGGCAACCACTGATGTTAATACATAGAGAAACTTCATTAGGAAATTCTGCAAAAGTAACAGCTGTATCAACATATTTAAGCATAGAGCTCTTTAATTTTATTCTCAATTATATCGGCAGTTAAAACTCCAGAAGTTCTTCCTACTTCTATATTATCTTTTATAAATACAAGAGTTGGAAGATTTCTAATATTATATTTAAGAGTAGTTTCTTCCTCTGTCTCTATATCTACTGTAGTTAAAGTAATATCAGTATGATTTTCTAATACTCTTTTTAAAATAGGTGCTAAAGCTTTACATTGTCCACACCACTCTGCTTCAAATTTTAATATTCTTTTCATTGTGCTAATTCTATATTAATTTCTAATTCATTCTTTCTACTTCTAGTACTACCTTCTAGTTGTCTAGCAGCACTCCAGTTAGAAATCTTTGTAAGATAGCCGATAATGCGATCCCATAGACTTACATGAGTACTACCACATTTAGGACATTTACTAAACGGTTGTTTTGCTATAAAATGACACTCTTCACATTCACAATTAGGAATATTAAAAGTAGCATATTTACAACCTACTTTAGCCATAAATTTAAGTAAATACTCATATTGTTTCTGACTCAAATGTTCAGATAAATTAAGATGACAAGCAGAACCTCCATCTAATTCATCAGCAGCGAATTCAGAACTATGAAGTATAATTTTATCAAGTATACTTATATGTGTATCATTAGGTTTAAATATATAACTAGCATACAGATTAGTGTCTGTAGGAATCCAATAACCATCAGCTTTATCTCTATTATAAAGTTTTACTGAAGCACTTTCTGCGGGTACTTGTTCAGTATTAAATTGAGCTGTTTTAGTTTTATGTTTCTTATTCTGTTCTTTTATAGTACTAAATATCAATCTACAGAATGTCTTATAATAAATATTATTATTACATTCCATTCCTAAGTATTCAGCCGCCTGATTTAAACCATTAATTCCAATAGTTAAATATTGTTTATCAAGATTAATAAAACCAGCATCATAAGCAGCATATAAATGATGATCTTTGCACCAATGCATTAAGTCGTTATAAGCATACTGATACAAATAAACTCTTTCAAGAATATTTTCTATATATTTCTTAATTCCTTCTTGGAAGTCTTTATGTGTAATCCAATCTACTGGGAAACAACATTTATTGGTATCAACATCAATATGGTCTTTATAATCAGACCAAGTATGCTGCCAATCTTGAATAATTCTATTTAAATCAAGAGTAATAACATTTTTACTACCAGTCATTATACCTATTTGACCATTAGTAGTATTAAATGTATTTTCTTGTACGGCATTCTGTAAACGACAACATGAACTTAAACTATCTACACTACGAGACAAATAAGTAAAGAAAGAATTTCCTTGAGCATATTCATTGCATATAAAATGGAAAGTATCTAAATCTTTAAAATTACCTTCCTTATCTGTTAAGCAAGCATAACTACACACAGGAAATGTTAAGATACATTTTAATCTTTCTTGATTTAACCAATGTAAATAACGTCTTTGTAACCAATTAGTAGAATTCCATTCTGGCTTTGTTCCATCTGGAAATACAAATTCTCCAAACATACCTTCAAAGAAATATTTATCGAAGAATGAAAAATTTGTAAATGGGGACTGCATTCCTCTAGCTCCTGCTATTTGATTAATGGAATAAGTTACCTGTTGGAAATATTGATCAATTTGACTGCCAATAGTTTTCTGTTTTATACAATAATCTGTAGTTATTTTTACACTTGGTTTGAGATAATAATTATTTCCCCATTCTTTTCTACAGAAATAATCCATATACATCAGAAACTCAGGAGTAGCCACTGCTCCTTTAATTTCAGAGGCTAATGCAAAGTTTAAATTTACATAAATACCACAGAATGAATCAAGGTTCTTTGGAACAGCTGATTTACCTCCTAATTTCTCTAATCCAAACAACAAGAAAGGATACATAGAAGCTGCCATACAATATGGTTCCCCTACTTGAGAAGATGAGTCATGAGGATACAAAATAGTTTTAAAGTCATTCCTCATAACTTTTATATTAAAGTTAGGGTCTCTCTTCTTTACAAAACTTTCCCACCATTCTGTATTAGTAAGTTTATTATCGACTTTATGTATTTCAGCGTTTAATACTCCAATACCTTTAGTTCCAACATTACTATTATCATCAATAGTAGCATTAGCAGTATTATCAGACTTTACAAAATTATGAATAAATTTAATATCCCTAGTAGCATGATTTCTAATATCTTCACGTTCTTTACGATATAGAATATATTTTTTAGCCACATCGTGATATCCTAAATCCATTAAAAGTTCTTCAATTTGGTCTTGAATATCCTCAATAGATTGATCTTCAGTCTCTACTACAGAATTAGTTATCTCAGTAACTGCTCTGTAAATATCTTCGTCCATTGTTTTACTAGAATTTTGGGTAATTCCAAAAGCCTTTAGTACAGCATCTCTAATTTTGTTTCTGTTAAACTCTTCTTTAATTCCGTCTCTCTTTATTACCATAAATAACATTTATAAATTAACATTTTAAATCATCTACGAAATAAGCACTATAATACTAGTACTGAACTAATAATATAGTGCTTATATAGTTATTTCAAAATATTATTTACAAAGTTAAAATGCTGTTTACTAGTAAAGTTTTCTCAACCTGATTCATAATATCCTTTTTCATAGAATCAGTTATAATTTGAGTGAATGCATTATATACAGTAAACATATTTGCGTTATCATCTGATATAAGATATGGACTATCTTTTTTATCAAATAATAATTTATAAGCATCAATAGGAGTTGATGTGGCTAATTTTACTTTACCAAAACCATTATCAATAGATTCTGACATACAGTTACGAACCCATCTACCTAAATGCTCATTTACAAAACTCTTATTGGTATAATCGAAATCTGTATCAGCAAAACGTCTGAGAGTAACTCCTATCTCTGTGGTTTGCTCTACAAGTCTTGTAATTGGTTTAAAATTAATTGGAGTCTCTGGTTCTATTTCATTAACTACTAAACTATCTGGATTAAACACACAAAGGTTAGTGCAAGCAGAATTCAGAGCACCTGAATACATTTTTACAACAGCTTTTCTAGTGTCTAGACCATATACCATACCAATTACCTGCTGATGATTAGCATATTGATATTCATTTGGTAATACTGCTTCTAACCATACTCTATTAAAAGTTAAATCAGCAGTATCTATATCACCATTTTTATTATAAGTGATTTGATCAGGTAATTTTACATGTACTCTAATATCAGAAGTTAATTTTTGAACTCTTTCCAGAAAAGGCTCAATATATCCTCTAGTAGGAAGATAATCTTTACCTTTAATACTAGTAGCTTTTCCTTCTAATACTTCTTCTAAAGTAAATTCAGTTGGCATTCTCTCCATTATATGTGAAAAACATTATGTTATCAATAATTTCTTTATCTAATAATTTTTGTACTAAATTATGAGGAGTATCTTCCGCATAATTAACTTTATTTATATCTACACTAGTAATATATATCCACTTACTCCCGTTGTATAATATTTGCCCACAGGGATATGAATTTTTATAGCAGATAAGTAGTGTCTTGTTATCTTTAGTAATTTCATTAGTTACCATCTTAATGTAGTGAGAAACTCTTCATCAGATACTTCTTCAAAGTCTCCGTCTCCGTAAATAACATCTGAGATATTATATTCTACTATTTTAAACTCTGGTTTGCCATGACTATGCCAATATTCTGTAACATGTTTTGCATTACAATTGGGACTAGGACCTAATGCAATACTACAAGAAAATTTATTAGTTTCATAGCAATGTCCTTTATAAAAGTTTTGACATTTCTTTATATAGTCAATAATAGTATTAACTTCTCCTGGGCAAGTAATAACTTCTTTTAGTGGGAGAACTTTTTTATAATCTCTATAAGCAGGTTTATCAGGAGTAGCTTCTTTATAATCATCTTCTATACCTCCTTCTAAGAGTTGCTTAATTAATATTTCAAAAGTATCATCCCAAGTATCCTTAATACCATATGCATCCATATAAGTATCTCTTATATACTTAAAATTATCTTGAGATAAATAATGTCTAGTATATAAAGGATCTTTTTCACTATCTTTAAATCCCTTCTTAATAAGCTCATCCAAATCTATAGAAGGCTGAGCCCATCTATACATTTCTACAAAACACTTATGTAAAGCTTCCTGTAAAATGTCTTCTCTGCTAATCATCGTTGTTAGTATAAAATTCTAATAATTTAAAACTATCTGCTATATGTTTAATATCTATTAATTCATTGACTACTTCTAATAATGTATCTTTACATGTATCAAATTGAGCATTATCTATATTGTCATAAAAATACCACAACTCGGTATCTGAGCAATATGAAATTCTTCCTACAGCCATACCTTCTTTGTAAACAATAATTATGCCTTTATAATCATTAGTAATAGCTGCTAAGTCTATAGTGTGTTCACTATTTTTAGGAATAGTAATATATTTCATTATTTAAAAATCAACTAATTTAAAACTATCGGCGTAATTACTAGCTATTACGTTTCTTAGTAAAGCTAATAAATTTTCGTCTCGTTTGTAACTACAGTTTATAGTAATATCATCTAAGTATACCCACTCATTATTATCATCGTCATATCCAATAAATCCTATTGGTTTATTACCTTTGTATGCTAAGATAATACCTTCAGTATTTGTATCTATAGCAGAGATGTCTATAGATTTATCGGATGTTTCTGGAAGTCTTATGTCTTTCATTAATTATTTCCTTTAATAGTTCCCATCAAAATATCTTTATCTTTTACAATAGTATAATTAATACTCCATTTAGTATGTCCAAAATTAGCTGTAATATAATTACTACTACCATACATACTACCTACTGATATATAATCAAACTGCTTACCAGTAGTATAAGCATAATTATGTAAATCACCTTTTACTATATAAATATGAGGACTACATATACCTTTTTCTGCTATATAATTAGCAAAGAATAATTCAGTCTGAGGATTTAAAGTAAGAGGAAATTGTCTAGTCTGAGAATTATTATCTTTACCATGAGCATATAGGAATTGATGATCTCCAATGATGAAATTATCAATAGGATAGTTACTAATATAACTCTTAACATTATATTTAGTTAAATATGCAGCTAAAAGTTTCTGATTTAACCATTCAAAATCACCACCATGATTAGATTCTCCTATAGAGAGATAATTAAAATCTTCACTTTTTACTTTTACTGTAAGAGTAGCAAAAAACTCCATCATACACTCTATAAATGCTTCACTAATTTCTTTATTATCAAGAATCTCAGGAAGCTCATGACCTCCTCTAGTAGTTTCTTTATTGAATCCATCAATAGAATCTCCAAGATTAACTACATATACAGAATGATATTCTTGTCCCACAAAAGATTCCACAATTCTAGATAATCTAGATTTAATTTCTTGAACATCATAAGAAGGTAACTGTACAAAACTACTATATTTAGCATTATAAGCTCCAATATGTAAATCAGATAACCATATAATTAAATCAGGATATTTTGCTTCTTTATTATTAATATTTACTGGAAGCTCTTTATAATCCTTTACTGTATTTTTAATAGTATCTTCTATAAGTTCCTTATTTAAAGACTTAGATGTTTCCTTAGTTAACTTAGTAACTAAAGCTCTTAAATCCTTTACCTCATCTTTCTCTATTCTTTTTAAGAAATCATTCTCTTTTTCCCTAAGATGCATTTCTTTTAATTCATCCTCAGTATATTCTTCATACATATGAGGAGCAAATGGAGAGGATGCTTTAGTAATATTAAAAGCTCGTAAAATTCTTTTAAAGTCAATAAGAGAATAATCTGGGAAATATCTGCTGACAATCTGCTGGGTTAAACCAGAACCGTAATAAGTATACATTCTATATACACTATTCATTTCGTTTCTAGTAAAGACTCCTGTGATTGCGGGCTTATTTCTTCTGAAAATCTCAAACTTATATCCAGTAATTTTACCAGTCTCCTCGTCTCTTATTTCCCAAGTATTAGAAGCATCATCCGTATCTTTCTTTACTTCTTTTTTCTTAGTATTCTTTAGTCTATCATATAATTCCAATATCTTCTTATCATCTTCATCTTTATTTTCTTTCTTTCTAAGATTTCTCATTGTAATATATACAGTATTTATATTTTTTCCTGATATAGTACACTGAGCTTTTAAAGAACGATTATTATTAATTGCATCATTAAAGAACTTAATATAAGAAGATTTTGTTGCTTGTTTCATACTTTTTTAAAAATTAGATAGCTGTTACGCCTTTATAAATAAAAGTATCTAGTAAAATAAAAGGTATCTAAATTAAAAAGGCAGATACTCTCGCGAGCACCTGCCTTACTTTAAAAATTATGAATAAAATTAAAATTCCAAACCAAAGAACATATAGCGACCATTCTTAGTACTCTTAGATGGAGTATAAGTTACAGTAGCTACTACTGGGTCAGAGCCAATAGACTCCTTACCCTGAACGATATCGATCTGACCCTTAAAGCCCTTCTTAATAAGTTCCTTAGCCATTTCCTTAGCTGCGGTCTTAGTAGGACGAATAACCTTTGTATCTGGTTCAACACGACCAGTATCGTTACCATCCTTATCAAGAATTGCTTCACCAGCCTTTTCGTTCTTTACACGCTCAGACTTCAAAGTCTTCAGTACTTCCTTTGTATCGTGGTCTACCAAATCAAACTTCTTCTGAGTATCACGCTTACCCTCAGTCTTAATATCAACAACCTTCCAAGGACGCTCACGTGTACTTACAACAGCACTAGAAAGAGTTACAATGAAACCACTACCAGGAGCATTCTTAGTCTTTTTCTTCAAATACTCCAGCTTAAATTCCTTCTCATCATTAGAAGTTACTTTAGCATTCTTCTCATGGAACTTCTTCCATGCCTGTGTTGCATCACCATTAATATGAAAATTCTCTTTCTCTACCTGTGCTACTGCTGCTTCCTTTGTTTCTGCACTTACTTCAAAACTCTTAAAATTAAAAATTTCACTCATTTTCAAAAATATATTAACATTAATTCTTATTATCAAATCATCTGCGATGTTTTTTCTTTATCTTTGTAAGGCTAATATAATCTATATTTTTTGCCTCCAAAAAGAAAATTATAAAAAAATTAATTTTTTTAGAATGGAAGAAATTTTCCCATTAATTCTCTTATTTTTGTTGGCATATCTTTTGGTTGCACGCCAAATGTTGGAAAATCGGTACATCCATATGAAAAATCCTCAGTGATGATAGCAATAGCTTGTATTGTATCTTCATCAAGACCTGTTTTTTCTGCTAATTTAGCAGTTACTTCATAATAAGTAACTCCAGGTTTTTTCTTCTTCATAGAATTTACCATATATCCAAGTAATGATATAAGTGCAAATTTTAAATTTATACTTTCCCCTAAAGACCCTAAACTAAAGTATTTACGATATAAATCGGAAAGTTTAGTATAATCAGGTCTCTTGAGTAATTCCGAATCCCTCATAACCATGCATACAATAGAATGCTACTAATTTAAGAAGATGAGTAAACTCTTTAAATCCTTTATTAAAAAGTTCTCTAGTCATAGGAACTACTTTAGTATTAAAATTTGGAATAGTTTCTACTACTAAGAAATTACTTCTAATTTTAGGATTCTCAATGTTATAATTCTTCTTAGCAGCCATAGTTAATAACCAACTATATAAAGCCATCTCTCTATAATAGTGATATTTAATAAGAGCTCCTTTAGCAAAGTTATTTATTAAATCTCCTGTGGTTTTTAAATCATTTACAGTGATTATTCCTTCTTCTTTATCTATACTATAATTATCAAGTTTAGACTTAATTTTTAATATAAAAGGTTTATGCTCTGGAGCCTCTACTAAAACATCTATAAGGAAAGCTATTTCATTACCAATAATTGGTTGTTCTAGTAATCCTTCAGGGTTTAGTAAAGATTGAATTTGTGTATCACTATCTAGAGACTCTAGACAGACTTTCAGTTTAGCATGATTTTTAGGATCTGTAAATATTGGTGTTCTAGCATCATTATTTTCTTTTTCAAAAGCTTTTCTATCACACCAGTATTGAGCACAGTCTGCTAACACTTTTTCTATTTTTTTATCTGACATTTTATCTTTATAATAATCACATTTATCAGATGCTTCTAATATAATATCATTAGTAACATTGATACCTTGTGTTTTCTTATAAATATAGTCTGCCATTGACCCCATTTTAGCAGTAGGTCTGCTAACATCTGTTAGAAAGAAGTCATCAGGTTGTAAAACTAAAGTATGTAACCAACTACCAAATTCCAAACTAGTTGTATTTAACTTAGTCTTACCCCAATTATCAAAGAACTCTGTTGGAGAACCATCTTGATCTGGATTTATCTTAGATAATCTAGAGTTTGAGATATAATTATTATACTTTTCTGAGAAATAAGTATTATCATCAATATCTTCAACTCTTAAAGTCTCTATCAGAGGTTTAATAGAAATTTGACTTAATTTCACGTAAGTAATTGTTAAAGTCTTCCGACTCTTTTATACATTCATACCCATATTCTATCTCTTCTTTATCTAAACTATAAATCTTACCATAAGGACCCCATTTTTCATTAGATTCAGAAGCTATTAATAAGCAAGGCAATCCTGCTAGATTCATCTGAATAAAATTACTAATAGAATCATCAATGAAAATATCAACTCTACCTTTTATATACCGAGCTTTATTAGCACGCTGGCACAAGACTTGATAAACAGGTTTACTAGGATAACCATTATTCTTTAGCCATGTTTTACTATAGTCTTTATTGCATACTCTTTTAGTACAATATAATTCAGGTATAAAGTTTATTTTATTTTTTACTGGAAGATTTATCCACCATTCTCTGTCTTTTATTAAAACTTGTTGTACATTTTTTGTTATTTCTCCATCAGACTTAGGATATCCAAATCTTTTTAAATATGGATTCATAAACTCATTTAATGTATCATCTAAATCTAAACCAATTCTTAATTTCATAGATTAAATAATTCCTCAATATCTCTTATATATGTTACCCCAATACCTTTCTTAGCCAATTCAGCTCTGATATTTATCCAGCTATCATTGTTATCAAGAATAGCATATGTATCATCGTCTAAATTTAAGTACTTATCAACTTCTTCTTTAGCCTTTTCAACAGCTTCCTCATATGAAGATGCTGTTAACTTATGAAGTTTATTTTTATTACTCTGACAAATTGCAAAAATATAATTATTCATTTGGTATTGTTATATATAATTATCATTATAAAAATAAATAATATCATTACAGCGATTAGGAGTGATAAAAATATCACCATTATTAATGTTACCCAACTCCATAACAATATTCCAAAAATCTTAAGTAAAATTAATATTGTACTTATTATAAAATCTATTACTCCTAAGGCTAATAGTTCTCTCATATTAAATTATTACTTTTAGAATAACATTCTAATAAAGTATAAAAGAAATCCATAGGAATCATTGCTATTGCTCCTGGACTAACACTACCTTCTGTCGGAGCCTTCTTCCAGCATAGCACAAATGACTTGTCCTTATAAGGGCAAGAATTTTCTATCTTAAAATATGCTGGAGTATTAGCAGTATGTTTTGCTTGAATATTTATAGGTAATTTTCCAGACCTATCAATTATATCAACTTTATTATTATCTGTAAACTTACTCTCTCCTCTAGCACTTACACACTCAGTATACCCCATATCTCTAAGATGATGAATTATATCTGCTTCCCATGCACTTCCTTTATTTCTAGATTTTTTAGCTTGATAACTCTTCTTAGTATGGCTATCTATCCATTCATATAAAGTGCCATCAGCCATTTTTCCAGATTTATTACATCTAATTTTAAGAGCTGCTTGACTTATTTTAGTTTTCTCAGAGCATTCCTCTATAGATGTATAATCGTGCACATCGCCGTTTTTATATGTTATTCTAATAGCAGTATTCAGATTCTAATTACTTTTTGACATAGTTACTTAATTTTTTTATATAATACTTTATAAATTTTAAAGTATTCTGTCGACCATATTTTTTATAAAAATCACTTATATCTTTTACTTTGAATTTATGAGGTATAAAGAAATAAAGTAATTCTGGATGATTTCTTCTTATCTTAGCCATATTAAACATTCCAGGTCTATCATTATCATAAAAAGTTACTATATAAGTAAATCTCTCTTTTAGATCATTTAACATATTTTCAGACAACCATTGTGTTTCACTATTTGGAGCACAGGCTGTTACACCTAAACCTCTTAAACACATAGTATCCTTCATACTTTTAGTTATAACTAATAAAGTACCTTTTTTAGGTAACTGACTATAACCCTGAACCTTTTTAGATGGCCAATTTGTTAGAAATCTATATTCTTTACGTTTAGGATAATAAATTCTCCACAATTCTTTACCTTGCATTGATCCTCCATAATATCCGAAGATAAAGTTATCTTTGGTCTTTATAGTTTGAATATTACCATTTAAAAATACAGTACGACAAGAATATACTTTATATTTATTTAGTAATTCTAAAGAAACTCCTTGTTTACCCCACCATTTTAATTCATCTTCTGAGAAATCTTTTATTTCTACTCGTATATCTGCTGGCTCATTTGTTTTAACAAAAGAAGTGCTTGATTGTATTACAGAATGATAATTATTTTGTCCTTTTAATAAGCCAAAATCTTTAGCTATAATGTCTAATGCTTGATGGTATTTACAAGCATATTTAGTCATAACTACTGATATAAAGTTTCCATAAAAGCTCCCATTAAAATCATGGAATATAAGTTCTCCTTTAGAGTTACGAAAAAAGGAAGCCGTAGGATTTTTATCTTTACGTAAAGGATTACAAATTAATTTTTTTGAAACTTTTACGCCAAGATAATACTCCATATAGGCTTCCTCTGTGTTATATTTAAGTAAGTAGTCCTTAGTAATATCTGGTTTATAAGAAAAATCTAATTCCATAAAAACTACTTACTTTATAATTACTACATATCTGCCAGCATAGCATCGAAGTCTTCATCTTGAGCCTCCTTGCCTTCAGTAGAGTCAATAGATTTAGCCTCTTCTGAATCAGCTGCTGGCACAGGAGCAGTAGGCTTACGCTTCTCCATATCCTCTTTCTGCTTAATCTCATAACTAGAGAATGACAATTTATCTTCCTCTAAGCTAGCAAAATTATCACGGATATAGAACTGTCCATCACTATTAATAGCTCCAATATCAGGAATCTTAGCAAATACATTGCCAGTTTCCTTTGAGATTCCCTTTTCATCCTTTTTCTTTTCCTTACGACCGCTAAGCTTTAAATAAAAGTTTTTATTCATACAATGCTTAGTCAATACTGCCTGGAAAAGCTGCATGAATTGGTCAGTACTTTTACAAGCAGGAGCTTTAGTTATAAACAATTCTTTAGCTTTATCACCACCTACTACTGTTATAATATGCAGCATAAAACCTTTAAGTTGTTCAAATGCTGAAGGAAGTACATATGGGAATTCTACACCCTTAGAATCCTTTCTCTTACCCTCATATCTTTTAGCAGAACTTTCATTAGGATAAAACAATGATTCTTGATAAGTTCCTTGCTCTCCTTCAAAATGAAGTACCAGAGATTTCCAAGTTGTATTAGGGTCTTGCTTACCTTGACCCTCCTTAACTTCTATACTTTTTAACTGAACGAGATAAATTCCATAAGGACGAAGACCTTTCTTACTTGTAGGATTAATATCACCAAGACCACCAAAATTTAAATTCATATTGCTATATTATTAAAGATTATCGAAATTAAAATCATTATCTGAGATTTCTGTATCATCTGCGTTGCCGTCAATAAGACTAGCCATTTCGTCATCTAATTCATCTTCTGATGCAATATCCTCTGCTTCAGGAACTACATCTTCTTTAATCTCAGGCTCTCGATTACCTGTTAATATAAACAATCCATCAATTTTAGGATGTGGAGTGAAAGTAAACTCATTACCATGCTCAGCAAGGTTCTGGTTATTCTTTCCTCTATATGAAACTGCATTCTTCTGAGTTAATTTATTACCTGACTGCGTACCAAATGTTTCAGCAGCTCCGATAACTAAGCACTCTTTCTTATTAAGTTTCTGCTGTTTAATATCTACTTTATCTCCTGGTTCTACACCAAGAGCCTCAACAGCAGCCTTATTAAGAATGTACTTATTTTCCTCAAGAATTAATAGTGGATTAGGATTTGTATCATCTACTTCTGAATCTTTCTTTTTAGAAGAAGACTTACGAGTAGACGGCTTCTTTACAGAATCATCTTTCAATTCACGTGTATCAGTAAAAATTTCTCCAGTTTCTTCATTAAGCCACTCGGACTTAATTGTCATTTTAATTAGCTTCATTTAAAATATTGTCATCATTATTGGTTTCATTATGGTCATCTGCGATTTCTTCTTCTTCCTCACCATATTCAAAGTTATGGATAGTATCTAAAACCTTCTGCATATTAGGTTCAATCAGTTTATCTTTAAAACATCCATCAACACTACGACAAGTATCGTTACCATTGGTTTTAGTTCTAAAGAAATAACTAATATTGCCCTCATCATCAACCTGGCGTTCAGTATATAAAATATAAGAAAATAAACCATCAATATTTACGGTTCTATCCAACATTTTACCACTAGAATATAACTGCCAATGTTCATCGAGGTCAGTACCAGCATTAATAATATGACTAATGAATACTACATTAAGATCTTCACGCAGTTCACTAGCTTCCATGATTAAATCATAGTAATTTTTAGCAAACACAACGTGCTTATCCCAACCTTTTTCAAGGGCAGAATCCATTATATTATTTGAAAGACAATAGTTAGCATCATCTACGACTACTGTCTTAATATCAGAACGTAATTTATCAATAATCTTTAACCACTTACCAATAGTAGTATAATCATTAGACACAAGCCAATTTCCAACTGGCTTCTTATTTACAACTTCAGCTTTCTTGTACTTACGTCTAAATCCAGGAATTTGAAGTTGCTTGTTAGTACAACTAATGATAAATGTTGATTTATAATCTAAATAACGCAAAGAAGTGCTTTTTCCGGTACCACTCAAACCTGCTAAACCAATAATCATAAACTATAGTCTAATTTATTTTTCACTTTTTCATCTTCAATATTATCTGTTAAATTATTATTATCTGTAGCTCGGTATTTAGAATAATCATAAATCTCGGAAGGTGGAGGTAATTCTACCCATTTATTCACCATGCCATCAAAGAAACAACAATCAGCTACTTGATTTTCTCCATATCTTGATTTTAACACAAGAATACTTCTAAATCTATAACCCATTTCTTTTACTTGATATCCTCTATAAGAAGAACGTTTATCAACTTGAGGATTATAGACAGCTAGAATCAATTCTGCTGCTTCACTTGGAGTACCAGTTTCCTTGATATCCTCAACCATTGGTTCCATGAAAGCTTCATTTTTCTTTCTTTCCATGTTAGCTACACTTCTATTAGACTGCATAATGAAAAGAACAGATAAATCAGTTTTATTTCTAACAACTACAAGTTTATTAGCACATTCGTCAATCTCTCCTTTTTTAGTGCGTCCATTAGCAGGTATTAAAAGTCCCGCATGGTCAATTACAGCTAAAACAGTTTGTTCGGGATTATTAGGAGTATAATGACCATCTTCAAAAGTGCCCTCTTCTTTAAGAACCTGCATAATTTCAGATATTACCTTATCAGAAGTATGGGCACCATCAAATATAATTAATTTTTTATATACCTTTTCTAACCATTCATATCCTAATTTTACATATTCATATATATCATCTGGTAAAGTATAATCTTTACCTATAGAAAGTATCTGTTTAGCAGATATTCTAATATGATAAGTATCATACAAATACGTACTTAATAGTTTAGCTATAATAAAGGATTCTTTCATCTCAAGAGCAAAGAAGATAATCTTAATTTTATCATCTTCTAGATGCTCTTTTAATGGAATATAAACATATGAATATAGGGCTGCACTTGATTTCAGTTATGTTATCCTATAGGCTTTTTATCCTATAGTTCTACAACTTTTTTATTTGTTGTAGCTCGGCGTACATTTTCACCTTCAGCATTGCCTGTTAAGGGCAGACCACTCTTGGAACTATTGTATTCTAACAGAAATAGTTCAGCTATTAACTAAACTATTTATTAGGTTCAAGTTCTACGCTCTACGATGCTACAGACTCTTTAATTTCTGTAGTTATCTCGGTATTAGCATCCCAGCCTTCACCGATATTGGTCTGAATTGGTCTATATGATTTCTCATATAGCTGGCGAAAATATATAAATTTCTCATATTTTCTATCTAAATATATAGTACAATTATCATATAAATATTTTATTATATTGTAAGCTTTTAAGCCATCTTTTATAAAGGAACTGGTTATATTATTACTTTCTGGATTTTTATATTGTAAAGTGTAAGACATATTATAGGGAATGTAATTAATTAACTTTACTAAAAATTGTTCAGTCCCTAAAACATTAATGCATATTTTGGTATGTTCTTTATTAGAGTAACTAATACAACCATCACCATCCCAATATCCACGAATAAAGTGTCTTATTAAATCTTTGGATTTAAAGATATTTTCATTAGGAAATTGTAGAGTTAAACTTTTTCTAGGAGTACATCCATATTTATTTAAAGTTTTCCATAAATGTTTATCAGTAATCCACCAACGACATCTTTCACAACGTTTTCCCTCGCAGTTAACATATCCCATTTTTACATTATCATTTTCATGTTTCATAAATTTATTAAACTTATGTAAATGTCCAGCATCAGAACCTTTTAAAGATATTTCAAATGTGTAATGAGCTTTTTTATTTTCTTCTAAAGGACTGCTATCAATATAACCATCAGCAAATATAAACCCTAACCAATAAGCTTTTTCTTCTGTATCTATACAATCAAAAACTGTATTATCAAATTTTAATCTATTCTGATAATTAATTATTTCTATATTTAATTCTTTTAATCTTTTAGATAAAGTACCTATATCTATATGGTATTTTGCACATATTTTAGTTAAACTAGGGTTATTATTTATATTATCTATATACTCCTCCGTAGCTTTTTTAAGTCCTATTATAGAACTTAATTTAGCTCCTCGATACATTTTATAACCTAGTTCCTCTAATCTTTTAGATAATTCCCTAACATCTGATAACTTTAAAATTGCTCTAATCTGAGTAAGAGTTCCTTCTCCATTAAGAAATTTTTTTACTCCTAAATCGATTTTTTCTTCATATGTCATATATTAGTCTATTATTTTTACTAATATATGATAGATGCAATTTTTTAGTATCAAAGGGAATTGTAAGAAATTTTTTAATCACCAATACCTGAACTAGCAAATAACAATGTAAAAGTACTTTTAGTAAGTCCTCCTGTTATTTCTTCTAGTTTAGGTAAGCCTATACTTAATCCATGATTTCTTCCTAATCTACCGTTTTCTACTTCTTTCTTAAAACTCTCTAAACTCACAGAGTTGCAACAGTATTACAGTCCATTCCAGTGTCTCCATTCTTTAAAGCTTCAAGGTCTTCCCATTTTTCATCTACAATAAATGTAGCTAAGCTATAATTAATAATACCATTATCAGTATTAGCTTCCCAATCTAGTAAATCAATAATCTTTTTATGAAGTTCTTCATTCCAATGGATTTTCTTTCCATAAGTTCTATAAGCATCTTCAAGACTATTAAACTTTTTAGAAACACCTAGCATACTAGTTAAGCATCCATTAATATTTCTAAATCTAGGATAATGTTCTCTAAGTTCTTTTCCCATTTCAAAGGAACTCTTAGCTAAACATTTTAGGAAGTTTTTATTAAATGGTATCTCTTCAGGAACTAGTTTCATTCCTGGAATAATTTTATAACTTTTAAGGATAAGACCTTTATCTTGTAAAGATTTAAGTATATCTATAAAACTTCCTACATACTTTTTATCAATAGCCAAATACCTACGAAGATAATCTTCTGAATAATCTTCTATATAAGCATTAATAGCTTTAATAACAAATAATTCAGTAGGAGTAATATTATATTTTTCTAAAATTGTTATTTCTTCATCAATGTTTAAATCAAACATACAGTAATTCGGATAATTAAAAGTCTTCCATACTGTAATTAAGTTAATCTCTTCTCAGAGCGATATTAATACATAGATTCAGAATCTAAAATCAAATTTAGGAACTATCTTTTCACCTGGGGTAAAGTCTTTACCTTGTAATACTTTATCCAATTCTGATTCGTCTATAGTTATAAAAGAATCTCCCTTATGAGAATCATAAAACCACTTGGTCTCTTGAGTCCTATTTAATACTATATTGAATATCTCTGCTGTCTTACCTTTTTCAAAGCGGATTGATCTTCCTCTCCGTTGACAAGCTCTAGTAGTTGAACTATCTAATCCAAATATAATAGCTACAGAAAGACCTTTTACATCAAGTCCTTCATCAGCTTTTTTTACTGTAGATAATAGAGTTACCTTTCCAGAGTTAAAATCTTCAATAGCTGTAGCACTTCTTTTCTTAGAAGTTCTACTAGAATATACAGTAGCATTAGGAATTTTTTCTGCCATTTTAATATTATTAGCAAAAGTTATTATTTTTTTATCCTTTCTAGCTTCTATAATTTTCTTTACTATTTCAATTTTCTTTGGATGATTATTTATGAAAGCTTTTTTCTCATGCATAGTAGACCAGAATCTGATAGCATGGTAATTTATATTTTGCAATACTTCAGATTTTTTGTTAGGATCACTACACATAGAATCTCTTAGGAGTAGTTTATTTCGCCAACCCATAGGACCGGCTAATTTATTAACTAACTCCCAAGAGAATCCGAAGAATTCAAAATGAGAAATGAATTCTTTATTTATTTTTTCATATTCTTCTAAATCATCAACATTTACTAAGACTAGATATTCTTTATATGGACTAACCCAACCATTTGCAAGACAAGTATTAATATCAATAGTATCAATTACTGGGCAGTATTTTGCTAATATTTTATCCCTACCATCAAGACGCTCAAAAGTAGCTGTAAGACCTAAGATAAATTGGTATTTTACTACTTCAAATAATCTTACAAAAGTCTCAGCTGCATATCTATGCGCTTCATCCAGTACTAAAAGATCATATTTGGCAGGATGTTTTATTACAGTGTTTATTATTTGTACATCACAACTTAATCCTAGTCCATTAGAATCTATATGACCATACCATTGTTTTTGTAAAGTTTCTGTTGGTACAATTATTAGTACTCGGTATTGTGGAAAGTGTTTTAGCACTGTTTTAATACAGTTTAGTCCTATTCTGCTCTTACCAAATCCAGTGGACGCAACTATTGTCCCTACACAACGATTTTTTATCCATTTTCTACGACACTCTTCTTGTCGTTCATCTCTAGTGATTTTATGAAATAATTCTCCTTCAATCAGAGAGTTTGTAGCCATTGTAGTCAGCTACTGCTTTGATTTGTTTAATACGCTTCTCCCACTCTGAAGCTTGCCATCTAACCTTATTTTCGAGATGCAGTAAAACTTTATCTCTTAAGGTTTCCAATTGTACTTTAGTCAGATCATTATAACGCTTATCATATTTATCCTTACGGAAGGTAAGCATTGCGCTAAACTCTTTTAGAGTTAAGCCTTTTCTATCATCAATTTTTAAAACAAGACCTTTTCTATCTTCAGGATTCTTAGGGTCTCTCAATTTAATATTTAGAAGTTCAGCAACTTGCTTAATTCTATCTACTAAACGACCATTCTCGTCTTTCTTATTTAATTCTAATAACTCAGAACGTGTAAACCACAATCCAAGCTCAGTAATAAATGTAAGAGTAATGTGTTTACGGACACATTTACCTAAAGCAGATAAACAAGCTTCTCTAACGATATACAATGGTAATGAAGCAAACATGGTAAATGAATCTTCATCACTATTCATAATATCATTAAGAGTCCACTCTTTAAAGAGAGTCTCTGCAATAGCACTAACATTTGTCTCGCCTTCACCACTTTCTGCATTCTCTTTAGCAAACTGTTCTGCCTGAGCAGTAATCTGCTGATTGAGCATATTAAAGAAACTAGTTCTTACAATACCTTGTCTAGTACTACCTTCACCTGGGTACAATAGCCAAATTAAGAACAACTCAGCATTACAGCGAGTTCTTTGATCTTCAATCTGTTCCAACAAAACTCGTCGTCCAGGATTTTCATAGTTGTCACTATAAAGCATTGATTCACAATGTTTATATGCTTTACGTAATTCTTCTTCAGTCATATCTATCATTTTCATGGAAGACTGAATGCGTTCACCATCTACAATTTTTCTGGAACCTTTCCAGAGAAATGTTTCTACATCATTATTCTTAGCTTCAAAAGCTTGATTGAGTTTATCACCTAAAACTGTTGTCATAAATCTTAAAGATTATTTATTGTATTATTATATCATCTACGTTTTTAGGTCTCTGAGGGACAAACTTAATAAACCAGACATTATTATATCTGTATTTCTGTTGTGTGTCTCCATCGTACCATTCATCTATCCCTGCTATTACAGGCTTCACTTCGAGATAACCAATATCCCCATAATTTATAGTAGCAGCGCTCCAATTAGGAGGTTGAGTACACATAAGGTATTTAGTCTTTTCTCTAAGCTTATCCTCATTATCTAACAATTCGAATACATATATCACATAGCCTAAGCTATCATTAAATTTCTCAAGTAATTTACTATAAACAACCATTAATTGATAAATAAATTTCCGCAATAATATGGTAATCCTTTTTCAAGGCGTAAATATTATTTATCAATTTTTAGTAATTTTAGTTATCTAGGATTATAATTTCTGCATCCATACTTAGCAAAATTACATTTAAGCATGTTCATATTTACTAAGCATTTATATCTTTTACAATTCTTACAATCTCTATCTGGAAATTTAAATTTCTTACCGTCAGTATCCTTTATGTAAGTATCTAATGTATTAGAGCACATATTATAGATAATATACTTATACCTCCAAATAAATAATTCAATTTTGATAATTTTTTATTTTGCATATACAATTCATTATTTTTATCAGATTGAATCTTTATTTGATAATTTTTATATGTTAGCGTACTATCCAGCGTATTTACTAAAGATTTGTAGTTATTTATTTGAATTTTTTGTAAACTATCATTTACTAGTAAATATTTATGCTCATTAAAAATAAGATTAGTTATTTTTAATTGATACGGTGTCAATAAGAAGTTTTCTCCCGACTTCTTGAATGTAGTTTGTGAAAAACTGCATGTCGCTATCAGGAGACTGCTTAATAATATTGTCCTTCTCTTTAACATAGATAGTTTTATTATAGTAGATAGCAGTATCACACTTATTGATATCAACTTTAATAGAATTTTTCTTACTATTTAATGAGTCTATTTTTCTTTCTAAGGTATCTGTAGGCATTACAGTAATAGATTTAAACCCTTTATATAAAAAGATAGTAGCTCCTATAATAGTAATAAAAATTAATATTAAAATTAATCTATCTAAAAGTTTCATTAATCTGCTACTGCCTTATTATATAAAGCTGCTTTTTGAGCTAAAGCTTTAGCTTTAGCATATGCCACACTATATTGCTCAGGATATTGTTTTACGTGATTAACTTCATTATCAAGTATATATTTTACAGTCTCAATATTAAGAAGTCCTGCTCTACCTAATAGTACGTTGGTATTTCTATCACTAATACTTTTACCATAAGCAATTTTCTTACCAAGTTCGTTGTTGTGTTTATCTACCGGATTACAGAAAGATACTCCAAAACTAAGAATTCTAGTAGGATTTTCAAATACAGCACTTTCTCTAAGAACAGCGCATACTACAAAGTAATGATCTTTACCTTCAAAGTCTACAAAACTACCTTCTCTGTAATCTACAAGTTTCTGCTTAGTGTTTGTCATAATTTTTTAAATTTGGAATTATTAATAATATAATCTAGAGGAGCTGATACTAAGTCAATGGATTTTATAATTCTGTATCCAATTTTTTTAGTAACTTGTATCCTCTCTTTAAGAGGTTTACTTGAAGATATAAACTTGCTACCTAGCAATTCCTCTCTATCTTTATAGTGAGCATATGCTGTAAGTTCATAGACGAACATCTTAGAAACTGTAATGTCTCTATGATGTTCGTCTCTCCAAGTAGTTATAGGAATGGACTTAATCATTCCTCCATCAAAGTAGTATTGTTAGGAGTTTCCCCCACAATATCATATAATCTATGAAGTTCTTTTGTATAGGAATCTAAATATTGTTGCATAGTAAAAGCCTTTTCAGAATTAGCTTTAGCTACTCTATATCTAGCAATTGATGCCATAGCTCCAGATAAGGTTAATCCATATCCTGCTAAAGTAAGTTCCTCTCTAGCCTCTCTAGTTTTAGATTTGGCATTAATGGTCTTCATAATATATAAATCCCAATGAGGACAACTTTCATCATTTGTTGAAGATCTTAATTCAAAATCAGACTCTTTAATTATCATAGATTACTTTGATCCAATACCACCAGGTCTTGTTGTTGCATTCTTTACTGTTTGAGGGAGCTTATCCCACCATACCTGCTTCTGACGAAGTCTTTCAAGCTTTGCCTTATACTTCATTTTAACTAGAATTGAAAATTAAAAGAAAATTAATCATCTGTGTAATATTAAAATTATCTAGGTAAAATACCATAATTTAGTCATAGACACATCTAGAATAGCCTACAAACTTCTAAATTTAGAATCATGAACAATTTATCACTCTAGAAATGAAAATGTCTTAGAGAGACTCTGAGACATTACCTTCAAAGTGCTCATCAGCATACTTACGAGCATCTTTGATATCATCGAAATATCTACTTGGTTTTAATCGGTCACTACGTTTTACCGCAATTTTACCACCAGTAGTACGATAAATAGTAATAGTGTCCACTGTTGCTTTTACAATTTCTTTAGCCATAATTAATTATTTTTAAAAATTTTACTTAAAGTTTCTGTTAATTCAGGGTACAGGTAATACAGTGCTAATAACGTATTTATAATTGGACATACTAATATTAATATTGTTATTATATTAGTAGGAACATTAATTTCAGTCCATCTGTCTATAACAGCAAATGCAGATCCAATATAAATAGTTATACCTACAACAATTATTATTGATATAACTAAATACATTATTCTAATAATTCTAAACTAGCATTACTAGCTAATTCATCCGCTAGATTATTACCAAAACAATCTTGATGTCCCCTAACATGGGTAAATTTAATATTTTTTATTAAAGATTTAACTCTTTCATATTCTTTATCTAAAATATTCCAGAGCTCTACATTCTTTTTTTTCTTCCATCCTTTAGTAAGACATCCTAATACATATTGACTGTCACTTATAAATTCTACTTCATCTATTGGAGTTTTAATGGACTTAAAAGCACATAGCATAGCAATTAATTCCATTTTATTATTAGTAGTATGTTTAAAGCCTTTAGAGTATTTTTTAAATACTTTATCATCCTTCATCCATACTATTCCAATACCTCCCTGGTCAATAGAAGATTTATAAGCACCATCAGTATAAATCTGTAACATAGTTATAAAGATATGTAATCTGCATATTCAAATACTATTCCGTTCTTTTCAGGGTCAAAATACGTTGTAGACATACAAAAAGTATCAAAACTATGAGCTTTTCTATAACCATTTAATAAATCTCTGACGTATTCTTCAGTATCACTTATTGTGGAAATATAACAGTGTCCCTCACCTTTAATAACAATTCGTATATCTGAAGCATCATCTAAATCTCCAGTACTAGAACTAATTTCCCAAGTTCTATTATCTGTAAATAATGCTTCTAACTCTAAATTAATGTCATGAATTAAGTCAGGGTCTAATTCATTTTTATTTATAATGATCATTTTTATTCCAAAGTATTAAATAACAACGTTCTCCTTCTAAATTTGAATACCACAATATACATTGGTTATCTGTAATATCTAATCTTGGATCAATTATAATTATTACCAAAATAATAGTTATAATAAGTCCCAAAATATACATTAGATAACCTTAAACATTGTAACATTCTCAGGAAGATTGTCCCAGTCTTTATAAGAATTAGTAAACCATACGTGATTAAAATTTTCTGACAGATTCTTTATACCCTTAGGATTTACCATATGAGTAACTGCAATATTTAAACGCTCTTTAGAAATACCTAAAGCATTAAATGCTTTAGCAATACCACAGAAGGTTCCACCACCATCACATAAATCATCAAGAATTAACAGAGGTTTATCCTGTATATTTTCAGGATTATCTATTTTAATCTCTAAGATTCTTCCAGTAGTTAAATCTCGAACTTTACTACAAGTAATTGCTTTACGATTATATCTGAATTCATTTCTCTTTTCAGCTCCAGCATCTGGGAAAACTAATTGAAATTCTTTCCAAGTATTATTAGATGGATTCTTTTCAGCGTAAAGAGGCATGAATTTAACTCCGAATCTAGGATCATAATAAACATCAGAATGAGGTTCTAAAATTTCAATAGTCTCTGCATTACAATTTTTTAATACATTTAAGACTATTTTTAAAGTGAATGGTCTATTGAAAACCATTACTCGATCCATTCTCATACTCATTAAGTAATAGATATTTATTTTATATAGAACTTCATGTCTATCAAGGATATCTAAAACTTGCATAAGTATAAATAAGTCTTCAGCATTAGTAACTCTACATTTAACTAATACTTGCTCCTTATGGCTGAATTCTTCTAATGAAATTTGAACTTCCCCATCAGGGAATCTAGAGATAGAATATTTAATATCACTATCTTCTAAATGTACTAAATTTAATTGTTGCATAATTTATAAATATAAAGAGTTATTGTTAAATCATTAGCAAAAAGTTCTTGGAGCATAGGATAAACTACTCCGTCCCAATCTCCTCCTGCTAATCCACATCCTAATTTATAAGGAATGCCTATCTCTGTAATCTCGTTATCTTTACAAAAGTCTTTTAAATCTAATAAAGCTTTTTTAAGAGCATCATAATCAGTATGCCTATTTTCATAGGGAGCTATTGATTCAGTAAAAGAATATTCTCCAAATAAATTAGCTACGAGATTAATAGGTTCATCTCCTGTTATACATACTTGACATTTCCCTAATAATTCTTTAGAATATTTAAAATATTTACAATAATTGGCATATCGTGTATATACGCTATTCCATTTATTTTTAATAGCCTTAGCTATACCTGCCCCCATTACTCCTAAACAATTAGTTTGATGGGCTATAAGAGGTAAATTTGACTGAAGTAAATCTCCATTAACAATTTCTATCATACTAATGTTGAATTTACACGTTCACGAATCTCAGAAAGAGAATATTCTCTTACTAATTCTCCATCTACAAAGACTGTTTTAAGACAACCTTGCAGTTCTGCATCCTTAGTCTGCTGGTCATAAGCGACATACTTACCATTCTCTTCTTCAATTCTAATAAGACCTTTGAGAGAGTTCTTTGTTCCATCATCAGTCTTTGGATGCTTATAGATTTCTATAAGTTTACCATTAATGGTGCATGCGGTCGCTTTAACTGCGAAACCCAAAGAATCTCTACTCTTAAACTGATAAGTATAAGATCCAATACCTAGAACAAGATTACAAGCTGCCATATGAGCGTTTTCCAATCTAGCATAGATATCACGCTGACGCTCCAGAGTAATAGAATCTCCATAAAGCAATCCAACCTTGGTACTTGGATAACGATAGTCATTTACAGTAGTATTCCATCCAAAGATTTTTCCTAGCATATAATATGCTCCATAGTACTGACCTTCAGATACTTCTACATAATGATTTTCATCATCGTCCATAAATGGATTGAAATCACAGTAATACTTACCTTCTTTCATAGCAGTATGATAGTGAGGATTTGTACGAAGACCACAAATAATGTCTACTGGATCACCACTATCAGGACGAATTACTACTCGACCATCACGCTTCATAATGTCTTTTTTCAGACGAGGGAGAATACGTTCTACCACTCTCCAAAAATCATAAGTATCACTAACTATAGATACAATTCCAATAGGATATAATTCATTTATCAATCTTTTAATTGACAATAATTCTCCAATAAGTTTTTTGTCCTCTTCAGACGCTTTTTGAATTTTCATATTTATACGCTTTTTTCAAATTATCAATAGCCCATAAAGGCTGTAAATTTTTATAACAGAAACACTCTTTTTGCTATATAGGATCAGATAAATCAAAAGAGGAGCATGGTCTTATATGATCTAAATGCCATTCACCATAATTATCCCAGGACATTCCTTCAGTAAATTTGTTTGCAATATATTCTTTTAAAAATTCTATAGAACATCCGATTAATTCCATAGTATGTGCAGATTTAGATTCTCCTTTTAGAGCATGTGCCACTCTACGTCTGAGGTTATTACGAATTTTAAACTTTAAAGAATTTCTTTCCCATATTCTTTTTTGCTCCCGTAATTTATCTTTATTTTCTTGTCTATAAATTTTGTCATAAGCAGCTTTTTCTTCTTTATGAGCATCTGCATAAATTTTCTTTTGTGCTAATATATGCTCTTTATTTTCTTCATAATATTTATGTCTAGCTACTTTAACTTTATCTTTATTAGCCTCTCTATATGCTTTATTTTTAGCATTTCTACATTCTTTACAATGAGTATCTAACCCATCTTTATTTCTTTTACACTTAGGAAATTCTGAAATAGGTTTTTCCTAACCACAATTAGAACAAATTTTTGTCTCCATTTTTATCAATATATCCAATTAATTTACCAAAATCATCTAAGATTATTTCTTCTACATTATCTTCAAAATCACTAATAGTAGAGCAAGCCACTGAATGTTCTGAAGCCGGAACAGTTGCAGCTACAAGTTCTTCAGTAACATTTGCATTGTAATAATGTTCTACTGCTTCAATAGCAGGAATTGTTTCACTACCACAGAATGAAGTCATATGAGCCATACCAGAGATAATAGCAGCATCAAGTCCTGCCATACCTCTCATTGAGAAATCGTGACAAGAGAACCCTAGATTTACTTCCTCTGGGAATCCAGTCTTTCTAGCATGTTCCATAAGTCTCTTTTTATAGAGACGAGCACTTGTTGCAGAAGTACAAGGAAGCCATAGAGTACAACTAATTAAAGTTTCCAAGTAATTAGTCAACCAAAAGAAGTCCGGAAGAGTGTTCTTAATAGTCATCATAGGTACTCTTATAGGACAGATAGAACCTTCAGGAAGAGCTTTAATTTCAATAGGAAGATATCCTAAATCATAGAGTTCTTCAATATGCTTTGTCCCAACCTGGTTAAGGTCTACAAAGTTACCTACACGATAAGCAAATTGCTTAATAGCTTCTTCCTTAGGAAGAGCAAACCATTTGTTAAATTCCTCTATCAAATACTTCTTTACAAAGTACTGAATACCAAATACTACAGAACCTTCTATAGCTTCTGGGAAATAACGATTACTTCTAGGAGTCCAGTTACTATAGACCATTTGTGTACCCTCTGGGTACATACGATGATGACCAAGCTTGTAGCCATCAGTTGCATTAATAATTTCCATTAATTGATTCTTTTAATGTTAAACCTATACTATACTTATAAAACACTTCAGTTATATAACTCTTAGTTTTTTTGTGGATTTTCATATGAGGCTGTTGTTTAAGCCACCATGTATATTCTCTTCTAGGGTCAGCTCCATATGTTTTAGCTGCTGCTAAATAATCACATATAAGTTCTAGAACATATTTTTTAGGCATTTTAGCAGGAATTCCTCCATTATCTAAGGAATGTATCCAATATTCATAATGGTGAGGATTCCTTCCTCTATGATGAAGGAATGTTTGACTATATCCTAATATTCTACACTCATTCGCTAAAGAGCTCATTTTATCATCCCAATACTTAATAGCTCTTGAAAATTCTGTAAAACTAAATTTAGACAAATCATGAGTAATACCTTGCCAATATAATCCTATTTGAAAGCAATATTTAGCAACATAATACTTATGAGTTAAGATTCGCTTTATTAATTTCAACCAAACTAAATTCATAATGCTGATAATTTATTTATATAAATATCTGAATATTTCTTTCCAAGTTTTTGCATTATACTGTAGAAACTTCTTCTAAAACTGCTATCTTTCATACACAATATCTTTATATTAGAAATTAAATCTTCTGGTATATGTGCTTCAGAATATTCTTTAGACACTGTTTCAGAAGATTTAATTAATTCTACTAATAAAGATACTTGATTAGCTTTTTGATAATTCATAAGTGAGAATCCCTAATTGCTGTATAATATCCTAGAATAAAAAAGTCTTTACACTTTCCTAACTCTCTATTAAACATTAATAGATATATAGGAGACTCTGCAATTAATGTTTTCCAAGCTTTATTTACTTTTATTTCCAGAGTATCTGAATTCATAATCCTTCTTTTTCTAAGGAATTCCAATAGTCTGCTTCTAGATCATTCCAATAATCATCTAGATCACTTATAATATCTGTTAGATCTTCCATCAGGTATACAATATAAAATTAGCAATATAATACAGAGTATAATTATGAGTCCTATTCCTATTAAGAATGGGCTAAAAACAACTAACCATGAAATATCTGAATGTAGAATAACTTTAGCAACTAATAAAATAATAAAAGTTACTGGAATAACCCATCCTCCACATCCTAAATTCACATTTACTTTATCACTTGACATTGTCTAATAGAGATTTTATATAATCAATAGATTCCTTCACAGAAAGATAGTCACCACTCTTTAACATTACATAAGAGCTTTCTCCAGCTTCTTCTACTACGGAAATATCATCTACGGCTATTAAATATCTTCTATTAATACTATTGCTGTCTAATGTTAAATCAATAAACACATTTAATCATATTAATAATTTTCTACTAATAATCATCTGCGTTATGATAAGTAAGATAATATAATACTATAAAGATTTAATTCTAGTACAGATCGTTTCTACAGCATTATTAAACTCTTGCTTATTACTATCTAAAATAGTTTCTCTTAAAAACCCTAAATATGAAGTACTACGACTAGTAATAGATGGTAATTTAAGATTTACTACAATACATTTATTACCATCTATTCTAATTCGTAATGCTCCACACTTTTTATACTTAACCATTTAAATTAATAAATATTAGTAATGCTAATACAAAAATAGGGACTAATAAGATAAACTTACTAGTCCCTTTCTCCTTGCCATCAAAGGCTTCTACAATTTCTTTTAATGTCATCTGTTCATCATATAATTAAAAAATTTATTTTTTGGAAGAGTTCTTAATAATTTTAAAGTATCACTTGCGTAGAAATATCCATCAGTATAATAGTGACTTCCTTCAGGAATTATAAATAAACCTATAGTATCAATAGATTCATCAATATCAAAACTATTATGTGTATCTCCACGACATTCATATCTTCCAGCATAAGGACTTACTATCTTTATATTATATCCAAAAGAATGTAGTCCTATATCTACAGATACACTATTCTTATTTCTATCTAAGTATGATGTATAAGTTTCTCCTATATTATATCTATAATTAAATATTGGTGAATAATAACCTAACCTACCATAATTTATTAGAGCTTTCCATACACATATGTTAGAAGTAGCTACACATTCTTCTTTATATCGCAAATATAAACACATTATTTAAGAATTTTAACTTTTACATGTTTGATACTGATTCGTTTAGAATTTTTGGGGTGTATTAATATATCAATACGATGTTTATGTCTTTTATTCATGACATCCCTAACTTCATATATTCCAAATCCTTCTATAAACACTTTTTTAGGTTTATTATTTGGAAATAAATAAAGTAAATCACGGGACACAGCACACCACTTAATTTTATTATGTTTTAAATGGTGTAAATTTATTTTAGAACCATCAGCTGTAACTAATGGTTTATTATCACACTGACTCTTTACTGGTTGATAACAAGTAAGAGTTACATGAGTTATTGTTTGAGCAATACTTTTAGTGCATAAGAAACATAATAATATTAATATAAATTTAAATCTTCTCATTATAAATAATCTTTATTAGTTATGGTATATATTACCACTCATAGTACTAACATTTCCACCAATATTACCACAAGTAACATCGCCACTCATTGTTAATACTCCACCTTTAACGTCTTTGCAGGATACATTACCACTAGTTGTATTAACAGTTGAAACATCCCCTGTAATTGAGACATCCCCACTATCAGTACGTACACTAGCTACATTACCTTCTATTTTTACTTCTATAGATGGACTTTCAAGACCTTCTCTTAAATTTCCATTTACATAAATTTTACCATTATTAATACTAATGGTTTGTGCTCCTTCTATTTTAACATTGTTAATCCAAGTAGCACCATTAATACCATTTAATGTTGTTTTAATTGTGTTAATTATTCCCATAATATATAAAATTTTTAAAATGTATACAAACAAAAAAAGTCGAGCTTATTGCCCGACTCAACATCAGTAAGTACCCCTTTGGTACTTACAAATTAAATAATAAGATTAAATAATTGGAGGCATGTATAATCTACAATACTGATTAGCATACCAAGTCCAACCCTTCTTAAATGCTTTTAAAGTTCTTTTTAAAATTTTCATCATAATAAATCAAATTTAAAGTTTAACTTATAAAATATCTAGGAGGAGAGTTTAAAAAATTAAGAATCCCAGGTAAATCACCCCTGTTAGAGACATGGTCTCTATTTTTATTATTTAGGATTCTATAGGAATGCAAAAACGTCGAACCATTCCAGTTCGTAGGTTCTACGACACCTAATAGGCGAGTATGCATCGTTGAGAGGCACCCTATAAGTTACGTTGCTCCTGTAACTAGTATTCTAGAGCTTTATCATAGTGCAAGATGTGGGAATCAAACCCACGCAAGCCTTCTGGTTGGAAGCCAGATATGCGCCTTCAGCTACACTAATCTTGCATTTATTTATAAGATATCTTTCCAACGCATGAAGAATAAGAAATTTTTTTATTATTATCTTCTAATATATAATAATAATCCTCAAATGTTTCTTGAATACCTTTAAAGACATATTCTTTATTCATATGCCCATCCATATAACAGGTTTTTCCTACATTAAGTAGTTCTTCTTTTACCCATTTTGGAGTATCTTCAGGAACATTGTCTACAGAATAATAATTCCCTATTACTTCATACATTAATTTATTTATTAATTGTTGGAAAGTCTTCATTAAAATAGGAACATCTTCAGTTTTATACTTTAATGTTTCTAAATTGTCTGTATCAATAGTTATTTTCATAAATATTTAATTTAATAGTGGACCACGGTGGGACTCGAACCCACGACATCTACCTTGCAAAAGTAGCGTTCTAGCCAACTGAACTACGAGCCCAAATTGGAGATTACTCTCCAGTTAATTGTTTTATTTTAAGTTTAGCTTGTGTTAATTCATATACTAAATCAGATATAGTTTTTTTATTATCTTTAAGATGTTTTTTGAGAGCTTTAATAGCTAATTTCATGCTATTAAAGTCTTTCAAATTATTTGCTATAGATTCTAATTCTCTAAAAGACTTAGTATTATCAAATAAAGATATATTAACTTTAGCTCTTAACTCTCTAATTTTAAGATTCTGTTTCTCAATCTCATTTTCTAAAGACTGAATCTTATTATTTAAAGATTCTATACCAAGTCCATTTTCTAATTCATCTATATAGGATTCTAATTCTCCGATTTTTTGTTCTAATCCAGCATAATGCTTTTTTCTTTCAGCATCATACTCTTTAAACCTATTTATTTTGCTTTTTAAAACAGCTATAATAAAATCCTTTTTATCATAAAAGTTTGCGTCAGATTGATAATTAAAAGTTTTTTTCATATTATTTATTTTTTTTAATTAGTTGTGGGTATTGGACTCGAACCAATGACCGTTTGCTTATGAGACAAACAAGCTACCACTGCTACAACCTACGATATTAAAGAGCTTCAAGTAGGATTTGAACCTACGACCCGCACTTTACAAGAGTGCTGCACTACCACTGTGCTATTGAAGCTTAAATAAAGGCGAATATGGCATTAGACGGGCGAACTATCGTGACCATATTCTAATAATACATTGAGCTATCAGGCATACTCGTGGATCGCCACCGCTACCTCTAACAACCGCCTAGTTAAATGCTAGGTCCTCTCCATTATTTGCGGAATATAAGGGACTCGAACCCTTAGTTTTACTAGAGTGACAGTCTAGTTCCCTTACCAACAGGGCTTAATACTCCATGTGTCTTTGCGCCTAGACTAGGATTCGAACCTAGGAACCTTTCGGGGCAAGTTAACAGCTTGCTGCCGTTGACCACTTGGCTATCTAGACGAAAGTCCTGATTAATCAGGACATACAGTTGAATCAATAGCAGTAGTATCAACTACTGTAGTATCAACATTAATAGAATCATTTGAAGTTGAATTTACTGAATTATTTGAACCAGTAGAACAACTCAAGAGTGTAAATAACACACTAAATACAAGTAATTTCTTCATTTTTTATTCTTTTTTATCGTATTGACTATTATAAATCTAAATTTTATTATTCAAAATATAATTTTAATAAAATTTAAAAATGAACCGAGAACTTCCCAATTCTCGGTTCTGTGTACTAAGGTAAGTACGACCCTTCCAATTTCATGTTGAAATCTTCAAAAAAGTCAGTATATTTATAGATATATACATCTGGGAATCAGGTTAATCGTGAAATTCGTAACTATAACAGTCCTAACCCGTTTGTGATATAAATATAATTTAACTATAAAAATTATAAAAGTTAATTTTTGTTTACTTTATTATTTTTAATTAAATTATTTATTTCTGTCTCTGTGAGTTCTATCTTGTAATCCCCATAACTTAAAGAATAATTAAAATCAAATAAATAGACAAATTTATTATCTATATATTGAGCACATTGTGGAATTACACTAATATTAATAACTGTAAATTTAATATTGTCTAAGACAATACTTTCATACAATTTAAATTTGCTAGTCATAATAAACCAAAAGAGGGAACTCTAAATAGAGTCCCCTCAAAAGATTGAGTTTCCTTTTAATTATCACGACTATAATTCACGTTTCGCAACGTTCAATAAGTATTCCTTATTACTGATGCTATTATAGTTGTGAATTTTTTTTCTAAAAATAAAATCTTAAAAATTTTAATTCTGAATCATAGCACGAAGCTCTTCAATAGATTTATTCTCAAGAGCTTCGTCCTCTTTCTTTGCGATAAGCTCAGCAATACGTTTGTTACGAGCATCAATCTGTGCTCTATTAATATTGTCTTTACGAGCCTTTAATTTAATATTAATTACATCTTTTACGATGCTGAAACGAAGTTCATCATCATTTTCTTCAGCTGGAAGCTCTTCAATGAAAGACTTCTTAGGAGCCTCACTAATTTTCTTATCCAGCATAATAGCTAAAGTGTTAAGATTCTGCAGAGATAAGTCGAACAAATCTTCTGTAGTAATCATACCCTTGTTTGTCTTAAAACGTAATTTCTTTTGTAATGCTTCTTTGTACATTGTTGTTAATTATTAAATGTTTACTTTATAAATTTTACCTGAATCTACTCTAACCATAAGTGAATTACGAGAAGTAGCTATAAATCCTAAACCACTCATCTGATTATCATCATAAGGAGTCAAAGCTTTAGATGCTAATACTTCAAATACTCTCTTATGATTTTTAGTAAGTTCGTCTTTAAGATACTCATTAAAATATCCACGAACAGCATCTGGATTCTTACAATCCTTCAACATAAAGAAATAGTGCTTAGCACCTACCTTATTATTTCCCCAGTAATTTGGAGATAAACATATAGCAGACACTTCAACAAAGTTCTGAGTCTTTACTCCCCAAATTTCTTTAGATGCTGTAGTACTACTTAAATGTTCTTTAGTAAAGATAACTTCACGTCCATTAGAAGTAAAGTCTAATACTGGAACATCGCTCATATGAGGGACGTCTTTATCATACACATAAGTATGAACAACTCCATTGAGTTCTACTTCTACTTCAAATCCTAAATCAATATTTTCAACTTTAGCAAAGTTGTTAACAAATACTTTATAAGTACCTGTTTTAGGAATTCCTGAGAAAATGATATTTTCTACAGCATTGCGAGAGAATTTCTTAGGATTATTACGTTCTTCAAAAGCACTACCTCCACAGGCATTCATATCTACATCAAGAAGGTCTGCTTTATTACCATAATAAATGTGTCCATAAGGACTATCCATATGTAAATCTAAATCATCGTAATTATACCAATGAAGAGAGATTCTCATATAGCCATCTACCTTACCTCCTACTTCTTTAACACGTTGTTTAATAGCATCAGAGATATTACCATTATATGCCCAAGCAAACCCATTATTCCATTTAAACATAGAAGGAGCTTCTTTATTAACTGGGGCAGTAAGAGTTACTAAATTATTATTTAACTTATTGTCAAAGAATAATTCAAGCTTACTAGCCTTAGAAACAATATTATTAAGGAACTCTTCCATAGTTGTTGGAATCGCAGTCTTCTCAAAGTCTGTAGCAGTTTTGCTAGTATTAGAAGTTTCATTCATAAGAGAATCAAATCCTCCTAACATTCTCTTACGAGTTTCTCTATTTACAAAGATAACATCTTCAATAGATATATCTTCTACTTTAGCATGACGACGCTCTAAAGAATCTTCATAGCCAAGTTCTACTACAGTTTTATAAGCATTTTCTACCTGAGTTTTAGTGATAATACCCTTAGGTCTCTTATAATTATAAGGAGCAACCATAGCTTCAAACTTCTTAACTGAACTTTCAACATTGTTAGTATCAGTTATGTCTTTAAGAAGCTGACCTATAGCACTATTAAGTATATGTGTTACAGCATCAGGAAGTACACAAGAAGATATCCAAGCATAATTATCTAACTCAAAACCTTCCAAGTGCTTATTCTCTATTGTATCAAGAGCAGTCTTTAAAGCACTCACTTGACGTAGATAAGTGTCACCTCTATAGAGGTTATCATCTGCAATTAAGTCTAATACTGTTTGTACAGAATTATAGTTAATTTCAGATAAAGTTCTTATCCATACATCATGTGAAGATTTAGCACCTGCACGGAATGTTGGAGTCTGAGACTTATCCATAATTAAATTACTTGTAGGAGTAGCATAAAAATGATTCCAAGTAATTATTTCTTTAGAAGGTAGTATCTGCTGATTACACTTACAACCCATTGTAGTCTCTTCTGTAACAAATGCATTTCTAATTTTAGTATTTTTAAGCACTTGTAACATATTGTCTACAACTTTAGCAAACATTCCTTCAGCGTGAACATCCTCCCAGTAAGAATGTATTTTATAGTTCTCATCTACAGAGACTAATGCTCCATAGCGAGTAATGAAATGTTTACAATTTACACAGTTAAATTCTTGACGTACGGCTCCTTCAGGGAAAGATTCCATATAAGCCATCCATAAAAATTCTTTTTGAGTGTCAAGAATAAAGAGATGCTTGTTCTCTTTAATCATCTTATTACATGCTTCTGTAACAAGATTTCTAAAATCTAAGTATTCCATAAAATTTTTAAAAGTTAGAAAAGAGGGAGAGATTTTTCCCTCCCTCTGTGATACTTAATGTTTATACATTTACATTGGTGTTTTCTACATCGCCATTAACGTTAACATTCTTGTTAACCTTAGCATCAATGGTGTTAGCCTTCATAATGTCTGCCATATCTACACCTGTGGCATCTTTTACAATGTCACGAGTCTGCTTAATAATAGCAGGCACATTACCAGAAATACCAGAAGCCTCAGAACCATTAGTTCCATAAACTGTCATATTGCCAATCTTACTCATAGGCTCAGCAATATACTTAGCCATATCAGGAAGAACTTTCTCATTAAGTTTAGAAAGCATGTCAATTACAGCAATAGAGCCGTATTTACTGTATGCTTCAGCCTTTTTCTGCATAGCCTCAGCTTCTGCAAGACCCTTAGCCTTCACACCTTCAGCTTCTGCCAAAAGTTTAGCTTTAGTACCTTCAGCTTCTGCAGTCAAGGTCTGTTGAGTAGCATATGCTTCAGCTTCACCCTTAGCACGAATACCTGCTGCCTCCTGCTCCTGAGAATAACGATTAGCTTCAGCCTTAGCTTTTACAGCCTTAGCAGTTTGCTCTGCTTTATAAGCTTCAGCCTCAGCCTCACGCTTCTGCTTCTCCAAAGCAGCCTGAGCATCAATTTCTGTCTGATACTTGTCAGCATCAGCCTTAGCATTTACATCTGCAAGATACTCATTCTGCTTAATCTTAATCTTCTCCTCAGACAAGGTCTGTTCCTTACGAGTCTTCTCAATATCAGCATCTACAGTCTTGATATTAATAGTTTTCTGCTGCTCTTGCTGCTGAATTTCATATGCGGCATCAGATTCAGCCTTCTTAATATCAGACAATCTCTTCAGTTCAGCTCTCTTAATAGCTAATTCATTATTACGTTCAGCAATAATGGTGTCAGCCTTTACTCGTGCTTCATTAGCCTCATTGTCAGCCTCAGCCTGAGCCTTAGCTACATCTCTATCAGCATTAGCACGAGTAATCTTAGCATTTTTCTGAATAGCTGCTGTATTATCAGCTCCCAAATCACGGATCAAGCCTTTCTCATCAGTAATATTCTGAATATTGCAAGACAAAATCTCAAGACCTAACTTAGCCATATCAGGAGCTGCCTTCTTCTGAATTTCATCAGAGAATGCATCTCTATCAGTGTTAATCTTAATTAAGTCAAGAGAACCTACTACTTCACGCATATTACCCTCCAAAGAATCTTTCACCTGAGCAGCAATCTGCACAGAATTCATATTCAAGAAGTTCTTAGCTGCAAGTCTAGTGCCTTCTGTATCAGGTTTTACCCTAACTTTACATACGGCATCTACCATTACATCCAAGAAATCATGAGTAGGAACTGGTTGTGAAGTCTTAACATCAACTGTTACTTGACCAAGATATACTTTATCCAATCGTTCAAGTACAGGAATTTTTACTCCACCACCACCGATAAGTACTCGTGGCTCCTTACGAAAACCTGAAAGAATGTACGCCATCGAAGGAGGAGCTTTAACATACATTGTAGCAATAATAACAAGCAGTACAATAATAACGACTGCGATAACACCAATAAGAACTAAATGTTCCATAAATTTGTAAATGTTTAAATAATAAAAATTAAATATCTAAGAATTAACTGATGTTAATTCCAAGGGGCATTTATTTTTTTATAATTCGTGATTTATAAGACCTGTAGCTTTACTTGTAGAATAGCAACTATTAATTATATATATTCTAATATTCCCATAATCAGTCATAGTTACTACATATTTTTCTTTAATACTTACCATCAATATACGACCATCCTCAAAATAATCTCCAGGTTCCAGATATTTTAACTCTTTATCCTCAGTAGTGGAACCATAATCCTCATTGAACTTAGTAGACCATTCGTTATAGAATTTTCTTTCTTCACTAGTATATTTCTCCCAATCTTTCTTTTTAATTTCTTTAAACTTATAAAAAGCTTTTAATATATTCTTTATATTTTCAGGAGTAAATTTCAAGTCACAATGTCTGATTTGTACTTCTCTATACAAATAAGTAAATCTAGAGAATTCAATATTAAAGGTTTCTTTAATATTAGGAAGAGCTTCTACTCCATGAATATTAATTTCAGTTGCTATAGCTTTAATTAAGTCTATAGTAATAATATTCATAGAATGAGTTAGCTCTATAACCTTTTCTATAGCAGTTTTATCTTCCAAGATATCATTAAGAATCTCTCTAGTAACTTCCTCAGAAAGATTACTGAAAGACTTTTTATATCTTATTCTAGAAGGTCTACCAAGAAGATTTGGGTCTACATTTAACTCATTAGTAGTAAGTAAAAATACCTTACGATAAATAGAGTTATAAGTACCATCCATGAAAGAAAGAACATCAGAAGAATTTTTAAATTCTTTCTCATATTCATCAAAGAAGAAGATACAGTCAAAATCAATAGATGTAGATAAATATTTTATTAATTTACTATTAGTATCAACACCCATTGATTGCACTAAGATTACAGGAAGCTGTAAACGATTACAAAGTTCCTTTGCGGTAACTGTTTTCAGTATTGTTATCGTATAGCTTTTTATCTATACTTCTATAACTTCTTATTTGTTATAGCTCAGCGTACCTTTTTCTCCATTCAAATGATTGGGAGAGCGGGCGCTCTTGGAAGTATTATATTCTCTTATAAGAGTTTCAACTTCTACGCGTTACAGTGATGAAGATTCGTTACTATCTTCATTTACCACGGGATTAACATCACAGCCTTCCCCGTTTTCACCCGCTAATAATTCTAAACATTCCTGTTTAGAACGGCAAGTTTTAAAAATTTTATATCTTTTATATTTTCTGTCTAAATAAATGGAACTATTGTTGTATATTAAATCTAAAAAATCTAAAGAGTTTGTCGAAGATATATTTAATATTAATGTACTTTCCATTCTGGGGTCTTTTACTAAAGAACTTTTTATATTAAAATTATTTAATATTGATTGTATCTTTACTAAAAATTGTCTAGTTCCTAAAAATGAAGCTTTTGGTAAAATTTTTGTCTTCTAATAGTAACTTAAACAACCATCCCCGTCAAAGTATCCTCTAATAAAAGGAATTTCTAATTCTTTAGAAATATTAGGAAATTGCAGAGTTAAACTTTTTCTAGGAGTACATCCTAAATTATTTAAAGTATTCCATAAGTGCTTATTAACTATTCCCCAGCGACACCTTAAAAAAGTTTTATCTTTATTCTTAACTTCCCCTAATTTGACATTATCTTTATTATGCTCCATAAACTTATTAAATTTATGTAGGTGTTCAATATCGGAGCCTTTTAAAGATAGTTCAAAACCATTATCTCTTGATGAAATATAACCATCAGCAAATATAAATCCTAACCAGTAAGCCTTCTCCTCGGTATCTATAACATCGAAGATATGCTCATTAAATTTAGTTTCATTTTGATGATTGATTATTTCAATCCCTTTAGCTTTTAATTTTCTAGACAAAGTTTGTATAGAAGTATGATACTCTTTAGCTAATTTAGATAAACTTATCCCTTGCTTATATTTAGGAATAATATCTTTATCTAGATCAAATAATAATTTGTTTTGTTTATTAACTACTTCAATTCCATTTCTTTTTAGAAATGAACTTATAGTAGAAGTAGAAATTCCAACCTCTTTACCAATCTTAGTACAACTTAATCCATCTATTAAGTACAAAGTCTTAATTTTTTCTCCTAATTCTTCATTAATTACAAATTTCATATTCATATAGTTAAAATTAATATTACTATAATATATATGAAATTTTATTAAATCCAAATAAATATAAAATTTTTAAAAATTTAAGCTTACTGAATTTGCTTAAATTTTACCAGTTCCTTTGATTCCGTCTAACAGAACACCTAAATTACCTGTAGTGTTATCATATGTCTTTAAGACATAATCAATAAATTTTTGGTTTAGACCATACAGTTTGTAATCAAACGTAAAAGACTCAGCGATTTTACTTAAGTAAAATCCAGTCATTGAGACTTTTACTTCATAAATACCTTTCGGTAATCCTTCAGGATGAGATACTGTTGTCGCACTACCCTGACTAAAAACGTTGCCATCTTGCAACCAAATTTGTTTACCCATTTTGATAAATGTTTAATAATTACTTTAATAAATTTATAAGAATATCTATGTTGTATAACATATCATCAATTATTTTAATAGAGTTATTAATATGTTCTTTCATAATTAACAGTTAAAATTAAACAAAAATCCCTGAACTATAATAATAGCCCAGGGATTAAAAACAAATAATAAAACAGTTCTATGAACTAGTGGAGCATTGGAGAGTCGAACTCCAGTCTTGCATATTTGCATCAAAACGTTCTTACAGCATAGGTTTTAAAGACTATCCTTGTCTGTTAGGGTTGACAAGATTAGCATTGCCAACTTCCACCACTCTGTTCCTAAAGTATACAGAGAACTAATAAAGAAATAAAAGAATAATGCACCTTTCCGTTCCCAAGCAAGTGCTGCTCGGTTTCTTAGGCTGCAATAGCGTAAGAAACAGGAGTCATATTGATAACTCTAGCGATTATTGTTTTGTTGTCTCTCCAACTGTCTTGCTGTGTTTCTTATCTCCTATACAATCAAAACCACGAATGCCCCAATTTAAAAGAGTCCTAAGTTAGAACTCTTTTATAAATTAGTGTCTACCACGTAAATAATTGTAATTATTATACCAATCATCTGGATCTATTCTATCTTCATTACCCATAATTTAAAACTTAATTAATGTTAAAAACTAAATTGAATATCTCTATTGACATCTAATAATCCTCCTTGCCAATTAGATTGAATATCCATACTAAACCATGTACCATATTTAGTTCTTGCAAACCAAATAAGATGATCGTCGTACTCAGGAATATAACAACCTATAAAATAGTCAGTATCTCCATTCCATATCCAACTACAGTTAAGAGCACTATTAACTAAATGTATCTTTAGATGTATATCAGCTTTATTAAAAGGAATTACTTTCTTTATATAAGCTTTATATAACCTACTTGGTGAACATTTACCATCATCAAAGAAATTATAAATCTGTCTCTTTTTCGGAATCATTAATCATACATTGTCTTAATATAGCTTCATTAACTATATTATCATTTGCTCTTGCGAGTTTATCTAGTAATTCCAGATTAAATTCTTCTTTTTGAAACTTGAATTGAATCCAATTAGGTTCAAATTCTCTGTAATCTAGATGAGACAGAGGTTCATCTGTATTTAATACATATTTAACTAGTCTAGTTAAACGTTCTCCAGCTAGTTTAGATACCACAAAACCAGATAAATCATAACCTACACCTCTACTTCTCCAATATTCACCAACTTCAGGTTTAGAATCTGGAGCAACATAGAACATTTTATAATAATCTGAAGACTCTAAAGTTACATAAGTACCTAACTGACTACTACAACATATACCTAAACCAATATTAGAATACAAATTATTATCACGCTCTAATGTAAGAAATACTGGAACTTTATAGGGGTCTAAATTATTAATCTCACAATGATGCAATGCAGTATGTGCATACTCAAGTAATTTAGACACTGATATAGTACTTAGTTTAGTATCTTCTTCACTTTTGTTCTCTTTAATGGCAGCATCAGAACATCTAGTGTGCCAATTTTTCCATTTATCTCCTTCTAAATACATAGCAATTAACTTATATAATACAATAAAAAAGTCATAGAAACAATTAATATTCCTATCATAATAAAGAATAGAATTACAAATTGAATATCTGTATTCATATTATAAATACTTAATCACCTCCAGGCAGGCTATCTAAATACTGTGGAATAGTTACTTCAGTATTATTCTTCTCTTTTTCAAGTTGCTGAATAGCATTTGACTGTCTATCTACAATTATTTGCAATTCCAGAATTTTTGCTTTCTGATAATAGTAGCTAGGAACTGACCAAGCTAAAACAATTATAAAACAAATTGTTGGTAATATCCAAAGTTTATTCATATTTTTTATTTTTTTTATTTTTAACACCAAATTACATAAACTCCATGTTCACCCTTATAACGAAGACTAATCTCAAATCCTAACTCTTTAAGGTAATTATAATATTTGTCAACATTAGTTGGCGGAAGTATAGAACCAATCCAAGCTGCATAATTACCTTTACTAGCTTCTTTAATTATAACAAAGTTTATTTGATCTAATATATGTGGGTCTAATACAGCAGACCTAGATATAGTCTTTGCTTCTGTTGCTTTAATCATAACTTTTTAATTTTTAAACTAGCATCTTTAAACCATATATTAAGTCTATCTATGGCACTTTCCCATTCAGATTGAGAGCAGATTTTATAATATTTTAAAAAGTTAGTATTATCTGCATTAAATTGGTATATACCTATACATTTACCACCAGGAGTGATTTTAGTTACAGTATATCCAGTACCATCATTGATAACTACTTTTAGGTAAGATGTGTTATCTTTATAGTAAGGATGTTCTCTAAGAGCGTGATTACTAACTTGCAGTTTTTTAGCTCTTATATTATTTATTATTTCTCTTATAGTATTCTCTATATTATCTCTTTGACTTAGAAACTTTATTTTAAGTTTTTCCAAGTCCTCAATAGACATTTCCGAATAGTTATTTATATTTTCTGTTTCCATAACTATAATTTCTTTAATATTTTTACATTCTTAATTAATGGTTCGCCATCAGTACCAGTTTCATCTAACAAATCACCGGTTACTAAATATTTATTGCCAGTAAAGTATTTTACATTATATATAAAATCATTAAATGCCATCTCATTTGTTGGAAATGGAAGAACGGGAGAGTATGTTCCATTTATATTTTTATGAGCTTCATAAACAGACACACCCTTTTCTTTACCTATTACTTCATTATTATTGTTCCATATGGATGAACATTCATCTTCTGGAATTTCACCAAATCTATAGAATATCATTTATTTTTTTAAGTTCTATACTACTAAATGCCAAAAATATCCATCTACTAGTTGAGATATATCTGGTTCTAAACTTTTTAGGTCTTTGAGAATGGAGTATGTAAATTCTTCTAAGATTTCTAAGTTATTATCGTTATTATTCATGTTCATTTTTCTTTAATACCTAGAATATCGTTGATTTTCCTTTCAATAAACTCATCAGAAGTATTTTCTTTTATTAGAGCATCAATGTCAGGCAACTCTACATCAACTTTATCTTCTTGTACTTTTGAAGTGAACATACCAATTACTAATTTCGCCCAAGGACTATTAGCCATATTTGTTAATGAATCCTTTTGGATTTCATAAGCTTTCTTTAATTCTCCATTATCACGGAAATATCTGAGAACATCTGTTAATGCAGCAACAAAGTTTTTATCAGACATTGAATTGTTTTTAGCCTCTTCCAGTTTAATCATTAGAAAAAGCAATGATGAATGTAAATCTGTTTTGCTCATAACTATTCTTCTCTTATACCAAATGGAGTTCCATCTGCAAATGTATATTCTTTAATAGCATCTGAATAATTAATAGTATCATCAACATCTGTTATAAGACTATACTCGATTTCTCCTATTAGTTTAGTCCACCCAAACGGCTTGTGCTTTTGCATTTCTGCCCAGCACTCTTTTGCATCCTTGAATGGACGATACTTTGGTTCTGGCTTGATGCGATATTCTGTATTATTCCAAAACTCAATCTCTTTCATTTCCGTCCAATCATTCATATCTTGCCAACTTTTGCTTAATGCACTCGGCTTTGTCCTACACTCAATTGCCTCTCCTTCTGCAAAAGCTTGCAGAATAGGATAAAATTTTTTAGCTTGATTTCTGTTCATATTAATTATAATTTGATTGGAAAACCATGAACATAAACTTCACGATTGTCATAAGTACCATCTTTTTTCTCCATATGGAAGAAAAGGGTCAAACTCAATGTCGCACATATATCAGATTTTACTACCTGATAAATTTTACCATTATAAGTAAATATTTCACCTATTTTTCTTTCCATAATCCTTTTGTATTATATGCTTAACTTTTAAAATGTTTAACTATATAATCTAAAGCTTTGTCATACTCTTCTCTAGTGCACTCTCTACAATATGCATTACTAAAGGCTCTATAATAAGGATAAACTTCCATGGTAGCATACAGCTCAGATGTATTAACTTCATACACAAATATAACATCTTCTTTAATATCATAGACTTTACAGTATAAACCATTATTATCAGTATAATAGCCCTTCTTGATATTCTTTAATACTATTTTATCTCTTAGCTCATTAATCTTATTTACTAAAGCTGTATCTTGCGCACTTAATAGAGTTCGTTGCTTTTGCAATTCTCTAATTTGATTAAAAATTTCTTGATTGTCCATAATTAATTTTGTTAATGTGTTAAACGTAAAAAGGAGCATACTAACTAAAAGTTAATATACTCCTATGAAACCCGGCATTTCAGTCTATCAAAGACTTTGGAGAAGTAATACGAATCGAACGTACTTCGACTACTTAGATAATAATCATGTTTCGCCTTATCACCTGTCCTACATACTCCGGATTATGTAGGTAACTTCTCTTTTCCCTAATTAGGTACATAATTTCCTAACTAGGTACAACAACTAAAACTTCGCAGTGGGGGACTTACGAATTAAACGTACTTCGAAACTTTCGTTCACAATTCCTAGGGAATTACTAGAATTACCTATTCATTGTTTTCCATTTCTTATCAATCTGCCCTATAATATTCGCGACTATATAGGTATCCCCCAAATTGGTTATTCTTCTAATAATCCTAAATATTTAATATCAGTACTAACTGCTTCTCTATATGCATAGTTGATATATACAGTAGCACCTACTGGAATTTCAAATATTCCTATTTCAGCACTATACATTCTACCCTTAGCCATTTCTTCAGTTAAGTATGAATGATAACCTTCATGTATATAAAAACGATCATAATTCCAAAGTTCTCCCACACATCCCATAACAGATCTACACCTTTCAAATTTAGGTCCTATCTTTACTGTAGGCATAGTCTGAGATTTATAGTATCTAAAATTTTGATATAAACTTATAAAGATACCTAAAGTTTTTGCCGTGCCTACTTTATAAACTTTCAAAGGCTTCTTCAATACAATTGGAGTTGCCATATAATTTGACCAACACATAATTTAATTATTAAATTGTTTTACTATAGTTAAATAATTCTATAATTCTCCAATAGATGATTGTACGATGAATACTATATTGTAATATCCAAAATAACAATAGAAGTGTACTATACGTTCCTATTCCAAAACTATAAAATATTCGTTTATCTGAATAACTGGAACTAGTATACATTCCCATAAATATAGCAATATAAAGTATTATCATAAATATAGCCATTATTAATTGAATAAACCAAGGCATAATTATTTATATGTATTGGCATCCAAATCAATAGCTGTCATTCCTTCTTTAAATTTAGAATAAATAACTATTTTATGAGGTCTCTTTTTAGAATCATACATTATTTCTAATGTTTTATTCTCATAAGCCCAGCTTCTCTTACCTGTCCACGTGTCAGGATAGTTATAACTATTAACTAAAGTAACAATTAATAATAATCCTATAATTAATAATGCTTTTTTCATAATTTTATATATTTACCTGTGTAAATAATGTTAGAAGAAACTAATTCTTCACCACAATTTTCATAATATGTAGAACCTTTAGGTATAATAAAAGTTGCCACGTAATACCTATTACGCATATTTATACATTCTTTAGTATTACCCAATAAAATTGTCCTAAAAGCAATTCCTATCTCATTAAAAGGTAAAGATATACTTTTATAAGAATGATAACCTGAGTAAATTATTCCTAAATTAGAAGGTAATAATTGGGGTAATTTTACCCCATCTACTATAGGAACTAACGTAGTTACTCTATTTAATCCTTTTGGACAATACATATAACTTTGGTATAAACTTAAAAACTCTTTAGTAGTTTCAATTATATATCCAAGTTTATATACTACAATATCTCTTTCTGCTATTCTAGCAGGACCTGTACCTATCCAACACATAATTTATAATTTTAAATATTTACCAGTATAAATGATTTTATCAGACACAATTTCCCCACAATTATTAATAGTATAGACAGCGCCTTTAGGAATTATAAAAGTTGCTATATAACTATCATTTTCAAAAGGTATAAACATTCTTCTATTTCCGAATATCATACGTTTGCATCTATATACTCCCTTGACTTTGTGAAAAGCAGAATTACATACAAATTGTACTCCAGTATAACTATGATAAGCTTTTTCTATCTTAATCGTCCCATATTTTCTAGCTATTTCATTACATTCAAGGGTTGGTATTTTATATAATATATTTGCAGTATAATTAAAGTTTTTAATGATAGATACACACGATTGCTTATTAGCCAATGTAACTATTTTATAAACTTCAATATCTTTATCTGCAACTTGATATTTTACATTTCTTAAAACTTCTATCCAACACATAATTATTTAATTAATTTATAATCACCAACTTCAAATCCTTCTTCAATAGAACTTAAAGTCCAATCCTCATCCCAGTTATCTACATCATAAGGACATATTAATTCAATTTTAGCATAATTAGATGCTCTATCTAATTCCAAAATTTTATAATATAAATAACTCACTTTAGTGAAATTAAATACATCATCCACTTTTAACTTTATTTTTTCCATATGTTAATGTGTTATTTAATTAAACAAAAAGAGCCTAACTAGATTAACTAATTAGACTCTTTAAAATAGAATAATATAATAAAAGAAATAGTGGGCTCGCCCGGGATTGAACCGAGAATAAGAGATTATGAGTCTCCCGTTTTAACCGATTGAACTACAAGCCCGAGTAGGTACTTCTAAGAATAAATAAGAACTCAGTACCTATATTGAGGAATCCGTCGTTGGATCAGTTCTACGCAATTTAGGCTTTTTAAGAAGCCTTAACTTATTAAAGTTTTCGCACAATTTTGATAAGAGCTCTACTTTCACAAGCAAAGCTCTTTTATTTTTAACAACTTATAAATTAAAATAATGATAGAAAAAGGAAATGCGGACAGATTTGAACTGCCAATCTTCTACTCTACGATAGACGCTCTAGCTATTGAGCTACACATTTCTATTTATACTAGTATTGCTATATAGCCTTATTTAAAAACTCATACTACTTTCACAAGCAATGTGAGTTAGCTTTTAGTCACTCTTGACTAGACATAGGTAATTACAAGAAATTCATTAATTTTCACAAATTAATGATTAGTATGAGTTTAGATAATCAAATAACCATATTTTATCGTAATTTAGTAGTTCGGACGGGATTCGAACCCGTACGGTCATTCCTGACCAAGGGATTTTAAGTCCCTCGTGGCTCCCATTACACCACCGAACCTACAAGCAGCTAATTATCTGCTAGTTGCCAACAATATTTATTTTATAAACCTTAAACTATTATGGTATTACAATTGTTTTAACATGTTTGTAGCTATATGTAATGAAATATCCACAGTTGTATGAATATCATCATTTAATTTTAAGATATATGTATTATTTTCATCATTCTTTCTAGTTATCTCAGATATGTATTTATGATTTATTAAAAATCCTTGTGTTGCAAGAATAAAATCAATACATAAAACACGTGAAATATTTTTTAATGAACAACACACAATAATACTATTGCCATGAACATCTATTATAGTACTATATTTACCAGATGTTTTTATACATACAATGTCATTTATGTTTATCTGTCTGTACTCTCGTCCCTTAAACACTAAAAATGTATCAGAGTCAATCTGTATTGTTTTTATTTCCATATCTCTTAACCCATAATAAAACGAGCATCTACAATATTTTCAGGATGATGAATAGTTTTAGTTAATCCTATCATCGCCCATTTCACAACATCAGAATGTTTAACTCCACTTTTAAGTTCATGGTAAAACATTAAATCATAAGCTTCTCCACTTTTAAAAGTTACTTTGATTTTAAATGTAGGCTTTTCATCATTTCTAATAAGCTCATCCATTTCTTCATCAGTTACCATGTAACTGAACAGAGGATTAGAAAGATGTTCTTTTTTGTACTTCTTTTCAAGTTCAGATAAGTTTAACTTTGCACACTTGAGTACATGTTTACAACCAAATTTCTTAGCACTTTCTATTTGTGCTATTAAATTGGTTTTACTAATAAAATAATCTTGTCTTGTCATAATTTATCTATAATTAATGTGTTAATAATCTATTTAAATAATAGGCGATTTTCACTGGTTATATTTAAACTATTCCATTGTCCTCAGCTATCTAACGTTCTTTCTCTTTTTAACCCAAATGATTAATTTTAAGGTAATTACGCTATTTAATAGAGTTACTGAGAGTTGTTTAGTACCTATTTCAGTTGTTGGGCTACCCAGATTCGGACTGGGACTGAGAGTTCCAAAAACTCTAGTGACTGCCATTACACCATAGCCCATTATTAATGCGGAGAAAGAAGGATTCGAACCTTCGAGCCATGTAATATGACTAACACCTTAGCAGGGTGCCACTTTCGACCACTCAGTCATTTCTCCAATAAAGCTTCCTATCTTCACAGACAAGAAGCCTAACAACTCTTTAACGTTATAAAGTCCGCTGACTTTATATTTTAAACATTAATCGTATTAGTTTTTTAAATATGGAAGAGTAGCACTAGCGATGCTTGAAATCGCCTTTGGATCTTGAAAGAATCCCGTCCTAACCAGCTAGACGATAGTGCCAAGTAGACTCTCTATCTTCACAGACTGAGAATCTCGTGTATTACAAATGAATACTTTTAATAAATTAAAAATTAATGGTGCTCTCTGACAGTACTGACCTGTCTTCCCGAAATTAAAAGTTTCGTGCTTCACCTTAAAGCTTAGAGAGCTAATTTATAATCCTATTTTGCATAAGAATTTTATTCTTGTATAGGGGAGACACGTGGAATCGAACCACAACCTCGGGATTTTTACCGCGCTCTGACCTTCTGAGCTATATCTCCATAGCCCACATTTCTATAAAGGAGAATAGTGGTAACACCTACCTATATTAATAGATTTATTAATTAGGATTTATCCAAACACACTAACAATATATCAAATTAAATTTGTACGGTAGAAAGGATTCGAACCAATGACCTTCTCGAAATGACCTATTATAAAAAGAGATGCTCTAACCACTGAGCTACTACCGTAAGTACTAGTTTATATCGGAAAACTAGTAAAACGTTAACACATTATTATGGAAACTTAAAAGCCAAATGAAAACATGGTATCTGCGGAAGTACTAAGAGTTACGTAAGGAATTTTATTATTCACTGTAATAAAGACAACAAAGCGTCTTCCTGTATTAACCTCTCCACAATTATGGATTTCTACTCCATCCTTCATTTCAGAAGAGTATATTTTTAATACCATTTTACCAAACTTACTATTACTAAAAGTAATAGTTTTTCTAGCTTCATTATATACTACTGAAGTTTTAATATATAATGGCTTGCCCCATTCACCATCTTGATAAATAGTGATAGAACCATAATTAAACGCATGAGCTATTGTAGTTAATACAATAAAACTCATTAATAAAATAATCTTTTTCATATTACTCAATCTTTTTAATGTTAGTACGGAGTAAAGGATTCGAACCAATATAACCTCTCTATGAATTGTGGAAGTGAGGTGCTCTAGCCATTAAGCTAACTCCGTATATGTGTGAGGGAAGAGGGACTCGAACCCTCAAGAGCAAAATGCTAACAGTTTAGAAGACTGTGACGCTTCCAATTACGTGCTATTCCCCCAAATAAAAATGCAACTAATTATCTGCTAGTTGCCAACAATATATATGAACTTTACAGAATTACTCTATTATTTCAGTTTCAGATATACACCATTTACCATTAATTTTAACGGCTTCTACCTGTTTATTATTTACTGTCTCAAGAGATACTTTATTTTCTAAAGTTCTATTGAACGAAATAATGTATTTGTTAGCCTCTTCTTTAGAATTGACTACACGAGACTGAATGCTATTGTTAATAACATTATATATCTTTCTTAAAACTTTCATAATTATAATTTTTATAAAGTTAATAGCATATAGAGCATTGTTTCTCAACAACACTCTACTATAGTTTCAAATATCCATTGTAAAAGTAAAAATTTGTTAATTTCAAATTTTATAGTTTAAATCATCATATTTTGCAAATTTTAAACTTTAATACAATACAAAGACAATTTTATAGTATGTCTGCAATATCCACATCATTATCTCCTGGATCTGGATAATCTTCAATATCACATGTTGTATCATCCTCATTATATTTTGAATGATAAGCAATGTGCTCTAACTTATTAATGATATTATTTACTTTAGCTAATCTATTATAAGTAGAATCTAAAGCCTGATTTAAAGCATTTGCAATAACTTTACACATAGTGTGCATAGCTTTATCTCTCACAATTCGATTAGCTACTACCTGGTCGTCCTCATCATTTTTACTTAAAGTAATTTTAGAAACGACTGTTACAGTAAAATTATCAACAGTAAGTCCCCAAGAAGCAAGATTTTTAATGAAAATCTTTCTTTCTTTAGAAGTCGCAATTTTAAGGAATACAGAAGTATCAGCACTTGAAACTTTTATATTAGCTCCTTCTAAGTAATCCATTATATACTCTAAATCACAAGACATAGTACAAAACGTACTGTTACCAACTCTTTCAATGCTGTACTTTACTTTCTTAATTGTCTGCATTTTCTTTCGTTTTAGATTGTTTGAACAATTTAATGATGCCTTTTAAAGCATATTCTGGAACATTGCCACAAAGACACCCACCATTTACATATAGTTTAATATTACCATAAGTAAATTTAGTAATCTCAAGATTCCCTTCAGCGCCATTAGATTCATTCTCTAACCATACTGGAAAATCTTTCCACTCATCTACAGTTAATGACTCATCAATAACTGAATGTTCTTCAATAGTTGGTTTCAGAGCTTTAAAATGCTTTAAGACTAAAGTCTTATGCACTGAATCAGCAAACTCTAGTTTCTTTGGTTTCTTGCTAAGAAAGAAGTAATCTTCACCAATCTTAGCCACAACATTTTTCTGTTTAACATTAAATAATAATTCCATAATTTTTAAAATTAATAGTTATATCTACTTAGTTCAAGATCAACTTCAGAAATTAATCTAGATTTATATGTAGCTAATGCTGTTTTATAAGTTTCAGAGTCAGCTTCATAATGACCTTCGATATATTCTAAAGTTCCCTCTTTGAACATTACAGTTTTAGATGATAAGTTATCTGATAGAAATATTATTCCATCAGATGTCAAAGATTTACTCCTAGTAAATCCTTTATTATACATATTAATATGTATATACAAACAATCGTAGAGACTTAAAGCATTGTTTATATTGCTTCTTATATCTCTTAGCTGATTAAGTTTTACTTGTTTTATTACTTTATTATGACTGGCAATAATCCAAATCACACATAGAATAAAAGCAAGTATAACAATTCCTAGCAAACCTTTATCCATATATTCTTGGTTCTGTATTAATGTTTTTAGAACTCATATATTGGTAAAGCCATTTAACATTATTTACAACAAAAGTGTTACCTTTTATATCTGTAAATAATATTTTCTTGTACTTATCCATAATTAGTCCCGATAATACTAACAAAGGATTTCTAATATATGCTGCAAACGTTCCTCCCTTTATACTTTCTCCAGAAATAATTCTTAATGTATTATTAAGATATTGATATTTCTTATTGAAAGCATTAGCATAGTTAGCATGTGTAGTCTTAGAAATATTGTACTCTGCATCAATCTGTGCTGAGAGCATTATTACTAATTCTCCCAGAGTATTGTGATTCATTGTCACCATTGATAAATTCCTCCCAAAGATAATTGTGCTTGTAATGTTTCTAAGTCACTCTTGATTGGAAGTTCTTTACCATGAATAGCTTTGTACTCCTTACTTACTTGTGCAATAGTTTTCTTTTTAGAAAAGACTAATGCTGTAATCTTAATAATGTCTTTTGTCTCCATTTTTTTAAACTATTTAATTTAATAATGTGCCATCACCTTTCTCATTAAGAGTCTGCTACTTTGGATATGCAGGATGTAGGTTTACACTAGAGCTCTATCTATCACAGACCGAACTCTAATATTTGTCTTTGTAATCTATTGTGCTTATGGACATAATAGATTACTAAAGTAACTAGCCCTATCTATCACAGACCGAACTAGCGAAAATGATCTAAACTGTATATTGTTGATAACTATTTTATTTTAAAAATACATAAGTCTTGTCTTATGATTAACCAATTTTCTTTCCAAGATGTCAACTATTTATTATACTCTATAGTACTAGAGTGCAGAGATTATCTTCATTCTTTTACTTAATAAACTTCACTTCTTAAAGATTCGTAACCTTCATACATTGGAAATTCTGAATTAAGAGTAATCTTAATAAAGACTCTGTCGTCGATAGTTACAAGTCCTACAGTTTTAATATTGCGATTACAATTATCAAAACTAGTACAAATAACTGTATTGGAGGTAAAATCTGCTACGCCTTTAAAACCCATATCAACAAGAACTTTACATATTGGTGTCAAGTAATAAATTTTACCTTCTTTAATAACACAAGAAGAAAATGGAATTACTCTATCACCAATGTGATAAGTTCTAGCATCATGATCTATTGTGAGAGCCTTACCTGCAAGACTCTCACAACCTGATACAATTTTTCTATTTAAGTTCTCTGTATTCATCTATTACATCAATTAAGTCTTGGAATGTATATTTTCCAATATCTGATTTATCTTTAACCCAATAAAGAGCTTTAGCAATCTGTTTGAGTTCAGACTTAGTTAATTCACCCAACTTATATTGCTGAATTTTTTTAACTAGTCTTTGCATAGTATCATAAGCATTATAAGAGAAAGTATGTTCTCCACCAGATTTTCTAGTGTATGTAATATATTTACTATCACAATACTTTACATCATCTGAATGCTTAATAAGACCATTAGCACAAGCATTCATTCGAGCTTCCAAAGCTTCTACTATAATATTAGTATAAGCCTCAAATACTTCTTCTGCAAACTTCTTGAAATCTCTTTTTGATGGAGTTTCAGAGAAATTTACTTTTTTAATAGGAATAGTCACAGAAATTGTATATTCCTTCTCATTTTGAAATACATTTATCATAAATTCATTTTTTTAAAATCATCGTATGCTATTTTACTCATTCCTATAAGTAGAATAATTAAAATAATATTTTGTAAAAATATCATAACTTATAATTATTTTGTTGGTACTCTGCTACTAATAACTTAGCATTATCTGCAAGTGCTATAATGTTAGATTTTAACAATCTTTTATACGCACATAAGACAATGTCATAGCATGTCTGTGTAGAATCATATGGTTCTTCTTTAGAATCTTCCCATTGTGCGATAGTTCGAGTATTAAGACCATAGATTCCTCCAATATAAACCTCATTTATTGTCATAAGGTTTATATCTTTAGTTCTAAACATTCCATATTTATCTGGACCAAGGTTAGCATTACGAAACCCTTTACGCCAAATTCTTTTATGGAGTATCATACACTCAGATAGAGTATTGGCATTACCAATTTTAGTAAGCCAACACTCATAACTATTAACAAGACCTTGTTGAAGTTTATAATCCGCAACATTCTTGTTTAATTCCCTTTTATGGAAAATTTTATTCCAAATGTTGTATTTCTTCATTTTACTTAAATTGTTAAATTGTTTATAAGTTTAAATATCGCAGTATCAATAGATACATAATACATTTTTCGTTGGGTAAATTTCCCATTAATTATAAGATTCATCAACTTAGCTAATTCTACTGAATATGGAATATTAGTAGCTTTTACCAAGAGTTGAACTGCATAATTATGAGATTTACGATTGGCTATAGACATGTTATGTGTTTTAATAACTTGTTTACGCCAATGTAAATGTTCTTTAGTTTTTATCTCTCGCAGATACAATTGATGTACCTGCAAGAGACTTGATCGACCTGTTAACATATTATATGGAATTATTTATTTACGTCCGTCTAATGCTTTATATGCTGGACTATCAGCATTCATACCTCTAGCTATAACATTATTATAGTATCTGTCCATTTCACTAGTTTGAATAGCTTGATTACGTACTACATTATGTAAGTCAGAATTTTCTGACTGAAGAGTAGCTATTGTAAATAACAATGCTACAACTACTATTCCTAAAAGAATAGTAGAGATTACAAAGATATTCTTTTTCATTTCTGTAAAGTTTATTTGTTTAACTAAAAAGTGAGCAGTTTATAGTCTTACTCAGGACTCGAACGGACTAAAACAATCATCAAATGATATCCCACTCTTTAAGAGCTTCTAGTGGTGTAGCGCCATTATCAAGTTCTCTTTGCACTTCTGCTTTAAGACCGAACTTATCAGCAATACGAAGTGCATCCTCAGCAGTCTTAACTACTGAAGATTTAGCAGTTTTTACAACCACTTCTGTCTTAGTAGTAACCTTAATGTGTTTAGCTACCACATACTTACTTGTAGTAAGTAATATGATTAACATAATGATGCTAATCGCTTCCTCACCATTCTTTGGAGTAAGATTGCTGAGGTACTCTATTACGGTATTTTTTGTGGTGTTTCCGTAAACCACCGCACTCTCAGAGTCTGCTGCTATGAGCAACTCCTCTGATTTAAACAATACTTTTATCATTTTTTTATGTGTTAATGTGTTAAACAATAGAACTCCAGTCAGGTTACAACCCTGATACAATGCTTTTATTTACTGGAGTTATAATGAATAATTATCTTACGAATCCTGGAACGGATACGATAAATCCGTCCTTTCGGATACAATCTGGATGACCTGTTGCAGGAGCTACTACATCTGTTCTGCCTTTCTCTTTTGCTGCTGCTAATACCATTGCTGACACAATATAAATTGTGCCTTCTTCTGGCTCAGGAAGATTTTCAATCTCACCGTAGAACACTGTGGAAATACCACAGCAAAAGTTGCTAAATTGGTTCTCAACACGAGCAACTTTACCTGATGCATGGTATTCTGTACCATTATTGAGAGTGATGGTGTGAGGTGTTAAGTTAATGAACTTATTAGGAACAACCTCAAAGTCTTTTCTCATAAGATTGTCCAAATCACCCTCAGTGCCATCAAGTTCTTTATAGTGACACTCATACATGAGTTTGTCATCCATAGTTGACCAATGACCAGTAATAACACCAGTCACACTTGTATCCTCTGTATCTAATGCAAAGAGGATAATCTTTGTCCCGTCTTTTACGATTTTTTCTTTCATTGTTAATGTGTTAAATTTAATTATGTGATATAGTTATTTTATTTCCATTCTTTACATATGAGATATGAAATGGATCTAATGATTTAGCAAATTTATCTGCCGAGTCATTATTATGAAATATTATTTCAATTTCACATTCTGATATAAAGCAGCTTTGAATACTATTATCTGCTTTTCCTTTTTCGATTATCGCTTTCATATTTAATGTTATTATTGTTCATTACCAACAACAGTTATGGATTTAATATCTTTATATTCAAGAATAATATTATTCATATATTCATTACTAAATACTATTCTATCAAGATACTCATATTTATTCATTCCATAAGCATTAGTTATAACACCACCATTAGTAATAATAACTCCATGTACTTTCTCAATATTTGCACATAAGATATTTACTATATCATTTAATACATTTCTATCCATAATTTTAATGTTAAAGAGTTAATAATCTAGTTAAGAGCAGTTTATACACATGCTCAGGTGTTTGTGGTTATCTACAAATATCAATATCCATATCAGCCCCTCGATTTGCTTCAAACGCGTCCCAATCAAAACCTTCTTTTGCAACTTTTAAACTATGCTCTACTTCAGTTGCATAAGATTTAAGTTGTTTATAGAATGTAATTTTACCAGTATGTGTTATAGACTGTCTGTACAGTTTATAACTACGTTCAGGATATTTTGTAGCCTCTCTACGTCCCCATTTAGTTAGTTGTTGAGGATTAAGTCCAACTTTACACATTGTAAGATCATCACCTACGATTGTGTATACTACAATATAAAAATACTGCATAATTTTATACGATTTACCTTATACTATCGCGAGGTTTTTAAATGAATATTAAGCACTTTAGTTTTAAGACCTATAAACCACGTTGAGGTATGCTTTGCGTTATAGGATTTCGTCTAAAGTAAACTTTAGACAGGGATTTCAACCTTAAAAGTCATTAAACAAAACATTTGTTTATTTTTATTTGTGTTGTTTTGATTTTAGTTTAACTCAATATTTAAAATAAAATAATAAAGTGTTGTATTTTGTGATAAATATTGAATTTGTAATATGGTTTAAAAGTGATTTTAGATATGAATTTGTAGTGAATATTTGAGATTTGTTGGAAATTGGAGATTGAGTTTTGGGAGTCGTATGCTCCCTACTTTATCTCTTTAGATTCCTCAACATCGGAAATTAATCCAATAAGATAGTTTTTATATCTTATTTCCAAGATTCCACTACTAACATGTTTCACTTCTTCCCATGTAGCTTCTCCATCAACCGAGACAATTAAAAACCAACCATAAACAATATTTGAAATATATTTATTACGATAAAGTTCTAATGTTTCAGAGTTAATGAAATAATGTTTAAATGCTAATCCATAAAATGTCTTAAACATACAAACACTACAAAAAAATAAATAGAAACAGTAAAAAAAGGGGACAAAGTCCCCTTTAATTACTTCTTGATACTAAACTCCGACCAAATCTTACCTCTAGCGGACTTAGTAGCTTTCATTACTACTTTCTTGTTGTCCTTAACGGCTTTATCATAAGCCTCCGCGCACTCTTTGCAAGTCTTACCGGCGAAAACTGTTGCAAAGTTGCCGGCAATCATTACGTGGTTACCGCCGCCGAAGACTACGTTGCCGTCATTGTCCTTAGTGAAACCTACCCCCACTAAGATTGGAGCTTCGCCATTTGGAACACGCCCGTCAGATGTCAACTCTATTCCTAACTGATGAGTGCGTTGCAAGAGCTGCTCATCAGCAGTGAGTTCACGGGACATCTGACGTGTCGTGAGCTCTACACTGTCAGGGAAGCTGACAGCAAACTCAGTGTTTTCTACTAAGGCTTCACCTAAGTCAGCCTTGTACATTTTCTCCAAGCCTAAAAGGCTGAGGGTGATTTCATTGTTTGTACCTTTCATAATCTTAATGTTTAATTGTTATTAATTTTTTGTTTTGTTTTTTGACTAAATATGGTGGGGGGACTAAGGAGGTAGTCTACTCCCTCCCACATAATAAAAATTAATTTTTAAATTTTAACCTCATCCTACTTACTTACAAAAATTCCTATTTTTTAAACCCCAGGGGGCTATATAAAATCTTCTCTAAAAAATTTTAAAATTTTTATTTTAATTTCTTAAAATATTAACTTTTACAAAAATTAACTTTTAATATTCCCTACCTCGACTATATTACTCGTGTAATCAAAAAGAAATATTAAATGAATAAAGAACAACTAATACAAAGTATTAAAGACCTTCCTGATTAGTATAATATAAATTTATAGGTTATTGATAATGTAATTCATATAACCATGACTAAAAAGGTAGATGAATTTGAAGAATATTGTAGTAAATTAGATGATGAAACATTTAACAATGCTTGTCTAATATTTGGAATTATCTCAGATATATCTTTAGAAGATTTTTCTTCTAATTTAGATAATTCTAAATATAAAAAATATAAACAAGAATTTAAACACATAGTGGATTTTTTAAATGATAGAAACATTACAAAAAATTAATAAGATAGTTCCTAATCTTACAGTATCTCAATTAATAGAACTAGTAAATATTATTAATGGACCTAAATTAACTATAGATAATATGGTTTTAAAAGATATACCACATAATGGGTTTATTACAGTAGACACTAATAGTATTAAAACTACTTCTACTGAAAATCCTTTTAGTGTTAGTAGTTATCTATAAAGATAATACTCTCCTATGGTGTAATGGTTAGCACAGAAGACTCTAAATCTTTTAGCCAGGGTTCGAATCCTTGTGGGAGAAGAATAGCGTAAGTAGAAACCTCCACGTGGTGCTATTCGGATAACGCTAATTCTACTTTAAAAACATAATCTTCAAATGATAGCAGCAATTTATGAATTAAATGGTAAGATTTTAAAAACAACTAATCTTACTAAAAAATTAAAACGATTAAAATCAGAACCTAAGATTCTATTTCAATTAGAGAATGGAACAGAAGCTGATTTAGACCAATGGATTAAAGACAACCAAAATATAAATTCTAATTCAGAAGAAGATATTGAAATTAAAAAATATCATTATAGAAATCCAATTACAGGATATACAATGACTTCTATATATGATAATCTAGATGTTAATGGTTATATAAAAATTGATTAATGACTAACAAAGAATTAAAAGACTTAAAGTCTAAAATGAACAAAGTACTTAATGAAGTACAGTAGATTATTGATACTATAGGAGATAATGATTTACAAGATAATCAATTAACTCTTGATTTTTGCGATAAGTTAAATGAATTATCTGTTACTTATTAATAAATATTTGGGGATGGATATTTATTAATTTAAAAAAATAGCCGAGGCTTCTCATTTGAGAAACTTCGGCTATTGTGGTTTTTAATTATTTTATATATAAAAAATTTCCTCCGCCCGTATTTTGAGCATCATATTTTAGTAAGTCATCTCTAGTAAATATTTTATCAAAAGTTCTTAATCCTGAATGATAAGTACCATTATCTAAAGTATATAAATCTACTGTTTTAACATTGTTTCTAGATTTCATAGCTTCTATCTCATCTCTAATATTATCTATACTTCCGGAAACTAAACGAACTTCTTTACCCGCCTATATAATTATTCTTCCTCCAGCTATAGAACCATATTCATCAGTTCTATTATTATTAGCTAAGAAATTTAGTCTGTTATTTACTGATTTACCATTTACTATGGCATTTAATATAGGACTTTTTCTAGAACCATTAGAATTACTTTCCATGAATAATACATTATCTTTAGAATCTGTTTTGAAACCAGTAACTGTATTTTTAAATGTTGGAGAAATCATACTTCCATTAGGAATATCTGAATATTTACCAAAAACAAATTTACCAATAGAATCTATACCTATATAATTCTAATTATTAGGAGATATGCTTTCTTTAGATTTGAAATTAGAAAAAGCAGTAATAGGAGCTGCTACACTATTTATAGGAGTATAATCACCTCTATTTCTATAACCAAAAGTATGCTTTGTTAAATTTATGGATTCTGGTATACGATATCTTCTAGAGTTTATTTTAGTAGTATCATTTATAGTATAACTATTTGGAGATATTTCTATTTCTAAATTTTCTCTCCTCTTATTTTTAGTTACTTTTTTATTAGAAATTTTAATTCTTTTACTAGTATGCTCAGGTTCTGAATCAAAAAATAACTATAGTTTTCTACTTAATCCATTTCCTACTAAATTAATCAACTATTTACCACGTTCCCATATTGTTTCTTCTTCCTATTTAGGAATAGATATTTTTTTAGCAGTGGGCATTTCTTTATATTTTGCAGGATGGTATACTAAGGTAGATGTTGGTTTAGTAGGATCTACTCCTTTAGCCTAAACCTATGGAAATATTATACTATTAGCTTTATCAGAATTAATTTTAAAAGGGACTTTATTTGATTTTCTTCTACCATACAACTACCCATCTTCATACCAATAATCATATATTGAATCATTGTTAGTAATTACCTATACAGCCATGGTGTTCTTACTATTACTGGAGTTCCTAACTTATCTAATATTTTTAATCCTAATACAGCTTTACTGTCTAAATCATATGAACTCCATTTCTACTTATATTCATCAGGATTAAACTTCCAAATATCTTGTGCTCTATATACTTTCTTACCATTAGATATTCCTTCCTAAACTAAATGTCCAGCAGCATCAACTCCATTATCTCCAAAGTCTAGATTATTATTAGCACCTTTCCAAGGAGTTTTATTAGTTATATTAGAAGCTTTCTACATAGGTTTCTTAGTAAAGAAATCTAAAGTTTCAGTATTTTCATATACAGGAATATCTTTATATGGATATATCTTTCTTATATAATTCTCATGTGGACCATAATCTACATTTATTTTCTTTACTCCATAAGAAGGATTTATAGTTTTATTATATAAATAAGCATCAATCATATCATTACCTTTAGCTGCTTTCTAAAATCCAGTATATGCTTCAGGAGCATAGGTATTGTAACCTACACCAGTTGATATATAAGACAATACTCCAGCATGCTTTTTAGGACTTGCCTTATGCATATTATATACTATGTCTTCTATAGGATTAGCATTATTAGAAGTTCTCATAGCTACTTCTACTCCACGTTTTAAAGGAGCTTTTACAGCATATCCCATTACAGGAAGCATTACTAAATAATTACTAGCTTTAGTCGGATTCTTAGATATATCTAAAGCTCCTTTAGTATAATCATATACTGCCTAAGCTGCTGGAGCTAAAGCATAACCTATTCCTGAATTAACTAATGCTTTAATAGGACTAGTATTATTATTCCAACTATCTACTTCTCTAGCATAAGCTCCTTTTATAGGATGGGTTCTATTTCTATTACTATAATTATATAATTTAGAATGAGTATGTCCTCCCTATTTTATAGTCCCTCTATTATCTACAAATACATCTTGTACCCCATTTAAAGTTCTAACTGGAATAGCTCTCTACTAATATTTAGCACCAAGATATGGAGATTTAAATCTAAGATGATTTAGTCTATTATAATATTCCATATCTATAGCCATCTATTTATTCCGAGTATTATTATTTACTCCTTTATTTTGTTTACTTTCATCTACTATTGGCATATTTATACTTTATTTTCTCCATATACTAGTTATACTATCTATACCTAGTAATCCCATACAACAATATAAAACTGTATCTATCATATCAGGAGCTTGTATCTAACTAATAGAACAGTATATTAGAATAATTAAACTTACTATCCATCCTAATATTCCACACACTCTTTTACTACTTATTCCAGTATGCGCTGTTATTAATTTAATTAAAAACTATTTCATTTCTAAGAATTATTTAAGAACGGTAAACTCATACCTATAGGTGCTGCTATTTTGAATACATTAGGATCTAACTTAGGAATAGTTAATCTAGAATCTCGTAATATATTTCCAGTTATTCCTTTAAGAGGCATTCTATTTCTTTTCATATTAAGTGGAATTAAAAAATCCTCATTTATTTCATACTCAATATTAGGATCATTACCTATTATATTAGAAGCTTTATACTAGTTAAGCTACGTTTTTGGTATATCTATATACTATAATTCTATAGGATTGTCAACTCCTTCTTTTATAGCTTTTCTTCGAGTATTAGAAGCATATATTAATGTTTTTCTTGGGTTATCAGTAAACCACATTCCTGTATATTTAGCTGTTCCATCCGGAGATGGAGTAAATTTACCATTAGTACCAGAAGCTCTATATAATCTTACCATACCCTAATCTAATTTAGGTTTCTAAAATATTCCTACTTCAATAGGTTCTTTAGTTCCCTTCATAGTAAGTTGTCTAGTTCCATTCTAGATAAATCCAAAGTCTTTACCAAATCTATTTATACCATGAATACCTCCTTTAGATACAGAACCCCAAGTAGAGAGATTAGCACCTTCAGGTACTTCATCTGCTACCTTAGCAAATAGCTACATTTTATTACCATAACTTAGACCATTTCTATCTGTTTTAAAATGAACTGAATAATTATTAGGTTCAGCATCCTTTACTAATTCAAATCTTTGATTAGGCTATTGTTTAAAGAAATAAGAAGTAGCTTCATTTCCTTCAGCTTTTCCAGTATTCCAAGCTTTTCTAGTAGGTTTATAATAAGATAGCTGCATAATAGGATTATCCTCTATTGAAGTACTTAATATTTCAGAAGGAGTTTGTTTATTATTTATAATTTTTTCTGGCATACTAGGAACCATGGTGTTGGTTATAGGATCAAATTTATAGTTTATAACTTTATTAATTTCTATAGGATCTGATAATCTATATCCTTTTGTATAATATCCATAACCTAAATTAAATCCATTATTAGCTGCGTCCTATAAAGTTTGAGTGTTAGATTCTTTAGTTACCTATATTACTCGTCCTCTATTATGCCCAAATTTGTCCCACCATAATTTATCAGGATTGTCAGGGTGTACCCATTTCCTGACAGAATAATATTTTCCATTTTGAATTTCTACATCCCCCACTCCGTAGTTTCTATTATACACTTTGTTGTTTTTTACAAACCCTCCGTGTGAAGGAGTAAATGTTCTGTAAACAAAACCATCTTCTAAAGGAACTTCCTAAAATTTCATTATTGGATTATTTAAATTCTTAGTTAAATTTTCAGCAGTTTCATTAAGTAAACTATTTCTTGCCCAATGGGAAACTGCATTCTAACCCATTTTAGAAAGAGCCATTTTACCTAAACCTAATCCTAAATTTCCTGCAGCAGTTCCTACTACAAATTCTCCTACTGGATCTGCTCCTGACATAGCCCCTGCTTGAGGATTAGTACTAGTTTTAGTATTTCCCTACTAATCCCTTACTGTAACTATCTCACTATGAGGCACACTCCTCTTAGCTAAAGCTATCCTCTCTTTAATTGGTAGATTATTATATTTAGCTTTTAAATTTTTAGCGGCAGGCTATAATCTATTTTTTAAATTAGTAGGATTAAGAATTCCTCTAGATTGAGTATTTCTAGTTATTTCCTAATCCTATTTAGATTGTTGCCACGGTAATCCAGTGGTTTTAAAATTTAATTTACCTGTTTTCTAATATTTAGGTATCCATTTCATATTTCTTTAAATATTTATTCCATAACTATTTATCCCTCTCACTTACAAAATCTAAAAATTCCTGTAATTCCTCAATCTTTTCTGTCAAAATATACGTATCCATTATTATTTTTATTGGGTTTTAAATTAAATCCATTACCTTTAGTTTTAGTAATATACAATGTGGGAAGAACATTAGCTCCATCATAAACTACTTTAGTTCCACCATTATTATAATCATAATCGGAACCTAGATAATCCATAGTATAATCTAAAGGCTAACCACTATTAGGTTTTATATATTGATCTTTACTTAAATAATATATCTTATTATCTCTACTCCAAGATTTATCTCCTAAATCTGGATAAGTCGGATGAGTTTTAGTTTTATAAGTCCCTGAAGCTCCTTTATCAGGAAAATGTCCAGTAGGAATATATCTATTCCAATTATGTGCTAAAATACTATTTAACTATAACCAAGCTACTATAGGTTGGTCATTATAGTATTTTCTATAATCGTAATGGTCTTTAGACAAATCTTGATTACCCCATGCCTAAGATAACTATTTACTCCAAATATTATAATTATTATTATTTATTTTTTGCATGTATATCAATAATATTAGGTATAATCTAAATAGGTAACTATATCTTAGGACTTAATTTAGTAACATCATTTGCTATTGCAATATTTCTTTTAGCTACCTATTCTAAATAAGATCTATTTAATTCCTAGTTCAACTTAGATGTGAAGTATGAACCTTGACTTGGTCGAACTCCTTTTTTAGCTAATTTTTTAGTAGCTTCTTTTTTCTACTAATTTAATACTACGTCAACTTGTTTCTTCCTCATAGCATTAACTCTTGGGGAACGATGTTTAGGGTAATAATCAGGTTTGTGTACGCTAGATCTAAGAAATCTAGAACCTCCTTTAGTTAAAGCTGTTGCAAATTTAGCCCCTAATATATCTGCCCCAGTTTCTAAAGTATTCCATACAGCATTTCCAAAATTACTTGGAGATTCTTTAAAAGTCTTGTACCATCCTCTACCAGCTTGATACCCATCTATAACTAAAGAAGGTAACTAGCCTACTCCAGCAATAATTCCTCCTATAGGAGCACCTACAGCGGTAGTACTTATACCTGCACCTAGTCCTAAACTACTTAAAGATATAGCTGCCGCAGTAGGTTCCCATTTATCTGCTTGACGATCTAATTCTTCAAAAATTTCAGGCATTTCTAAATTTATTTATATATTTTGCAACACTAGTACCATTAGCATCAGCGCCTCCTGCAATACCATACTTATAATAATTTTTAGTCCATTTTGGATTTAACCATGATGCTGCTATAGCTTCTCCAGTAGCTGCTATACCATTATTTCTTAAAAATCTTGCATTATCATCATATAATTGTGATGCAGCTAATACTTGTGCATCAGGACTATTTTTAAACTGTTCTCTAGATAAATTAGAATATTTATTTCTAGTACTATCTATAAACTAGAACCATCCAGCAGCAGAACTATTTTTAGATTGAGCTTTAGAATTAAATCCTGATTCTAGAGAAGCTATCTTCATTAAAGTAGTTTTCTTGTTTCCAGTGATACCATATTTATCTAAAGTTTGTTCTAGTATCTTTTTATTTTTACTAGGTGTATTATGGTTTAATTTAAGCTAGGTATGTTTATATTGTACAGGCTCTTTAACTTTATTAATAGAAAAATACCCATCTAAATTTAAACCATTAATATGAAAATCTCCAGTATTTAATTCAGGAATGTACTAATATTGTTTAGGAGTAAAATCTAAATCTAAACCTTTACTTTTTAGTACTTCTGTAGCAGGTTTACCAGGAATATCTAAAGCTTCATATTTAAAATATTCACTCATAATTTTATCAAACCATTATGTATTTTAGAATGACAATTTTTACAAACACAAACTGTTTGAGATAATTCTTTAATAAATAAATCTGTAGGTATATGACTTACAGCTTGTGATATATTAAATAATTTTTCTCCAGTATGGTGAAATTCTAAACAACACTTAGCTGATTCACCACATACTATACATTGTGTTTTATGTTCATTTAAAATCTTTTTATTTTCTTTATAATATTTATTCTTACGCATAACTAGAATAATTACCAGGCTAATTAAAATTAACTAAAGCTAATGGTCCTAATCCTTTAGTAGCTCTATAATAATTAATTCTTTTCTTTACTCCAGGTCTTGTAAGTAATAAATCTTTTCTGTAACCATTATAGCCTTTTTCAGAGTTATACATGTACTTAGCATTTTTTTGTATTCCATCATAGTACTACTAAAAATTCTAGGCTTTAAGTGAGTCTGGATACATTCTACTATGCCAATTAATTAGATGGTCTGCAAAAGATTGTGCATTAGGATATTTTTTATTATCTCCAGTAGCGAATCCAGTCCAACCTTTTTCTGCAACCTTTTGATTAGTTAAATCTAAAGCTGCCTGTGGGGTAACTCCTTTATCTACTAAAGCTTGATATATCTAAATCACATTATTATATTGACTCCTAGTTCCAGGCATCTTACCTGCTAACTACATTTTAAGAATAGTGCCTCCATTAGCATGTTTCCATTTAGCAGCATTTCTAGCAAAATTAGCTCGACGTTTTTGTAAAGGAGTAGCATTAGGATTATTTAATACAGATTTAGCATGCTCCTGTACAGATTCTCCAGCTGCTTTAGCTGAGGCAGTAAACTTACCCTTATTTTTATCTTTTATATGAATAGTATCTTTTCTATCTTTTATCTATCCGCCTTTCTTTAGTTTATTTATAAAACTATACTGATTTTTAATCTTAAAATCCTAATAGGCAGAACAAATTCTTTCTTGTAATTCAGAATTAGTCATAATGTAATAAATAAGATTAAAATACTTTTGAATATAAATAACCTATATATATACTTAAATAGTACAAAATAATAATAACTTTACCTATTAAATATAGTAATAATGTTATTATAGATAACATATATATAAATATTACTTATAGTAATATGAAAAAAATTATAATGGTTATTTTAGATTATTTAAAAAAATTATGGAATTTTATTTCCAACTTAACTTCAGAAACTAAAACTATAGTTATTTTTATATTATTAATATTTATACTAAATCCAATTCCTAGAAGTTATTATGAAAAAACTCTTTCTAATGTTATGAAACAATAGAAAGAAGAATTACGTAAAGAAGAAGATAATGGATTTAAACAAGCTCCTTATATAGCTTAGTGTATTGATAATATAAAAATAAAAGATCCTGATTGCAGTAATGTTTTATTATTAAGTTATCACAATACTAAGCATAGCTTACAGGGTTTTAGTTATATTTATTTAGATTGTATAAGAGAAAGTGTAAAATCATATTCTGATGAATATGTCGGAGATTATTGGCAAACTTTATAGTATACTAATTATCAAGAAGAATTAAGTAAAATTGATGACACTGCTTATTTAAGAGTTGATAGTCTTTCTCAAATTAAAAACACTTTCCCTAGATTATATAAAAAGTTAAAATAGAGTGGGGCATACTCAGCTGCTTTTTATCCTATAGAAGGAGTTAGAAATCCTATAGGAATAATAGTAGTTTTGTATAAATAGCCTAAACAATATGAGTTAGGTTATTATAATACAGTTATTTCTCCACAAATTCAACGATTATCTACAATACTTGATGATACTGTAAATGGCAATGACAATGAAGATTGATAAAGAAAATGATGGAGTAGCTTTCAATGATTCTACTCACGCTTATTGGGATATTAATAATCCAAAGAAAGAGTATATCTCAGTAACTACTTTAATAGGAAGTTATGCACAACCTTTTGACTCAGATTTTTGGTCTAAGTACAAAGCTTTAGAAAAAATTCTAGATACAGATGTATGGAAAGATTTAAAAAAGACTTTACTTAATACACACAGAATTACTAAAGAAATTTTAGAGGCTTATTCTGTAGACATTAATGACCTTAATAAGGAACAACAGAACATTCTTGATGAATGGGAAGCTAATAAAATAGAGTCTTGTGAGAGAGGAACAAAAATTCATTCTCAATTAGAACATTCTTTTTATAATATGAAGGATGATAAGCCTTTACAGAAATTTGGATTAGGAGGTAAATTTATATGTAAAGAGGGATATACTAAATTAGACTTAGAAAATGGTGTATATCCTGAGTATTTAATTTCCTGGTCTACTCCTGATAATGTTTTAAACTTAGCAGGACAAATTGATTTAATGGTTAAATATGGTAATGAAGTTACTATTGTAGACCATAAAGGGTTACCTCTAGACACTCCTATAGCTACTGAAAATGGATTTAAAACTATGGCTGAATTACAAGTAGGAGATAAAGTATTTGATAAGGATGGTAAACTTTGTAATGTAACTATTAAATCTGAAGTACATCATAATCCTTGCTATAAAATAACTTTTGATAATTCAGAATCTATTATAGCAGATTGTGAACATAGATGGTTAATATCTTTTTCCACTAATAAATCTAGTAAATGGCATGGGGCTTATCGGGAGCAAATATTAACTACTGAGGAATTAGCAGGATATTTAGATTGGTTAAATAGTCTAGATAAAAAACCTGCTAATAGAATACCTAAGATAGTTAATGTAAAACCTATAAAATTACCTTATAAAGAACTTCCTATAGATCCTTATGTTTTAGGAGCTTGGTTAGGTGATGGTTCAAAATCTTGTGGAATGCTGACTCAAGCTAAAGGTTCTCCATTATGGGATGAAATTGTTAAAAGAGGATATACTTTAGGAGATAATGTAGTACATGACCCTACTAGACAAAATACTGAAAGTAGAACTATTCTAGGAATACTTGGTAAATTAAGGGAATTAAATCTTATTAATAATAAACATATTCCTGAAATGTATCTTAGAGCTTCTTATCAACAGCGTTTAGATTTACTAAGAGGACTTATGGATACTGATGGTTACTATCATATTACTAGACATAGATATGTTATGAATACTGATAGTGAATGGCAGTATAAGGATTTAGTAAAATTATTAGGAACTTTAGGAGTTAAACCTACTGTATTTGATGCTATTAATAAATGTAATGGTAAATCCTTTAAAGGATGGAATGTATGTTTTAATAGCACGACTACTAACTTCTTTTTAACTAGAAACCAAGACTTAGAAAAACCTAAATTGGATAAATGTTCATTTAGAATTATTAAATCTTGTGAACCTTGCGAAGAAGTACCTACTCAATGTATTGCTGTAGACAGTCCATCTCATACTTATTGTTTTGGATATACTATGATTCCTACTCATAATACTAATAAAAAAATAGACTTAAAAGGAGGATTTAATACAGTTACTAGAGGTACTACTAAAATGCAATACCCTTTAAACACTATTGAGGATTGCAATTATGGTCATTATGAGATGCAACTTTCTACTTATGCATTTATGCTTCAGCAAAGACATCCAGAATATGTAATTAAAGATTTAATTCTTAATCATTATGATCATAATATGAAAAATACTCTATATCATTGTATTTATCGAAAAGATGAAGTAAAACGTATGCTTGCTGATTATTATAAAAAGAAAAAACAACAATTAAAAGCGGCGAGACGTAAACCTATTGTATATTAATATGAAATTACCTATTGCTTAGATTATAGAAGGTCATGCTAAAGAAGCCCTAGGGTTAGATACTGATATTTCTGAAGCTAGATTAAAAATCTGTCATAGATGCCCGTTATTTAGTAACGCTCTAGGCGGAATGTGTAATAGTAGATTATGGTTAAATGTAGAAACGGGAGATGTGAGTACAAATGCACGACCAGGTTATCAAAATGGTTGTGGATGCTTATTACGAAATAAGACTAGGCTTGTAAACGCTCATTGTCCAGTAGATAAATGGTAAAAAATGGTGTGCACAAATATCTATTAATAATAAAACTAAAGGTCTTGGAAGATATGATACTATAGAAGAAGCTATTGAGGCTCGTAAAAAAGCAGCTAAAGAGTATTATGGAGAATTTGCCAATGAAGATTAAACACATTTTTATAGGCATTTATAACTATATATTTAACTATAATAAAAAGCTATCTACACAGAGAATGTTAATATGTGAAAAATGTTAGTATAAACTAATATTAGATAATTATAAATTTTGTGATATATGTGGATGTTCTTTAATATTAAAAACTACTGTTAGAGAAGAACATTGTCCTGTAAATAAATGGTAATATGAATAAAGACAGAGCAATTTTTAATCAGAATGAAAAATTAGCCATGACAGTTAATGGCTTAGAAAGTGGCGGTATGCACTTTAATGTTAATGAGAAACAAGCAGATGATTTAGTAAAGAATGAGGCTATTAGTAAGTTTAATACTCAAGTAGATGAGTATGTAAATCGTTTTGAAGAACATGCTAAAGCTTTAGAGAAAGCCGTTGAAGAATTTACTATGTCATCTAAAGCTGAGATTAGACCTATTGGTAATTATATTATTATAAAACCTTTTGCTGAGAATCCGTTTCAACGTATTAAAAAGGTTGGTAGACTTATCATTGATTTAGGAGGTCAAAAACCTCAATATAAAAATAATGATAATGGCGAAATTGAGGAAGAAGAGAATATTACCAAATCAGGAGTAATTGTAGAAGTAGGTCCTGAATGTAAATGGGCACAGATAGGAGATTGTGTATTCTACCCTAGAACTAGTATTATTCCAGTGCCTTTCTATAAACAAGGCTTAGAGCTTGTAAATGAAGCAAGATTAATAGCAATAGTAAATGATAATTTAACAGAGAGATTCAATGGAAGATAAAATATATTTTCAACCAGGTGAGGTTGTTACTTTAAAGTAGGACATTGGAAATGTTCCTAAGATGCTAGTAGTTAAAAAAGTAACTACTGTATTTAAAAATAAAGATACTGATGTATTAATTGGAATAAAGTGTAGATGGTTTACTACAGATGGAGTTTTGTAGGAAGCGATTTTCAATACTAAGGACCTTTAGAAAATTTAAGAAAAGGATGAAAGCTGGAGTATACTTGATAAGTAATAATGTTAATGGTAAATGTTATGTAGGTAGTACAATACATTTAGACTAGAGAAGAAAATAGCACTTTAGTAAATTAGAACATAACAAGCATGTTAATAAGCACCTACAAAATGCATATAATAAATATGGTAGAGAAGCTTTTGAATTCGAAGTTTTAGAAATTATAGATATTGATGATTCTATTAAAGAAAATCTTTTAATGAGGGAATAGTTTTGGATTGATAATTTAAAACCTGCTTATAATATTCTTCCTGTAGCTGGAAGTAACTTGGGATATCATCATACCAAAGAGACTAAATAGAAGATAAGTAATTCTACTAAAGGAGTTAAGAAATCTGAAAGTCATGCAAAACATATAAGGGAAGGATAGAAAGGTAGAGTATTATCAGAAGAACATAAAGCTAAACTATCGTAGGCAGCAAAACATAGAAAGTCATAGTCACATCACTCTATCATAAATATAGATGGAGTAGTATATAATTCTATAAAAGAAGCTTCTGAAAAAACTAAAGTCAAGTATAATACTATACAAAGAAGATTAAAAAATCCAAATTTTTCTAATTATTTTTATATAAAGTATCCAAATAAAAATGTTGAAATTTAAACAGGCATTTGATGCTGCTAGAAAAGCAGGTAATCGCTATTTTTCTTGGAATGGAAATGATTATAATACTATGACTAAAGAGGAATAGAATTCCGGAATTGGAGATTACTTTAGTAAATTCAAAGGTAATGTTGGAGATAATTCTAATTTTTAGAAAGCTGCCTCTAATATGGGTTCTCAAATGATGGGAGTATTTTAGAATCCTACTAAAGGTAAATATGCTGGGCAAGATTATAATATTGGAATATATTTTAAACCATAGTTTAATAGTCCTGCTACTAATTAGTTAATAGATTAGGCTACTCTTCCTCCTAGTACATAGGAAATAACTTCTATAAATGCCCCAATTAATAATTTTAATCGATCACAAGTAAGAGCTTTTATGTCTAGTAGAGGACTAGATCCATATGCTTATACTGGAGGTTAGAGAAAGGCTCTGAGAAAAGCCTTAAATTCTGGATAGGATGTTGAAGCTATCTTTAAATAGTGGAGTTAGGATAATCAACCTATATCTTATAATGCTGAAGGAGGTCTTTTAAAATTTGACGATGGAGGAACTATGGAAGATTTTAAAAAGTGGCTTAATTAGAAACTTCGTAAAGGAGAGTTAGAAGAATCAGACTTAAGTAAAGAAAAATTAGCATAGTTATATTAGACATTTAAAAAAGAACAATAGGGAGTACAAACTGCTATGAATGGTGCAAAACTTAATTATATAAATCAATTAAATGGTAAATGTCCTTAGGGGACACATTTATCATATTATAGAATAGGAGGAACATTGTGTAAAAAGTGTGAAGCTGATGCTCATAATGAAAGTTCTGATCCTATTAAAGCTTTTAAATAGAAATGTGGCGGTAAGGTTAAAAAGAAAGAATTAGGTGGTGAGGTAGATAATAAAAAACCTAAATTAGTAAAAAAGCCTCAATCTAAACCAGGAATGGTAAAACCAACTAATAAACGCCCAGGACCTAAAGATTTAAAAACACTTCCTAATGGTAAATATCCAAAATATTGGACAGCTACTTAGCGAGGTTAGTGGGATAGAGATCATGATGAAGGAGATTAATGAGATATAAGCTAACTTCTAATTCTTTTAGAGGTTAGCTATTTTTATTTAATGTTAATATGAAATAATGAGTAAATGGTTTTAGTATAATTAGACTTTAGGAAAGGTTGAACTCGATGAAACTGAATTATTACTAATAAAAGAATTTAGAGATTTATTAGATAATAATCGTAATAAAAGTAAAACTGATCCTAAAGGCGAACATAAAGAAAGAGCTTTTAGAGAATTATCTTATATATATCTAGCTATTGATTGGAATTCCCCATATCATAATTATGATGAATAGGATAGACATGAAGCAGCTATTGATGATTCAGGGCTAACAGAGAATGAATTTAATGATTCAGTATTTAGAACTGCTTGTAGAAAGTATTAGGAAATTCAAAATTCTAATAGACTAGTTAGAATGGTAAAAGCTGCTGAAAGTACTGTAGATAAATTAATAGATTACTTTGAAAATGTAGATCCCCTAGAAAGAGACCCTTAGACTGGAAAACCTATTTTTAAAGCTAAAGATATTATGGCAGAAATTTCTAAATTAGATGAGACTGCTGATGGATTATTAGCTTTAGAAGGAAGATTAAAATCTTCTATGCAAGAATCATCTAGTATTAGAGGAGATGCTCAAGAAGGATTTGACCCAGGAGACTTTTAATTATGGCTGAAGAAATTAAACGTAAACGAGGAAGACCTAAGAAAATACCTACAGTAATTGACGATGTAAAACCTAAAAAGAAGCCTAAAATACCTAAAGAGATTTAGGATATGATTAATAAAGTACATGGCACTGTAGAAGATCCTATGAAGGAAGCGGTTGAAAGTCTTAAACCTTAGAAGATAGTTGAAGAATCTAAACCCGTATTAGAAATAAAAGAGACTGATACTGATGAAGCTATCTTAGGTAAAGTTAGAGATTAGTCTGGGTGGGATGTAAAAAAAGAGGATCCTATACCTTATTTTGATGCTAATTTATCTTATGAGTTAACTGGATATAAACCTATTAATAAATACAGAGGTTTAGATTTTAATCCTTCATGGTTTACTGAAACTAGAGATACTTTTGTAAGAACTGGACATTATACTAGATTTAGAAGAAACTCTAGAAGCTGGAGAGCTTTTTGGAAAGAATAGTTTATACGATGTAAATATGGTATGACTTCTCATGGTTATACTATTACTGGAGACCATTATTATTTCCTCAACTTTTATAGATTAAAAGATCTTGATAATGTTGAAGAAGCAGGTATGGGACGTCAGGAAATTTTCCCTAATTTTCTAGAAGGATAGTACGAATGGTTTCATTATTTAAAATTAGCTAGAAAATTACGTATGAATGCCTGTATGATGAAAGCCAGAGGGGCGGACTTACTGCCCTCCTATAAGGTGACTTATAGGTAATAAATTCCGAAATTTCGGTGAAGACTAAGGTGATTTAATTACTATGTTAATACCGAGGATCTACAGTTAATCGCTGAGACCTGTAACGCGTAGGAGATGAGCGTTAATGAGAGCAATAATTCTCCCAAGAGTTCGGAACAAGTATTAGATGACTATTATGAAAATAGTTATTGGGATTATTTAAATACTTGAAAATGTACGCTGACCTTATAAGAAATTATAAGAACTAGGAGATAAAAAGCTCCTAGGATAACAATGTGAGGATACTCAGAAATTGAGGCTAGTATAATTTCTAATAGTTATAATGTAATTAAAGGCTCCATAAATGTATGCACAGCTTTTGCACAAACTTAGTTAGATAAATTGCTAGAAAAAGTTTGGGCAAATATTAACTGGCTGTATTATAATACCGATGGAGGTATGGCACATCTTAGTCAGGCTAAAAATAGTAATTATTTACGTCGTGCTTCTCATTATGAAATTAAAGATGGACAAAAAATAGAAGTAGGTTGGGGTTCTTAGATACAAGGAATTATTACTGATAAACCTGGTAAATTAAGAGGTGATCGTACAGACATATTAATGTTTGAAGAGTGTGGACTTTGGCCTCAATTTACTAAAGCATATACTTAGGCAGATGCTTTAGTTGGTTAGATTGGTAGATAGTGGGGTTTAAGATTAATGGGTGGTAGATAATTAATTGTTTATATCTAGTGAAACAATTCGTGCCACGTAATCGGGAAAAAACGGTGAACCCTGAGACGGGAATACCGTGCTAATATATTTAATAATATAAATATACAGTGTAACGCGTAGGTATTGAACCTCTTATTATAGAGAATATAATATACCCAAGAGTCCCCGACATATTAGTTATAATATGAAAATGTACGCTGGACTTATTCGAATCAAAGAATAAGAACTAGGAGATAAAAAGCTCCTAGGATAACAATAATCGACTGGAGGAGAGTCAGGGGCTCAAATGGAAGGTCTTCGTAAAATGTATTACGAGCCTTAGCTTTTTGGAGTACTTCCTTATCGTCATAACTTTACTAAAAACGGAGAATATGCTATTACTTCTTTCTTTTTACCAGCATTTAGAACTATAAAAGAGTTATCTTTATTGGATAGTCGAGGTTGGCTAGATGATGAAGATGGTAAAGCTTACTTTAATAAGACTAGAGATTTAAAAGCTCAAGACCCTGAAGAATTTACTACATTCTGCGCTGAGTATTGCTTTGATGGAGAAGAAGCTTTTTCATTAGAAGGTAATAATAAATTTAATAAAATATTAATAGCTGAATAGCTAGCTAGTATAAGAATTCATAAAGATTCCCCTAAACCTGAAAGAGGAACTTTAGAGTATATTTTTAAGAATGGTTAGCATAGTAGGGAAAATATTACTGGGTTAAGATGGATAAAGAATAATAATGGTGATGTGCAAATAATAGAGCATCCAATATGGACTTAGGTATCTTATGATGAAGAGGGTAATGAATTAAAATATGAAAAAATGGATGGTCTGTATGTAGCAGGTATAGATAGTATTGACTTAGGTATGGAAGATACATCAGCTTTAACTAAAGATCCTTCTAATTTTTGTATTGTAATTAAAAGAAGATAGTTTGGATTAAAAGACCCTACTTATGTAGCTATGTACAAAGCTAGACCTAACGATGTTCGTGATGCCTATAAAACAGCTATAAAATTATTACAATATTATAATTGTAAAGCTAATCTAGAAGCAACTCGTGTATCTATGCTTTCATGGGCTAGAGAAAAGAAATATTTAAATTATTTTATGTATAGACCAGTTGCTACTTATCCAGCAGGAAATAATCCTAAGCGTAGAACTATAGGTACTCCAGCTTCTGTAGCTATTATTGATCATCAGACTGATTTAATTAGAGACTACGTAAATGATTTTTGTCATAATATATGGTTTGAAGAAATGCTTGATGAATTAAGCCGTTATACTGATGAAATGAAACGTAAGTTTGATATTATAGCAGCTATGGGATTATGTGAGTTAGGTGATGAAGATATGATGGGAGTAACTCCTAGATAGATAGAAAATACTGATGATTCTTTTTAGGATTTTGGTTATTATATAGACCCAGAAACTGGTTATAGACGTAAAGGTATAATACCTAAAAAAATAATAACTAAAGCAACTATAAATAGTATATCATATGACAATTTAGGAATTAGAACAAGCAATCCTAGAGGCTATTGAGACTATGTATAAATGTAAATATGTAGGCTTATTAAAACTTACTAAATTACCTGTAGGATATAAACTTTAGTTAGGTTGGAGACACGATGATTATCCTATATCAATAATGTCGGATTCACCTACCGAAGAAGTTTTTCTTAAATATATAAAAGAAGAACTTAGAATACGAAGATTAGATAAAGTAAAATACTTTACTGGATATAAAATATATCCTGGATAGTTAAATACTTGTCCACACGACGATACTTGTAAATCATGTCAGAACAAGAAGTAATAGAATTAATTAATAAACACATTGGAGAGCTAGTAGTAGATAAAACTACTATTCAAAAATGCTATAATTATTATAATGGTGTTCGTGATGCTGAACAATTTTAGTATCTCGAAGATAATTATGGAATAGGATAGCCTACTTCAGTAGAATTTACACCACTTATTAAAAAGCATTTAGATGCTTTAATAGGTGAATATTTAGGCACACCAATCATTCCAAAAGTAACTTGCAAAGATGAAAAGACTGTATCAACTATATTTAGAGAAAAATAGATATATATTTATTCTGAATTATAGAAAATATTTTAGTAGAAATTAAAAAATAATTTGATATAGGTTATATAGGGTAAAGACCCTACAGATATAATGGTTTAGAATTAGATGGAAGATTTAGTGGGAGACCTAGAAGATTCTTTTATTTCTAAATATGAAGAAGCCGCTTAGAATGTTATTGAGTATATAATGTAGTCTAGAAATACTGATTTAATAAATAAATTAAGAAAGATATTTTTAGACTTACTTATATCCGGAGATACCTTCTATAGAGTAAAACCTTCTGCTAATGGTACTAATATATAGATAGAATCTCCAAGTCCTTTAAATACGTTCCCTGAACGTAATCCAAATTCTCCTTATGTAAAAGATTGTAATAGAATAGTTATTCGTAAGTGGCTAACTGAAGCTGAAGTTTTAAATACTTATGGAAAAGATTTATCCAAAGAAGATATTGAAAAAATAAAAGATAGATGGACAAATTCTTATTCTAGTTCATCTACCTATATAAGAACTACTAATGGAAAATTAAATCCAGGTATATAGTCAGGAGTTGAAATAATACCAGGTTATCCTAAAGAAGGATATTTAAATCATAGGTTAATAGAAGTATATGAAGTAGAATGGATTGAAACAGATTCAGACTTTATAATGCATAGACATTCTGCTACTAAAATAGGAACTGATATCTATATAATAGATGAAGTTGATAAAGATGTTGTACGAACTTAGGATAACCCATCTAAATGTACTTTATCAGTAAACGGTGTATTTTATTTAAATGAAAATAGTGAACCATATTCTTTAGTAAAAGCTTGTATGACTTTACAAGATAAATATGATCTTTTATGTTACTACCGTGATAATCTTATAGCAACTAGTGGTACTACTGGAGAATGGTTAGACATATCTTTAATACCTGCAAAATTAGGAGTAAATTTTTCCGAAAGAGTACAAAAATGGCTAGCTTATAAAAAGTCTGGATTAGGACTAATTGATACTTCTTAGGAAGGAAGAATGGCAAGTGGATAGGCTCCTATAAATACTATATTTAATGGCTTCGATGATACTATTAAAGTACAATCTATTTAGGCTATTCAATTAGCTATAGATAGTATTGAACAAACAGTATCTTCTATAACCGGAGTATTTAAAGAAAGATTAAATGGTATTTCTTAGAAAGACGCTGTAACTAATGTATAGACTAGTGTCAATAATTCTTTTGTTATAACTAAATAGTATTATCATCAAATGGATATTTTAACTGAAGAAATATTAATTGATTGTTTAAATACTGGAAAGAAAGTTTATAAAAAAGGATTAACAGGAATAATTAATTTAGGAGACAAATAGCAGAAAATATTTACTGCATTACCTGAAAATTTCACAGTTACTGATTATGGTATAACTGTTAAAACTAGTTCTGATATTACTTAGGAGATAGAGTAGATGAAATAGATACTACCTTAGCTTATATAGGCATAGTTACTTCCTGCAGATATATTATTTGAAACTATTACTTGTAAGAGCCTTACTTCTATAAAAACTAGAATACGTAAAGCTTTAGCTAAACAAAAAGCTGAAAATAATTAGCTTTAGTAGGCTATACAATAGGTACAATAGTTATAGCAGTAGCTACAAGAATCCTAGAAACAGATTCAAAAATATGAATAGTAGATACAGTAGTTAGCTAAATAGGCAGATAACTTTAAATAGGAAGAGCTTAAATAGAAAATGGACTTAGAATGGTTTAAAGCTCAAACCGATAGATAGTTTAAAGATAGACAAGCTGAAGAAGATGCTAAACGTACTGAATTAGAAAGATAGTAGTTATATGATGGTAATCCTTATAATGATAAGGTAAAATAGTTAAGAAGTTAATGAGTGATATAATTGGAACACAACTTTATAGCAGTGAAGGTTCGACTAAGACACCTATATATCCAAAATCAAAAGCTGAAGTAATTGATGCTATTAATGGAAATAGTGAAACAAATGTATAGTAGTGGTTAAGTAATTTAACAACTTCTATAGGTCAAATTACTGAAAACGCTATAAAATTAAATATAAAGATTTCTTATGCACAAACAACATACAAGAATCTTGATGATGTTAAAGATAATGAAAGTATTTAGTGGGGAGAATACTTTGTGCAACCAGATGCGGAATTTCCATATACTTGGAAAAAGACTGAAATAAAAGCTAGCAGTAGTGCTGACAGTTCAGCAACTAGTGTATCCTATGAATTAGCTAGTGTATCATCCTAGTCTACCCAAACTATATATACAGCAAGATCTGCTGATACTAAAGCAGTAACTGTAGCTTATAATAGTATTGATGATCATGGAGCATCTAAACCTTATTATAATGATACTTTAGAGAATATATTAGCTAAACCTGAAAATGCTTTATGGTCTAAATCGCCTGTAAGTATTTCAGCTACTAATCCAAATGGATACATAGCTACTAGAACAAGAACTAATACTGGAGAATGGGGAGCTTTTAATATTGCACAAAATGCTAAATGGGCATATAATAGTATCCCTGTTTATAAATATAAAGTGACTGATACTATATAGGTTCCTCCAGTTACAGAGAATAGCGACGACTATAGTAAAGTTGAAGGTTGGAAAGATTAGATTACAGAATCTTTCACTGGGTATTTGTGGATGATTAATGCTACAGTAGTAAATGATGTATATTAGTTAAATGGTTCTACGGTATGGAGTTCTCCTACTTTAATATCAATTGTTAAATAATGGAATTTAGTATTGATATACATAACTCCTTATAGGGAGATATAACACTTGAAGATTTCTCTAAAGAATATGGTTATTATATTCCGGAAGGAGATGATTATCCGGATTCTAAAATAGAAGAAATAGATGGAGTCTCTACATTAAAATATAAGTATAGTAAAACAGTAACATTAAATACTATTCTTAAAGTAAATATGGAAGAAGCTATATTATAGGATGTTTTAATCAATAAACATGAAGATAATATGGATGTTTGTAGTTTCCATGTTGAAGAAGATGGCTATTATGTAGTTAATCATTATGTTCTCCCAACACGTTAGTGGTATGATAATTTTTTAAAAAATCCTGATACTGAATTATCAGAATTTATTTCAGAAGGTATATACTTTGTTGAAGATGATAAACTAAAAAAAGTAGTAAAAGGAGAAATTGTAGAAGCTGAAGTAAAAGAATTATTAGAACGTAATTATGAAGGAACAAATATTTTACATTGTAAGATTGATATATTTTTTAATGGCAATTTATAGCAGTGTTATATAAATTATTGTAAAAAAATATATGATTCTTTGTTAAATAAGTGTAAATCTTCAGAATATGATTCTAATATATATGCCAGAGATTTTATATGGATGACATTAAATATAATAGATTATTTAATAGGATTTAAATAGTTTTTAGAAGCGGAACGTATTATAGAACAATTTAAAACTTGTGGAGGATTTTGTACTGCTTCTAATACTAATACTAATAAATTATATTCTGATTGTGGATGCTCTAAAATGTGAAGCTATAAAGCAGTATAATATGTATATTAATAAAGCTATTAAGGGATATAAAAATGATTATCAATATATTTTAGCTTTAATTAGCTTTATTAATATGCCTATTCAATTAGAAGGTATGGAATATATTAAATAGCGATTATTAAATTATGGCAATACAGACTATTTACACTTAGGTAGATAATGCTAAATTAGAACCTTGTAAAAAAGGTAAACCAGTACTCCCATTCAAAATACCTTTACTAAGAAACAATTATTTAGGAGAATATAGAACTTAGGTTGAGAAAGATAAAGTCTTAAAGAATCTAGGTATTTTAGGAGCTACTGGAAAATATACTTATCCTTCAGATGTATAGTTAGATAGTTATAAAGATATAAAAACTGTATAGTAGGCTTTAGACTATTGTATAAGATTAATTTAGTCTTATGAAGTTAGTGATAAAAATATTAAATAGTTAATAGAAGATGTTAAAACTATTTAGTAGAATATTACAGGATTACAAACTTCTATACAATAGAATACTGAAGATATTACAACAATTAATAATTCTATAGAATAGATTAATAACTCAATATTAGAATTTGATAAAAAACTGGAAGAACTAAACGTTGATGATAAAATCACTAATAGAATCAACCAACATTTAGCAAATTCTAAAACTATAGAATTAAGAGATAATACTTTAGAAGTAAAGATATCTAATGAAGAAGTAAATGCAGTTGTAGTTAGAGAAGATGGTATTTATGTAAATGATAATACAGAATAGGTGTAGTCTAATACTACTGCTATTGAATCTTTAAAAAATTCAGACAAATATCTTACAGGAACTACAGGCTCTTCTCCTTATACAGTAGGTGGAATCAAAGAAGGAACAACTGCTGAGTCTTTAAATGGTAAAACTATATCAGATATACTAGATTTAATGTTATTTCCTGCTTACGTTCGAAATTTAATTCCTCCAACTTTATCTTATTCAGCATTACCTGGCTTAGTAGAAGTAGGAAGTTCTCTTTTACATCCTGAGTTAACTTTTACTTAGAATGATGCTGGACCTTAGACTTCTACAGTAGAAACTATATCATTTAATGATTCTCATTATGATAATGCTTCTTATATAGGAATAGGAGTATATAGATATGAAGCAACTGTTAATTATGAAGCAGGAGAATATTTAGTCAATAATAAAGGAGAAACAACAGATTCTAGAATAGAAGCTGGCAGTATCTCAACCTCAGCTTCTACAATAGCTACTTATCCATGGTATGCAGGTACAAATACTTAGGTATTTAAACAGAAACTGGTGGCATTTAATACTGATTCTGGAATATAGGAAATATCTCTTTCTGGTAGAGCAGTTATTAAACTGCCAGGAGCTAATTCTTAGTTACTATCTTTTAAAGTAAATGGAGGTCTTGGATTTTTAAATGTAGACTTAAATGGTTGGACATAGACAACTGAATAGATAAATGGAATTACTTATAAGGTATGGTCAAAAAATGATGAATATTCTTCAGTACTTCCACATTAGTTACAATTTAAATTAATGTAGTAATGGGATTTAAATACTAGGGAGATTCAGCCATTGGAGTTTCGTTAACTGTACAAACTCCAAAACCATTAGACACTAGGTTAGTTGTGGATACTAGAGCAGACTTATATAGTATTCCTGCTAAGTATGCTTATAACGGAATGCCAGTAGTATGTGTTGCTGATGGTAATATTTATACTTTAATAGATAAAAATAAGATAGGAGAAGCTGTAGGATGGAAAGCTTCTTATGAAGCAATTTAGATAATTACTTGTACAGAGTAGGAATATAAAAAGTGGTAGGATAATACTAATCCAGATTTTACTCCAAAAGATGATAGTCAAACTTGGCTGCATCAAGATACTTATTATTATATATATGAAGAAAGTATAAGTGATAAAGGATAGTATTATGTATCATATACTTAGTTTGAAGATTTAACTAATCAAGTAAATAAGAAAGCTACTATATCTGCTTTAAATAGCTTATCTGAAAAAACTGATAAAGCACTACAAGATTTAGCTAAAGTTTATGCTACTCTTGATGATATAGATAGTTCTAACCCTGAATCTAAGCTATCTAAAACTTTAGATAATTACTATACAAAATAGAAGGTAGATGATATCTTCGTAACTAAAGAAAGTTTACGAGGTGACGGAATTGAGGGCGATAACTTCGTATTTGTTACAAAATCATAGTATGATACTGATTAGCAAAATCTTAATCAATATAAAGAAGAAACTACTAATTAGATAAATACTAAAGTAACTACTAATTCTGAAGCCCAATTAAAATCTATATCTAATGAAGGTACTACACTTAGTATAGGTTAGAAGGTGGCAGTAAATGGAGAAGATGTTGCTTTAGATAAAGATGTTCCTAAAATAGTAGTTATGGATTAGTAGGAATATGATGACTTAGAAACTAAAGATCCTGATGTTTATTATATGACTCATGGTACTGAGTCTAATAATGGAGGCATAGTTTCAAGTGAATTCTTAGAAACTAATTACTATAATCAAGAACAGATAGTTGATTTATTTAATAATGCTTTACAAAATTTATTTACTGTTTCTGGTAAAGTTTTAGAATTAGGTGGTCATGCTTTAGACATTATTTTGGTTGATAAACCTACCGACCAAACTTTTGATTACGATGGAAATATCCATAAATTAGAAAGTACAGACTATTATAATGTTATAGGTGATGGAGGATCTGAACCAGGAACTTATAGATTTAAAGTAGTATTAAAAGTAGGAAAAAGATGGAGGGATAATACTAATACCCCTATATTTATAACTTACACTATTAATTAGAATACTAAACAATGAGTACATTAAATCAATTAAAAATCGGGGAAACTGTGTATGACTTAGCAGCTAAATTTGATGCTGAGGATAACAATATTAAAGATACTTATTCTACAAAAGAATATGTAACTTAGAAGATATCTGAGCTAGTTAATTCTGCTCCAGGAACATTAGATACTTTAAATGAGATAGCAGCAGCTTTAAATAATGATTCTAATTTTGCAACTACTATAATTACGTAGTTAGGAACTAAAGTTGATAAAGTAAAAGGTAAGCAATTATCTACTGAAGATTTTACTGCTGCTTTAAAAACTTCATTAGAAAGTCTTCCTGGAGAAATTAGTGGTAAATATGTAAAACCTTCAGAAGGTATTCCTAAAACAGATTTATCTTCAGAAGTTCAGGCATCTTTGAATAAAGCAGATAGTGCTATACAGGATATTTCTAGTAAAGTAGATAATTCGACTTATACAGAAGATAAGAAAACTTTTGCTCTCAAAACAGAAATACCTACAACATTACCTGCTAGTGATGTTAGTGCTTGGGCTAAAGAATCTGTTAAACCTACCTACACTGCTACAGAAATTGGTTTAGACCAAGTAAATAATACTTCGGATATGAACAAACCTATTTCTACAGCAACCTAGGCTGCCCTAGATGGTAAGGTAGACAAAGTTCCAGGTAAATAGTTATCTACTAATGATTACTCTGCTGAAGAGAAGAGCACAGTAGCATAGTTAAAAGCTGATGTAGAATAGTTAAAATCTACTGTAGCAACTTTAACTACATCATTACAAGAGCTTAAAGCTAAGGCTTAAAAAGATCTAGGCAAATGATATATAGAAATGGTAAATTAATAACTGAAGTTCATTAGAATATTAAAGAATTTATTGATTAGATATAGTAGCTTGTCTAGAAAGATATTGGAGCTATATATAAAGGTTCTCAATTAGTTTGGGTAACTGTATATAACGCTATTAAAAGTTGTTATGGCAGTGGTACCTGGATACAAGATAAACCTTGGTTAGATAATGACTTTTGGAAAAATAATTAATACAAATGGCAATTTAGAATTTAAATAAACAAGATTAGCTAGATCTAACAATGAATTGGGATGGTGCTACAGGCTAGCAGGTAGAAGATTTAATATCTAGACATTTACCTGCTAGCATGGGGTACGATAGCTCTAGTAATGTATTAACTATTGCTAATACTAATGGAGATACTATCGTACAAACTGAAGTAAGTGTAGCTCAACCTATATATAATCATTCTATATAGATAGAAGGAGTATATTTTAATAATACTGACTCCGAAAATTAGATAAATAAAGATACTATACTTTGTAAATTAGGTACTAAAATATATTTAGGAGTAAGATATACATACACCGCCACTAATCCATTAACTAATAAAGTTACTCATGTAAATAGTACTTAGAAATTATTTGTAAATATTGGAAATGGTTTTATATAGTTAGAATAGGGTATAAAATCTTCTCCTGATATATAGTACATAGAAATTACAAATTTATATACTAAAGTAACATCTTCTAATATATCTGTTAGAGCTATAGCATCTGCAAATATAGAAGATAAAACAGTAACAGCTACCACTACTAAAAAGATTCAAGTGGTTAATCCTAAACTTAGATATTCAGGCAAATCTTATATAGTTTCAGGTACTGCTGGATTTGAAGTGCAAGATGGCGGAGGTGCTTCTTATTTAATTTACTATAAAATAAATGGTTCTACAGTTAAAAACTAGGATAATTTAATTTTAGCATTAACTGATACAGGAGTAAACACTATCGAAGCTTATGTAGCAGTAACTAGCAATGCTTCTATTAAATCTGATACTTTAAAAGTTTAGGTAATAAATACTAAGGGGGTAACTTCTTTTAATAAAGTATTATATGCTATAAATGAAATATCTACTGGGGTAAATAACTGGGAATTTAGTAAGTTATATAAATTATCTATATACTTCAAAGGTTAGTCTTAGGAAGAATCTACTATAGTTACTAAACTTACTGAAACTGGTAACTCAGAAGACTATAAGTTAAATAAAACTAAGACAATAACTTTAGTTGGGGATGACGGAGTTATTGAATAGGATGTTAGTTATTTCTTAGGAATAACTGCCTCCCAAAAAATATTTAACACTGTATTAGTAGTAAATATAGATGGATAGGATATAATATCTTGGGATACCTCTACTATTATTAAAGTATCTAATAAAGGTTCTTTCAGTTATACTCCTGATTGTTCTTATTATTTTGATTAGTATTCTCCTGATAATTCTAATATCATAACTAAAGAAGTTCTTGATAAAGTAATTTCTCCTGATGGATTAACTACTGACGATGCTTTAACAGTATTTAGATTATCTGCTGGAAATTATCCTAATAATATTATTAACTTAGATTTATCTGACTAGTTAACTAATTAGGGATTTACTTTTGAGTTAGATTTTAAGTCTTATAACATTAGTGATGAAACTAAACCATTATTAAAATTAGGAAGATTCATATTATATCCTACAGAACTTAACTGGCAATATGGTAACGTAGACACAACCCAAATAGATACTACTGCTAAAAGTTCTATATTTTAGGGAGATACAAGAACTCATATTTTAATTGAAGTTGTTCCTAATTTTAGAGCTCCTGCAAGAGAAGTTCCAAAAGAAGTTAAAAAAATAGCTAACAAAACAACTAATTTAGTTAGAATATTTATAAATGGAGGTATTGATCGTCTATACAAGTATGATTACTTGACAGATTTCTAGTATGACGGATTTAATTTAGAAGTTAGTCCAGAATCTGCAGATCTTGATATCTATGGACTTAGAATATATAATAGAGCTTTAACTTTAAAAGAGATAGAAAATAATTATATCTCTACTATGTCTTCTGTTACTGAAAAGTCTAAATTCCAGTAGTTAAATGATTTAGTTGCTACTGATGCTAATAATGATACTTACATATCTTATAATAAAGTTAAATCATTATATAATACTTTGGTATATATAATGCCAAATACTCATGGATATCCTCATTAGTTTAATTTAGTTAAAGGAGTATCTATTAAAGGATGCACAGTATTTGTAAATTATGTAAATAGTATAGCTACTGAAGAGAGCCATGTTTTATCAGAAGCACAGATAAATCGTTGCTCTGGTAGATTTATTAATACATCTATTAGTGGTCAAGGTACCTCTGCTATGAAATATTATTGGTATAATATTCAGATGAAGAAGCCTACATTTACTTCATAGGGATGTTATAACGAGGAACTTGATGAATATGTTTAGCCTACAGGGGATAATCCAAATAACTATTAGTATAATAGTAAGTATTACTATATGCCAGAGGATACAGATTGTGCTATTGGTATATAGAAGTTATGTGGTAAATTTAATTATGCTTCTTCTATGTAGTCTCATAAAATAGGCGCAGTTAGAGCTTTCCATGATTTATGGGATGCTTGTGTAGACAAATCAGACTTTACACCTGGAGAAATAAAAGGAAGAAAAGCTTGTCTTGAAGATACATTTATAGCATTCTATGTAGAAACTGACTTAAAGGATGTATCTAATTATAAGTTATCTGATTTAGCTTAGCTTGATGATTCTAAAATAATGTTTGCAGGATTTTAGACTTGGGGTTCTGCAAAGGGAGATAAAAATACATTTGGCTATTCTGAAAGTACAACTCCTGAATATATTTTACTAGAAGGAGCCGAAAATAATGGAGAATTGTGTAACTGGTTAGCTCCTTGGAGTCCTAGTATAGTTACATTAAGTGGTGAAACTTGGAAAACCCAATAGTTAGTAGTAAATGAAGGAACGCCTTCTTATGTATTATCTGATTCATTTGATGTTGATTTTGGATTAGATAGTTCTGATGATGATGGAAATACAATGTCCACTGATGGATAGAAAACCTTAAATAAGTTTATAGAAGCATATAATTTTGTATATATGCATACTATTAATTTATTACCTTATAAAGAAACTTATTCATTAAATGACCCTCGTAATACTTCTCTTGATATAACTAAAAAGTATTATATTACAAGTATTAATTATTAGGATAATACTTATTTTAAAGGAGCTTAGTGGGATGTCTTTAGATATGATAAATATTCTATGCTATGGGTTCCGGCTGGATTGCCAGTTTTAAATGATCATGATGGCTCTTAGAAATTATCTACAGTTAGAAGTGCTTATAACACTAATGTCTATGAGTATGAAACTTTTAACTTGAAAAAATTCCATGAATAGTTAGGCACTTCTGGAGTTGAAAATATTAATACTTATATAGAAGATTTAAAAACTGATTTCAAAAATAAATTTGGAACATACTTTCATGTTGAGGATATAATATATCACCAAGCTTTTATTAGATTATTTGCAGGTACTGATAATAGAGCTAAGAATACATATTTCAAATTATTTAATAAAGATTGTAAAATCTAGTTATTATAGGATGATATGGATACAATCTTAGCTACTGATAATAGAGGTTTATAGAAAAAACCTTATTTCTTACTAGAACCTTCTCTAGAATCTGATAAAACTTATAAGTAGATGTGGGGAGGATCAAGTGCATTCTTTGAACTAGTGGATATAACTTATAAAGATAAGATTGATGATATGTTATCAACAATGTTATTATAGATGAAGTTTGGTTCTGCTGAATCTTCTTTAGATACTTGGATGACTTAGTATTTCTATTATGTGTAGAAATATTATCCAGCTGTAACGTATAACTATGTATCTAGACTAGCTTATGAATGTGCTCAAATATTCTTTGATAATTAGAAAGAAGCCGGAGTAACTTGGGTTAATAATGGACAAACTCCAGTATCTTAGGAACATGGTAGTTGTTTAGAGAGTGAAATAGCTTTTATGCGTAAAAGACTTACAATGTTTTTAAGTCAAGCTAGAATAGCTACTTTTGGACGTGAGGGTGCAGGTATTCCTATTAAAGTAAAGGAAGATACTCAAGATCCTCAAACTTACAAGGTAAGAATTACTCCTTACTAGTATTTATATTTAGGATATTTAATTGGTAGTGTTAGTAATCTGTATCTTACTAATAGAGTAAGTGCTGGAGAGACTGTTGAAGTTACTATATCTTTAACAAATGATGCTTCTTATTATGTATTAGGAGGTAATTATATACAAAGATTTGATAATTTTAACTAGGTATTATTTAATTAGGGAGACTACTCTTTATCAGCTCCAAAATTATTAGAGTTTTCTGCTAATACAGGTTCTGATAAATTACCTTTATTCCAGCCACCTTCTCTAACTTTAAATTGTAATGTGTTAGAGAAATTAGATTTAACTAACGTACGTTCTTTAACTACTATAAATCTTGATTCTAAACACACTCCTAAGTTAAAGGAAGTTATTCTTACAGGAACTAATATAGCTACGGTAGCATTACCTACTGGTAGTAGATTAACTAAAATACACTATCCAGCAGCTTTGACTAGTTTAGTTATCACTGATAATGAAGGTTTACAAGAGGTTAGATTTGAAAGTTTAAATAACTTAGAAACAGTTGATATTAATTGTGCTAAAGTTGGACAATTTGATATTTCAAATTTCTGCGAATAGTTAATTACTTGCCCTAGTCTTAAGTCAGTCACTTTAAGAAATTTAAATAATAGAATCTCTTTAAAAGCTTTAGAGAAGTTAGTATTACTATAGGCTAAACTTACTGGTAAATTAACTATTGCTAATTCTGACAATGAGTTAGAAGGTATTAGTTATAATGATAAAGTTAATTTAGTAAGTTTATATGGAAATATAGATTCTCAAGATAATAGTTTATATATTAATTATAAAGTAACTACTGCTTATAATATTTCCTGTGAAACTGAGATTTCAGTTTATGGTCAAGGATATTCAGGAAATCCATTTGGATTAAGCCTTGACGGTAATAATGTAGCTTTAATTACTGAAAGAGGAAAAGTAATTCCAGATATTACTTATAGATTTAATTCTGATGTATCAGATGTAGCTACTATAAATAATAGAACTGGTGTTATTACTTTAAAAACAGCTTCTTCCTCTAAAACTACTACAGCCACTATTACTGTAAAACTTACTAATGGTAATACTCTAACCTCTGGAACTATTAATATTTACTTTGCTTGGAGAGCTCCTGAATTAGGTAACTTTGTTTATGCCGATGGTACCTACTCTAGTGCTTATATGCCTAGTAAAACATTAATGGGACTAATCTTTGCTATCAATAAGACTTCACTTACTGAAGGAACAGCTTATATAGTTGGTAAAGAATACTTAGACCCTTAGTATGTAGGATATTCAGATGAAGCAAATTAGGGAGCATCTGATGATAGAAAAGATCTTTATAATGTAAAATTCTGGTTAAATAGCTAGGTACCGGGACTTGGAGATACTTATTATACTACTAAAGGTGTTACGAGCACTGTAGATGCCGATGCTAATTAGCCTATTACTTTGACTACCTTTAAATAGAAGATTCCTTCTACATTTACAGGTAAAGAAGATACTTAGGCTTACGTAAATAATGTAAACACTACATTGTTACGATTATTAGTTAGAACTTATCCTGATTTAATTCAAGCTACTGGGGGCAGTTATTCAATAACTACTAAAGAAAATTTAGATGCTTTATTAGCTAATATTCCAAATATAAGTAATTAGCATCTAGAACAAATGTAGTGTTTGTTGTATCCATATTTCTATGAAACATATTTGTATGAACCTACAGTAACTGAAGAAGAAAAGAATACTAAAGCCTTCTAGAATTATTTTAGTAAAGGTAAGTGGTATGTTCCTTCATACTAGGAATTAGCTACTTTAATTTATTACAGAGGTTATAGTGCAGCAGGAAATAATTTCTCCACTGGAGATATTCCTATAAAATCTAATATATCAGATGCCATACCTAAAGAATCAGGGGATTTAAAAAATCCTATATTCTCTACAGCTTATAAAAATGCTGGTAACTATATGCCAACTGCATGGAATACTTTAGCAGACTCTAATAACCTATGTACTAATACAGATGCTACATGTCATAACTATACTTACTAGGAAATAAGTAATTATTCTGTAAGCGGATATGAATATAGTTACCAATGGATACCTGGCAGTAATGATGGAAATACTGGAATGGGAATCTAGGGAGCAGCATATAATGGATGGAGATTACTAAAACATAAACCTCTTCCTTGTGCACAATTTAATTATCAATAGAAATAATGGAATAGTTAAATATTAATATAGTTAAAAATTCTACTTATACCTTAGATGAGATATTTAATATATATAAAGAAGCGTTTCCAACTAATAAACAATGGTCTGAAATATTAACATTAAGAGAAGGAGTTTTAAACTTCTTCTCTTTAAAAACCATATTAAAGAAATCTATTGTTTATTATGACGCTTCTAAATATGTTAATTCATTTTATTATTAGGATAAACAATATTGGTTAAGTAAAGATGTTAGAATAGGTTTATTTAGATTAATAGACAGTGGTACAAAATAGATAACTTTACAATTAAATGATAATTATTTAATTATTTCTTCAGATAAATTAAAAGAATTTCTTAATTAGTTAGAGGTATATGCTGGGAAATGTTTTTCAATAACTGCAGAACATCTTTAGAATATAAAATAGTTAAGTACTATTGAAGAATTACTTAAATATGACTACACTGCTAAATATCCAAATAAGGTTATTTTAAATGAAAATTAGTGTTAAAAAAGATATTGGGCTAGGAGTCAAGGATTCTTAGCCCATTTCTGTTTCTATACGTATTCCTAAATAGGAAGAAATTAGTAAAGAACCTAAAATAACTATTCCTATAGTATAGGAAAAGTAGGAGATACCTAATAAAGAAATTATCCAACTTCCTGAAATAATAGAGCCTCCTAAATAGACTTATGGAGTAATTCATAATGAACAACCTGTTATAAAACAAGAACCTTCTAAAGAAGTAAATAAAGATTCTATTATTGATAAAATAAATACTGGATTTGGTTGTGATAATGCTTTACATAAAGATTGCCCTAAACCTTAGTGGCATCAGCATTTATGTAAAGAGAATTTTTTAGGAGAATTTAAAACAGAATTAGAAAAATAGTTAGCTAGAGATAATTTAGATATATATAGTAAAACTTAGATAGATAAATTTATAAAAGATTTATCAGGAGTAGATTTATCGTCTTATATTACTAAAGATTATTTTAATGAAGCTATATAGAATTTAGATTATGTAAAATCCTCTCTAAAATCTAATATAGACTACAATATACCAGAAAATTTATTTACATTATGAGTACCCAAATAAAAAGATTATATCAAAACAATTAGGAATTCGTACCTATTACTTTAGCTGAGGCAGTAGTAGTAAACACTACTAATATTCCTGGATTAAAATCTTTAGGAATTACTACATTAGATAAAGTATTAAAAACTACTTTAGGAATTGTTGGAACTAATACTCTAAATATAGATACTATTAATAAAACTCTTACTAGTATAAATAATACTTTATAGAATAAGTAGGATAAACTAACTGCGGGTGATGGAATTACTATTTCTCCTGATGGTGTTATTAGCGTTACTAATACTAGTACCTTAGGATTTTAGTATAAAATAGTTACTGTGTTACCTTCTCCTCCGGGAAAAGACTACGAAAACATTATATACTTAGTTCCTAATCCTGAAGGAGTAAATGGTAATATTTTTATAGAATATATTTGTATTAATAAAGATTCTACCTATATTTGGGAATAGATAGGTTCTTTAACAACAGATGTTAACTTAGATGATTATGTAACTAAAAATGAATTTAATGCTTTAAAATCTATAGTGTTAACAGCACAAGATGTTACTACATCATCAGGAGTTGCAGTCACAGTAAATTATAATATACCTAATAATTTATACGATGAGTAATAAATTAATTAAAGTAGTATTAGCAAACGATTAGGTATTTCCACAAACTGTAGCAGAGGCTGTTTTAATTAATGGGGATTAGGTGACTACTTTAGATAAAGTTCTTCCTAAAAAAATAGAGAATATAATTACTCCTAATAACTCAGGATTAACTGTTTCTAAACAAGGAACTTCTATAACAATTGCACATACTAATAAAATTACACCTAATGAAATTCCTAAGTCTTATTTAATATAGTATGATTAGAATGGGCATATTGTAAGTACTGAACCTATTAAAAAATAGATAACAACCGTAAATAATATTGTATATTCACAATATGATGGAAATGCAGATTCTAACATAAATTTTGGAGATGACTTTACGATAAATAACAATAGTATTTCTCTCAAATGGGAGGATATAAATTAGTAATAAATAATGGCATTATTAAATTTTGCGACTTCTTATAATGATGTAGCTGATAAGTTAAAATTAGCTCAATCAGAGACAGGTGATTATATAAAATTATATTTTACAAAAGATGGTCATATAATTACTCATGGAATTGATTATATTCCTTGGGGAACTGGAGTAATTCCTATAGATAAGTTGCCTGTAAATAATACTGTAGCAGATAATAAACATTTATGGGATAGTAAAACTATACTAGATAAGATTAATTAGTCGTTTGTAGCTAATGATGCAATGCGATTTAAGGGCACTATAGGATTAACTTCTGCCAATAATTATATTATTAATGGAATTGAGGCAGAATTTCCATCTAAAACTGCTAAAGTAGGTGATACTTATAGAGTAGTAACTGCTGGAAGGTATGATGGAGTATAGTGTGAAGTAGGCGATTTACTTATTTGTATTACTGCGGATTCAACTGGTGAAAATACCGCTTGGACAGTAGTTTAGACTAATATTAATGGCTAGATTTATCATACAATAAACGGAGTTTAGAAAGGATTTTATTCTAATGATACTAGTACTTTTTCTATTTTTGCTCCTACTACTGCTGGAGCCTTGGGATAGGTTTTAACTAGCAGAGGAGGTAATAGTGCTCCAATTTGGACAAATTAGTCAGAAATTATTGCTGGAGGATTAACAGATGCTGCAAAGAAAGCTTTGTTTACAACTCTAACTTATATAAATGATGTATTAACTGTTACTATTGGTGGCACTACTAAAACTGCTACTATACATGGACGTAGAGCTGTAAATGTTAATTCAACAGAAGTGTTATCTATTTCTGACAATACTGCTCTTAACTTTAAAAATGGTAATGGTATCTCTTTTACTTGGGATAGTATAAATAAAAATTTATCAGTAAATGCTAACACTAACTTTAGTACTGATTTAGTGAGTAAGAACTATGCAGTAAAAGTTGATTCTAATTAGTAGCTATATGTTAATGTTCCTTGGGCTAATACTACTTATGGAGTTGTTTCAAAAGATGCAAATGGCTTAGCCCCACAATTAATAAATACAAATAAGACTTTTATAGGACAATCTTTCTATTTATTAGCATCATCTGATGGTTAGGCTACTCCTAGTTGGTATAAACTACCTAGTAATGCATTTATAAATACTTGGAGAACTATTAAAGTTGGTGGAGTCTCTATAGGTAATAAAACTCTTAATTTTATGCCAACTGGAGATATCTATGTAAAAACTGCAGATTAGGATAGTACATCTACTGATGATTTTGATATAGGTTTTGGTCTAGCATGGTATAATGTTAGTACCGGTAAATATGAATATGAATAATAAATAATGAAAATAGCATTTAATCCCTCTACGGTGGCAGCCTTAACAACTCCACCAAATAACAAAGATATTACATTTGACCTCAGGGGGCGAAATATATTTGCACGAGGGGTTGAATTTAAAGGCACAGATACTAATACTTGGAGAGATATAAAAATAAATAATGTAAGTATAGGTTCTCATACTTTAGACTTACGAAATGGTAGTAATACTACATTAACTAATACTAATGGTGTAGTAACTATCAATTCTACTTGGAGACCTGTAGTGGATAACTTAACTAGTGATTCCACTACTAGTTCTCTTTCTGCTAAACAAGGTAAAGTTTTAAAAGCTTTAATTGATGGCAAGTCTAATTCAGATCATAATCACGATGGTAGATATGTTAGATATTATGCCGTTACTACATTAGATTGTAATAATTTAGCGGCAGGTTTAACTGCTGCAAGAATATCTGCTACTAATGCAGCTCATACTAATCATAGCGCTTATTTATATATTTCTGATGTAGGAACTCCATTTCAAATACAAATACCTGATTCTAGTATACCTTATATTTATAAAAGATATTATGGTTCGGGTAAGTGGAGTGGGTGGTTTAAATTAAATGCTGGATATGCAGATTCAGCAGGCTCTGTAGCTTGGGCTAATGTGACAGGGAAGCCTTCATCATACACACCATCAGCACATACTCA